TGCCACCGTACGCACCACTTACGTTTGAAAGTGGTGTAATATAAATTCCGTTAATGTTTGAAGTTAATCCGCCGCCTGATCCAGCAATAACATTAATTTGTCCGTTGTCTATTTGTATACCGTTTCCTGTGGTATACGGGTCATTTGATATAGGGCGCCATTCGCTAGTTGTTGAGCTATAAGCTAGCACGTCACCGTTGACAGGACCAGGTGCAGACCGTACATTGTCTAGAAACTCTAAACAAATATCGGAAAATATAACCGCATTAGCATCAGGATTTACGCGAAGGTACTTGCCTTCCTGTCCTATATAGCTGTTAGTAGTATCGTTTAATTCTATGTAAGTATTGGCCATGTTTTATCCTACGAGCGTTAATAACAAGTATTTATCACTTTTTGGTAAACAGGTCAGACGGATAGTTCGGAAAGTATATTAAAAATTAACTAGAAAGGATTATTTGTCTTAGCTGGCCGTATTCTGAGCTATACGTTGTGCCATCGCCAATATGTTCGCGGTCCATGTACACACGCATGTATGTGTAGTTTCCACGGAAGGTATAGGCCTCGCTGATTAATGCAGGCTCATTGAGGTTCCATTGCAAGTAACCCAAAGGGTTCCATTCTTTACCAGTAGTTATGTCAGGAATAATATCAAACCAACTATCACTAGTAGGTTCTAAATCAAGTGTTGCTTGTAAACGTATGCGACCTACATATTGATCATAAATTACTTGAACAGTATGTAATCCATCGGTGTAACCATAATAGCTGTCGCCTTTAATTTCGTCACTATACTGATTCATAGTAGTACCAGTAGTAGTTAAAATTGTTACGCTGCGTCTACAAATTGGCATTGTTACTTAATTTCCTTTATTTCTACGATAGCGCCAGTAATTAGTTCTTGTGCTACTTGTTCTATTGTAGCAGCAATTTCAGCCGTTACTACTGGAGTAACCGACTCACTGTCTTTAACCAAGCGACTTATTTCAATAGTAATTGATTCGGCGTGTACTTTAGCCATGTGTATATCTCCTCTGTATTGCAATAGTATTTATCAGATAATTGGAGTAACACACTTGTAAACTTTAAGATGCACGTCAGGCTGAGTTAACCGTATCAACGGCATTATTTCTTTTGCGACTGCGTTAGTTCCAAAGATGGTTAGGGTATCAAAACTTTTTCTGTAAACATAGTCTTCTGTGCTTGCTTGGCACGAGATAAATTCTAGTATTTTTGCGCATTGCAGAGGAGTTAGCCGTGCTCGCCTTATGCTATACACACGCCAATGATTGTGTGGGCCCCGGGGAAATCCCATTGGGGTACGCTGTATTTTTGGTCCAGCGCAAACTACTTTATATTCAAACTTCTGGAAATACTTATGAGGCTTAGATTCTAAATGAATCTTATCATCAGCTAGCTGATCACGTAGATCGCTATTAGTAACACCACTAAGCTCTGCAATTTCCCCGTCATTAAAAGTATCAAGAACTAGGTTCAAGTCATCAATCGACATCAAATACAGTCTAATAGGCTGATAACGCACCGGGCCTTTTTTGCTAATGATTCGATTAACTCTTATTTTGTAATCATTAGCAATATTGTCTTCAGCCCAGGACCGAAGTTTTTTACGGAATGAAGTATCACCAAAAGTTACACGATAAATGTATTTTTTGTAGAACGTACTGGCAATAGGGGTAACTGTGTGCCCTTTATAGTTATCCCCTAGTAGTTTTTCATCACTTAACAACAAAGTAGTAACCGCCATCTTTCTTATAATCTACGGTAACGACACAGTTCTCAAGCGAGTCAAACAATACTTTACGACTCAATGGCTTCTTAACTTCTGATTCAAACACACGTTTCAACGGTCTTGCACCCATGCTCGGATCATACCCATCTTTTGCTAGTTGTCGTTTTGCTTTGGCGCTAATCTTAATACGCACTGTGCTGTCGTTGGTGCTCAGTAACATATTTGTTTCTAGTACAAGACGTGAAACAATCTGTAGCATTTGTTCTGGAGCCAGCTTGTTGAAACCAACTACTGCATCCATTCTGTTGCGGAACTCCGGAGTAAAGAACTTTTCGATAGCTTTTCCTACTTGACTTGAATTATCTAAATCACCAAACCCTATGCGCTTCTTTTCCGCTGCCGCTGCACCTAAGTTAGATGTCATGAGCATAACAACATTAGAGAAGTCTACTTTTTTGCCTGCACTACCAGTTAGCACACCGTCGTCCATAATTTGCAACAACACTTGCAGAACTTCAGGCGCAGCCTTTTCAACTTCATCAAGAAGCAACACGCAATTAGGCGATTCTTCTACGGCAGCAAGCAATTGCCCTTGCCCCATCTTACCTTCTGCGTGACCGACATAGCCTGGAGGAGCACCAATTAACTTACTTACACTATGGCGTTCTTGGTATTCACTCATATCAAACTTAACTAGCGGACACTGTAGTTCTCCAGCTAACGCGCGAGCTGATTCTGTTTTGCCAGTACCGGTTGGTCCAACAAGTAGGAAGCTACCGATAGGCTTGTGCGGTTCACGTAGCCCTGCTTTAGCAACCAGTATAGCTTCAACCATTGTGTCGATAGCTTCGTCTTGCCCGTAAACTTTAGTCTTAATACGATCGCTTAGTGTTTCAAATCCACTAGTACTATCTATATCAATTATGTCCTCACCAATTTTACTAATCTTACTAATAACACGAACAATATCTTGCATTGTGACTTTTTCTTGATCTTTTAGTTTAACGGCAGCACCTGCTGCATCAACTACATCAAGAGCTTTGTCTGGGAAGTGCTTAGTCTTAATATAACGATCAGTAAGTTCTACACTGCGCTCTAGCAGTTTTGTATCGTAGGTTACACCGTGGAACTGTTCGTAGTGATGCTTCAAGCCATGAACAATTTGCTTAGTACTTTCTACATCAGTTTCTTCAATATCAATGCGAGCGAATCGACGCATCAATGCACGATCTTTGTCAAATGTATCCGCAAACTCGTCTGGCGTGGTAGCACCAATTGTAAGCATACGTCCTCTTCCCAATACCGGCTTGAGCAAGTTAGCAGCATCAATGTTACCTGAACCACTAGCTCCTGCACCCATGATCATGTGTATCTCATCAATAAACAAAATTGCATTAGGATCTTCTTCTAGTGCTTTAAGTACACCTTTAAGACGTTCTTCAAAGTCGCCTCTATATCGTGTTCCTGCTAGCATAGTACCCAAGTCCATACTATAGACAACTTTGCCTTTTAGTGTCTTGGGTACATCGTCATCTACAATCTTCTTAGCAAGTCCTTCAGCAATAGCAGTCTTACCTGTTCCAGGCTCACCTACTAGGACACAGTTATTCTTCTTACGCCTTGCTAGTACATGAACAACATCTTCGACTTCTTCTAGTCGCCCAATAAGAGGATCAATGAGGCTTTTTTCTGCTTGCTCGTTTAAGTTAACGGTGTACTCAGCAAGCAGTTGCTTAGCTTCTTCTGATGTTGCATGGTCTTCAACTTCAGTAGTAATCAATTCCTTAGTAAGGCCATTAACTTCACAGAAATATTTAGCAAAGCATTCTTCTTCACATAGTATGCTTGTCATTAAATCAAGCGGTAGAATTTGCTTGCGCTCAGCAAAATGCAATTGGGCAATTCCGCGCTGGACAACGCGCTCTACCCCACCTGTCCTTTTAGGAACACCTTTGCTTCCGTTTGGACAAGCGAGTCCGTGTAATTCGTTATCAGCTAAGTAACTATTAAGGTCTGATTTGATTTGATCAATATCAATATCATTGTTCGCACACAATTCTTCGACGTCAGGATGTGACAGTAGCATCGACATAACATGCTCGATAGTAACATATTCATGTTCCAACTCTGCTGCGTATACTATAGCAGAAGTAAAGATTTCTTCAACGGTAGTAATTTTACTCATTGTATTGCCTCTTGTTTAATTATATTTAACATTTCGATGTGCTTTTCATTGGTTATTGCTGGAGTAACAATTTCAACTATTGCATAAAAGTTTCCTTTCTTCTGATTAACTGGATTAGGCATTCCCCAGCCAGTTAACCTTAACTTGGACCCAGGCTGTGTATGCTTAGGGACTTTGATGTTTAATTTTTTTCCTGAGATATGATTAAGTTCTATGTTACATCCTAATATAGCATCAATCGAATTAATTTTAACCCTCTGATACAAGTCGTCATTGTCACGCGCTATCCCCGCTGGACATACCACACTCACTCGCACAATTAAGTCTCCGGGTGGCAGTTGACTGAACCGCTGATGTCCTTTATTCGGAACGCGCAGTTTGGTTTGGTCTCTTATGCCTGGCTGTAGCTGTAACATTTCTTTAGCGAACCCTAAGTCCAACAAGAAGTCATCGCCAGTATATGATTGCAGCAACGAAATGTTGATGTTAGTAACTACATCAGGATTTCGCCTTGGTCCCTGTCGGAAAAACCCGTTGAGTGGATCGCCCTGTCCGAACATTTCTTCAAACTGGTCCCTAGTGTAGGAAGTTTGCTCTCTATAAGCGTGTGGGTCAGGTGAAGGGTTTGTTATTTGTTCGTACGCTTCGCTGATACGCTTAAATTGCTCTGCGTCACCGCCCTTGTCGGGATGGTGCTTGCTTGCTAATTTTCGATATGCTTTTTTTACATCACTGGGTGACGCATCCGGGGATAATCCTAGGGTTTGATAATGATTCATATGAACAATTATAGCATACTATCCGAGTATGTGTCAAGTACTTTTAATGGTTATCGCCCAAGTTCCTATAAACTACGTTGTGTAGCACCTGATCAAGCGGGATATTTGTAAACGCTTCTAGCTCTTTTCTATACTTATTAACTAGCTCTTTGGCAACACGAGCGTTATCAAGAACACGTTTATCCAATCCTGATGTTGCTTTGAATGCATCAAACGCTTCTTCGCAGGCTACTGCATACTTGCTAGTATCTGGTTCATCGGTAATGTGTGTTACTATGTCTGAAAACGTATCTATGCCGTTATTCTCCATATAAGATTGCCAATTTGGTCCGGCATAAACAACGAACGGATGCCCGTTTTGAATTGGGCGCCATGTTTTTTCGGATACTAAATCCATATTAGAGATTGTTTCCATAACAACACTCATAAACGTGTTATTGTACAACCTAGGATCAAATGGGTACCCTATATAATGTGAGGTCACCTCAGGTGGGTTTTCTTTTTGGTATATCGTGTCTTGTTTTAGGTCTATGTAGCGCGGTAAGCATGATAGCAAAAGGTCCGATACGTCATTAGATAGGTTTAGTGTATTGCATACGTCTCTGAACAAAGCCTGGTCTCTAAGCATAAACGAATAGCGCAACTTCTGATAAAAGCCATAGTGATTCTGGAAAACATTTATTAAAAATTCGATACGTGGTCTGGTAGTCTTGCCTAGCAAAGCTAATGCCTCTGGCGATTTTTTGTTAAATGCAGTAAAAGGTATATTGTATTTGTTTTGATTGTATGCGGCAACGACAGCATGGGCTGGAAAATACATATACTCTACGGGAATATCTAGGTCACGAACCCCAGCCGAATCATCGAGTATTAACTTAATGTTGTGCAATGGAATCCCGGACAACGCCGAAAGTTCTCTAAATTTGTCTGCTTGCTCAAGTTCCTCGTGATTAACACGCTCAGCAAAACTAGTCACAATGATATGTTCGAGGTCCGGCAGGAACTCTATGTCGTATAGAAAATGCATGAAGTCAGGTGCTCTAAGAAATTGTGTTGTCATTGTGTATGCAGTAAGTTTCCTGAAACAACCTGACGTATTGTGCCAATAGCTAATAGAAGATTGTGCATTTCAGAATTTAAATTGAAATTTGGACCCCAACCTCGTATTATATGACTGTAGATCATTGATATTAAGTATCTTCTTCTTGCTGTTGTTTTTTTGCTATTTCCCAATCTCTACGGTCGATTATACCGTCACCATTAAGGTCTTGTCCATCGGCTGTAGTTTTCCTGTAATACAAAATGATTTGTTTTTGTTGATTAATGTATCGTCGCATTTCTTGTAAATTATACGACATGTTCTCATACGCTTGAGGAGTCATAGCAAATACAACTAGATCGCCACCCTGGAATGTTCTGATTTCTTTTAATTTTTCTTCTAAGTTGCTGTCAGTGATTACAAACCACTGTATACCTTCAAGTTTAATTTCTTGTGGTAGGGGCGGTTGATATATCTCTAAAGGAACCGGTTTTGTAATTACAGTTATCTCTGTTGGTTCTTTAGAACCAAATAAACTACATCCGCTCGTAATAAAGATCGTCGTAAAGGTAAGGAATAAAGCCGTCGTCTTCAATAACATCTCGTGTCTCTCTGCTGTCTTTTTCAACCTGTTTAAAAACTTCTTCTGTACCTTTGTTAATGCGTGGTTCTATTAATCCAGGTTTGCGCTTAGCTAACTTAGATAGATCATGCTTTCTAAATATGCTAACATATTCGTCTCTTTCTCTAGCTAAGCCTTGGTTCCTAACAGCTAATTCGTTTATGTTGATTTTCATTATTTCGCTGCGTCGATTTAGCTCTTTAATTGTTGCTTCTTGTTCTTTCTTTGCAACTTCATTTGACACCTTTTCGGTTATACACGATTGAAGACCTAGCTGTAAGTCTTCTATCTCACTTTTTAATCGGTCTACTATAAACCAATGCGAAGCAAAACCTATAGCACCAACTATAGCTAAGTACGGTATTGAACGAATTAAGTTTAGCATCTTTTAGCTACTAACACTGTTTCGTCATGGTTTGGATGATAAATTACTACGTAATCATCAATAGGCACTGCTTTCATTTCACCTAGCATACTGTTAAATGCACGGAACACGCTGTCTAACGGCTTTAATGCGCTTTCGTTAATGCCTGACTTTTTCATTGTTTCTTTTGATGATCCAAAGTTAACCACTTCAAGCTCAACACGTATTTTGCCACGAGTAAGTTCTAATGTGTCTCCTTCGAGTTGCACATTACTTAGTGCGCTTTCAACAAAGAAATCTCTAATATTTTTGTTTCGTTCTTGTTGTTCCATGTGTATTGCCTCTGCTTCTTGTTGTTGTTTTTCGTCTTTGGTTACATACTCGCTTGGTTCGGTAATAACAAATTGTGCTAGTTCGTCGCTATGTAACGGAAAGTATTCGTCGGTGAGGTGTGTAGTAGCAGTCCATGATAACTTGCCGCTAACGTTCTCAACATCTAATATAAGTCTACGGATATTTTCTAATACTTCCGAATCTCGATTAAGTTCAACAAATACAAAGAAGTAGTTTTCGTCATTTGGGTTTGGTGATACTTCTATATCACGCGATTCTATGTAGCTAGATCCTAGGTAATCGTATAAGTCTTTGCCTGCCGGACTATCAGTAACACGAATTCCCAGAACCACAATGTCTTCAATTTTGCCAGTCTTTGGCTCGAACTCGTCGATGCTTAGTCTACTAATAATTGTATCTTTTAAGTCGTTTATTTTAAGGCCCATTGTTTAATCTCAATTTTTATTACAGTACTATGTTTATATTTATCATTCTATTAAAATCTTTCAGGGCCAGTTCTTAATAATTCAAGATATCTTTGTAGTATCGTTGGGTTTTCATCGGTGCCACGCATACGTTCACCGATGTCTTGTTGCGCATAAAACTCATCTATACTAGCTGTGGCATCATGCAGGATATCCCATTTAGCACTCGAAATAGGAAACTCCGGCAATACTATTTCTGCAAACTTACCTGCTTCGTCAGGCCTAGGATGGAGATCGTGGCGCGAGTTCCCGTTTGGTAACGGCTTACTTAGGAAGTCTTGGTCATATATAACATCGTATGTGCTACGTCTGAATATAGATAAATCATCTTTATAAAGATCCATGATATCGTCAGTGTCTTCTATTCTGAACTTCTCGCTGTCACTATTAAAATGTCTAGCGAGTGGTACGTTTATTGGTACGTTTGATGGATCTTCGTCAAAGCCAATCATGCTCGTAAAAATAAAGTTGCATCCTATGTTTTCTAGCAAGGCGCGAGTACTTGATACTGCTGCTAAGTCACGCATAGTGTAACCACGCAAGCTCCACCGATCATCTTGAGGTATATTAAATGGTGGATTAGGGTCGTATACGTTTCCGACTAAGAACCAAATATCGTTATAAAATGCATCTCTAGCCACACTAGTCCACATAATGATAACAGTGTCGTCTTTGGTGAACTTGTGGCGCTGATTGGCTTCTGTTACGCTAGTTGCTATAAATGGATTGCTGCCGCCTGGTAGGGCCCAGTTTTGGGTTTCGTCAAAGTTTTCATCAATGGCTAAAACCCAAGTAGGCCACCAATAGCGGGTGAAGCTGCACCCGAATGCAAATAATCTTTTCATGACTAATATTTATTAAAAAAGTAAGACAGACTTAAAGGATTAGGTTTTAAAACTCGCCCGGCAGTTGTGCATTTAGATCGTCGTCTTCTTGGGTACCTTTAACCATTTGTTCTGCGTCAGCAAGTTCTTCTTGGTTAAGGCTTTCTGTGTCTACGTAAGCATCTTCATCTGCTTTTATAACATCAGTATTAAATTCATCCACGTAACGGCGGGGCATTTGTATCTCTACAGTCCAAACTGGCTCTGATTTTGTTTTGGCTTTTGTTCTGGTCTTACCGTCGGGGCCTAGCTCAGTAGTAACATCATCAAAGGATTTTACTTTTACAGGGCTAATGAGTGTATTCTTCTTATACTTAACTAAACAGTCTTTATCAAACAAACGCTTCGCGCCATTAGGATCTGGCATATCTTTTTCAGGGTACATTAGCGTAACAGTAATAAAGTGCCTGCTAAACACAGGACCTTCGAGAATCTCACCCTTCTGCCAATTAGCGTATGAATAAAGATCGATATCTTCTAGAATACGTTCAAATTCTAGAAGCATATCAAGTAATGTATTAGTTTCAGATATTTTTCTTATCTGATCATTTAGCATTTTAACTGCGATTGTCATAGCGTAACTCCAAGTTATAAGTATTTATCGCTTTTAAGAAGGAACGGGGATGATTATTGTTATTAGGAGAGCGCGACATTCTATTTTATAACAGTATATTATGGTTTGAGTTTTAAGCTAAATATTATTGTATGACGCAAAACAACAATCATACCAACCAACCTCTTAACCCATCTAAAAAGCATGGTAGGCTACAACCTGCACTGTGTTTTCTAGTGGCCGAACGGGAGATGTACCCATGGCAAGGAAGAAACGCAAAGAAAGTTGTAACAAATATCGCAACCAAAAAAATCAAGGAGATAGTTATTTGAGACTAGTTAAAACAGATGCCCCAATGGAGCGTCAACGTATTAAATCAGTAGAAATTACCCCAAGAAATTTCCACCAGGATGATTTACTAGGTTATCTAGAAGATCACAACATCAACATAGTGTTTGCAGTAGGACCAGCAGGAACAGGCAAAACACTAATCTCAACACTAGCAGGTATTAAAGGATTAAAGTCAGGCAATGTAGATAAGTTTGTTGTGACGCGTCCTGCCGTAAGTGTGGACGAGCAACATGGTTTCTTACCAGGCACGTTACAAGAGAAGATGGCACCGTGGACAAGACCGATATTTGATATCTTTGAAGAGTATTACACACCAGACCAGATTGAATATATGTTAGGCGATAACAAGATAGAAGTTGCCCCGTTAGCATACATGCGAGGTCGAACATTTAAGAACTCTTTTATTATAGCAGATGAAATGCAAAACGCTACAGACAGCCAGATGAAGATGCTACTAACTAGAATTGGTGACGGTTCTAAGATTGTAGTAACTGGTGACTTAGCGCAACACGATCGAGGTTTTGAGAGCAATGGACTCAAAATGTTTATAGAGCGGTTAATAAGCAGTGGTTCGAGTAGAATCAAGCTAGTGGAATTCGATAGTACTGATATCGAACGTCACCCTGCTGTTGCTGAAGTATTGGCTTTATACGACGAAGTGTAAACTACATATAGTTTAAATGGGGGCTTCGGCTCCTATTTTTTTGATAAATACAATTGTTATAGGAGAAACTAATGGTTAACAAATCACATAAAGACTTATTTAAAACAATACATCGTAGCCAGCACGTTCAACGCAACTGGGATCTTGATGCTGAAATGCCGCAAGAAGACGTTGATATTATTTTAGAAAGTGTAACCCAATGTCCTAGCAAACAAAATGCATCGTTTTATAAGGTACACGTATTGCAAGATCGTGACATTATCGAAAAGTTGCATTTGCTAACCGAAGGCTTTGGTATAGGTGATGAAAAACAAACTATTACAACTAACAGTCAAACACTAGCGCACCTTGTGCTAGTCTTCGAAGCAGCAAACACTGAAGAAAACGGTGCTCGTATAGTTAATAACTATGAATACTTAAGGTATGATTATGATCATGATCAGGTGTTGAATGAAGTTATGCGTGATCGTGAAATGGCAGTAGGTGTAGCAGCTGGATACGCTAACTTAACTGCTAGCCTTATGGGTTATGGTACAGGTTGCTGTGCATGTTTTAATCCCACAGGTGTTGCTGAACTACTCGGCTTAGAAGATAGTGCTGTATTAATAATGGGCATCGGGGTACCAGGAAAGTTACCAAGGCGTGTTCATCACAAGGATCACGACATTGTGTTTCCTAGCAAAAAGAAACAACCAATCGACGTTATAGTTCACTAATTACTTTGTTTTTGTAATCTGATAGTCAAACGGAGCAACTGTTTTAATTTCAAAGTCGTATCCATTTATATCTTTTCCGCGTATGTGAGTAGGAGTTTTCTTTCTTATGTCTTTAAGTAGGTATGTACGCTCGCTGCGTCTAGTTACTTTCATACCCAGTGAATCATCATATTCCTCATAAACGTACCAGACAGTTAGTTCGTATTCTTCAAGGAACAAACTAACTATCCAGTTCCAAAAACGTTTATACCATATTATTTTTTCTGTCTCTGTTGTCATAATACTATTTAGCTAATCATGCCAAGTTCTACAAACGTAGCAGATAAGTTAATCTCAGGGTCAGCACAAGCTACGCTCTTAACCATACCATCGCGTATAACAATCAAGGCCTGGTCTTGCTGCATGTCAGTTTCTCCCCATAACTCTAAGTTACGATACATAAACCTAAATATATCATCATACTCTTCTGGTCTAGCCTTGTTAACCACAAGTGTTCGTGCTTCTTTAAACTTATTGGATTTGAATAATGCGATTGCTTCTAGCATCCAATCGCTAGTAGATTCATCACCAGCTTGTGGCGATTGTAGTTTGCCATCTACCACATTTTGCTGTACTAAATTAATGCACTTGCGTAAGTCAGGATAGGTAGCTTGTACATAAGTGTCCAATGTATCAAGATCTAGATCTACTCCCTCAGTAACAGCAATGGTAGCAATACGAGCAGTAAATTCTGTTACATCTAATTTTTCAATGTGAAATCCCTGGCAACGACTATGTAGTGCAGGAATAATACGTTGTGGATAGTTACACGTTAACAAGAACCTACAGCTAGTATGATACATTTCCATTACGCCGCGCAACGCTGCTTGACCGTTTGGTGTAATGTAGTCAGCTTCATCTAGCAACACATACTTCATGTCACCAAATGGCATTGTGCTAGCAAAGTTTGTAATCTTATTTCTGATGGTGTCTATATTGTTTTCATTACTAGCGTTAATCTCTAGTACGTCCAAATCGTTTACGTCTAACTCGTGTAACAACAATTTAGCTAACGTAGTTTTGCCTACGCCAGGGCTACCACTAAACAACAAATGTGGCATAGCTCCACTAGCAATCCAGCCTCTTACTTGTCTTTTTTGATCACTGTCCCTAAACACATAATCGTTTGTTGTGTTGGGTCGATACTTTTCAGTCCATAGTTCTTTCATTTTTGTTTATAGCCTTTATCTTTGAGTAACTTTATAAACTCGGGATCCTTCAGGAGTTGAGCTTCGAGTCTTTTTAGTGTAGGATTTTCGTCGTTAGTTAAAAAATCTATTATGTTAACTTTTTCCTTTTTCATTTGTGATGTTTCTCCTGTCTTAGTTCGTTGTTACGCGCCACTGCTTGATCTAGCACACTTAGTTCTTGTTCTAGATATCGTGATGCAAAGTTTAGCAATGCTTGTGTGTCCTTAGGAAAACATGCACCACCAAAACCATAGCTGTGGTCGGGGCCAGGGACTTGCATATGACTATTACCTATGCGCAAATCAGTAGAAAGCATTTCTGTAAATTGATCCCATGATGTTTCGCAGTTTGCGCGAGCGTGGAGTAAATGCAGTTCATTCATAAACACTACTTTCGTAGCAAGCCATGCGTTAATTGTGTACTTAATAAGACTTGCACTTGTCAAGTCTGTTTTAAACGTAGGCACAATCTTAACGTTGCTGTGTTCTACATACGCCTTTTCGACTTGTATGCAATCGTCCCAGTCACCTCCTAATATTTGCATCGGGGGATTAAGAAAGTCTGCCCACGCATTTTGTGCGGTTAAAAACTCAGGGTTATAAATTATTCTTAAATCTGGGTATATGCGGGTTAATGATTCAAGTAAGTCAGGAGTGATTGTGCTTTTAAGCACAACGATTCCCTTGTATCTCTTGTAATGCATTTGCTCAAGTACATCAAAAACTATGGATATGTCTACTTCGCCGTTTTCGGTGTTTGGTGTGGGCACACATACAAATACTATCTCAGGCTTTGCATTAATAAGTTCATCCATTGTAGTGGTTGTCTTTTTAGGATCTACTACCCATTGTTCAACTTCAGGACGATTAAATCCATTGATTACACTACTGCCAACAAACCCGCTACCCACTATGCCAAGCTTCATGTATTATTTTCCTTCTAGAATTTTTTGTGCTCGTGCGATTTTCTGTTCTTTGAGGTATTCAGTTTCTACCGCGCCGTGGCTTGAGCAGTCAGCTAACTTGTCCTCGATATAAAAAATTGCATCATACAAGTCTTTCTTGTAGCCCCATGTTGTGTATCCGTCGTTGTAGGGATTTATAATTTCCAAATACAACATATCTACGTAAGAAGAAATTTTCTTATTAACAATAGTACTCACGAGACACCTCCTTAAGGTTAAATGTTACTGTGATCTTCTATTTCGTCCCCGATCCCAACTATTATAAAAAACACGCCAGCTATCAGAAACCAGGCACTTAGGTGGCCCGTGATAACTAATACAGTAAGGGCTAAACCTAACAAACCAAGTGTGCCTACTCCCGATCTTCTATCTTTCATTGTTTTTAATCTCCAATGGGATCTGACTTATCGCAGATATCTTATTTCTTATAGTAACATCAAAACCTCGTTCTGTCAAGTCTTCTGCTAGCCAATCTACATCGTACACTGTGACTAAATGCTTCTTTTTTATTGTACTTCGTAAGTCGTTAGCTATTATATTACCGTTAATAAAATAAAGATACGTTTCTAGATGATTGAAGTCGTTTGGGATACTTACTTCGGGATATTCATTGAGGCGTTTATATAGAAATAAGTTAAGCAAATCCCTGTCAACAATAGTAGTCACAATAAGACCGCCTGGCTTGGTTACTTTCTTGAGTTGTGTTAAATCCCAAACTAGCTGTTCGTATGTGCTGTGACTATGAACACTATATGCTACACTAACGTCAAACGTATTAGGTCTGAAAGGTAATGCATGTCCGGTTACACCATTTGGGTTATATACCGGATTGCCAGCGTTGTAATGTACCCAAGAGCTTGCTGGAAAGTTTTGTTGACCAAGCTCTAGTCCTGACGGGTCAACATCAAGTGACGTATAATTTTCAGGATTAAAATCATATTCCGAAGCTACTAAATCTTCAAGTAAGTTTCCTCGGTTACCACCAAAGTCAAGAACATTACTGTTTTCCCAGTCAATGTTTATATCTTTAAATATTGGTAGTCTTTCCTCTCTAGGAAAAGCTGGCATTTAATACACCAGTTTGTCAGCGGTAGCTACTTCTCTATTGTAATAAAATGTTTCAGGTTTCTCATCGGCAATAGCAAGTAATCGCTCTGGGTCAACTTTCCAGATAGTTGTATCTTGATCAATACGAAGACCGTTTGACCAACGACCATATTCCACTAACAACCATTGTCCAGGCTTTAGGTTCTGATCAGCGTCAGGGCCGACACTTAGTATTTTAAACCAGCGAGCTGTAATACCCTGACTTTCTTTAGCGTTACTCTTTACGATAATACCAGTTGACTTTAGCACTTGGTCGCCGAAGTCGCCTTCGGTGCATAGTATATCGTCGTTAATTGCATGTAGTTTCATTTTGCACCCGTTATTTGGTTTTCATATTATTGTTGAGAATATCTAGCACCTGACCTATCATTTATCTTCTTCTTTGTAATATGGAACCATATCTATATCACCGTTAGGTAAGTGTACTTCTTTGTATCCTAGTGGCTGTACTTCATCAGGTGCATCGAACTCTACTGGTTCTACTACTGGTTCTACTACTGGTTCAGTATCTGGCTTAATAGATTTCTTTTTGGTTGCAGGCTTTGTAGTTTCCTTTACTGTCGGCTCTTGAGTATTTTGCATTCCGCCTTTAAGGCTTGCGTTGTTTGTGCTGCTACGAGGATTGTCCTTGTAATATTCTCTGACACGATCTTCGTTTTTTTGGATCACCTCACCATTAGAGCCTAACCTATCACCATTTGCATTAACTCGCATGTTGCCAACAGACGGGCTACTAGGATTAGATTTTGATATCAACGCATCCATGTCTACAGTAGCGCCTCGGTTTGATTTTCTTATTGCCATGTTATCCTCTACTTTAAAAATTCATGTATGTCTAATTCATACTTTATACTGTCTATTTGGTGTACGCCTAATAAGTATAAACAATAACTTGCTACACTACTACCGCGGCCTATACCCCAAACTATATTTTCTTTACGCATAGCATCAACTATATATATCATCAATTGTAGCAACGAGTATAGGTTTTTGGCATTAAACAGTGCTAACTCCTCCTCTACCCTTGCGATAACCATTGGATCAGAATCAGCAGGAACTAAATTTAAGATATATTGCTCAACATTAATTTGCTTATATTCGTCAGGGATTACAAAATCTGTGCTACTGTCTATAGTACTATGTAACGGATCTAATTCTAATAGCTGTGCTACTTTGTTATATTCTTCACACAATTCTTCGGATACTATTATATCAGTTAAACTTCTATCTCGGTATAATACCTCAATTGCAGTGTTTGTGTCTGCGATAATGTCATTCATAATAATATTATACTATGTAGTTGTGTTTTTGTCAATCAACAAAAACTGGGCGCCACGCTGGCTTCGGTTCGTTGGCTTCAAAGTCAACTTCAATGACTTGGCCTTCTCCTAAACTAGTACACGCAAAGGCTTGCTCTATAGAATGTAACCACTGTTTGTTTATTTCGTCTATGTTGTGTTCTTTCTTAATCTTTAGCCATTTGGTATGTTCTTTTTTATTTTCTGCAATACGATCAGATGTAGTTATATCAACCCTATTCCACCAGCAACCAGGCCAGTAGCTAAGTTCATTGGACCATTCTTCTGCCGAAGGTAATTCGTCATAGTGATCATCTAACAGTATATATTCGTACGACAAGTCTGAATCCACATCTCTTAGTGTAATTTTATCTACAGTTGTAGCTTCAGCAGTAATAGCATTAAGCTTCGAATGTAATGTAGCTATCAAGCTAAGCTCTGATAAGTCCGGAACTACAATGAGGTTATTAGTAAATCCACTTATTGCGTCCATATCACTTGCTTTGTTACCAACTACTATAATGCTATTGTCTACGAGGTCAGTTAGGAACGTAATTATTGTGTTATAACTAATGTTTTGTGTTTGTTGGGCTTTTTCTAGATCTGAAGAAGACTCACTTTCCATAACAGTTAACAATGTAAATTTAAAATCGTAGTTAAGTATATTAAGGTCTTGCGTACTAGACAGTGCAATTAGTCTTAACTTCAATGTTTTTTCTAGCACAAAACTGTTCATTTCTTTTTCTCCGTCGGGTCTATATACTGATTAACTACATGTACGAGCATTTCAGACTCAGAGTAATCTGGCGTATATTCGACAACTTCTATCTCGCCTATATTTAATACTTCATCTTTGCTGTTCTTGAGTCTTGCTGTTTCTAGAGTATCGTGGTACGCTGTCTCAAGGGTTGCTAACATAGCCAGCAATTGTTCTTCTATAGCATGACTTGGCCCTCGCATTAACCGTTTGTTAATCGACTCCATTTCATTTAACAGTTGTTCTTCTGTCAGCCCCTGGGCTTTGGAATAATAATCTAGCATGAAACTTTTTCTCCTAACACTAGCAACATTAAGCCTGCTTGGGATTTATCCCTAAAACGGATTCTGTTGTTAGAGATAATATAATCTTCGAAATAACGTAAGCCGCGTTGGTTAACTACTTTGCGTATTTTCCATGGTGGCACATTAGGTGATATGGCAAGCTCGGTGTTGCGCCAGGCCACCCATGAATTAAACGTCCGCAAGGTGCGTTCTTCGATCGACGGAGTAAGAGAACCAAATGATTCTTGGAGGTATTCTTCCGAATAAAGGTCTGGTATTATTTTACTTTGCTTCTGACTCGGCTGCATAGCATTCTCGTAGTGTGTGTTCCGATATGTCGATAAACTGTTTTCTCATTCTGAAAATTATATCAATGCTAGGTAATGCATCTGGTATGAAATTCTCAATAGTATAACTGTTAGCATTCCCTGACGCATTGCAGTTGTACCCATATACCAAGTGACTTAGTTTCCCAAAGTCTAATTCATCTCGATTAATGTCAAAGTGTTTAAGTTTTATTTTGTTAGCTACACATAGCGCAGTAGTAATAAATGTATCTTGTGTTTCAAAGATAAGGTTTTGTACTTGTAAGTTATCATTATTTAGGCACGCCATTATAGTAAATCTATTATTTTTAGCGGTAAGCTGATCGTAATGTTCGCCTTGCTTGGTTACCCGAAACCCTAGTGTTTCGTAATATGATAGTAAAGAAGATTGGCAGCAATTATATGTTACGCCGCTTATGCTTGTTAAGCCGATATTCTTATGTTCTTTATTTTCAGGAATGGGCTTAAATCCAAATCCAACAACGTTGCTGTCTTCTGAATCGTACGGAACAAAGTAGTTTTTAAGTCCTTGTGGATCTAAGCAGTAATACATGGCAGTAGAAATATCTAACTCAGTCCCAAGTAATGCTATTTCTTTTTCCTCTACTACAAAACCTAGACCAGTAATAGCTGGCGCGCTTATTGTTGTGTCTTGCGTTACTAGAATTAATGATTTACCCTGAAACCAGAATACGTGATTCCCTTCATCTCGATAAGCTCTACGTTGAAAGCCTAACTTAGTTAGTAGACTTTCCATTGAGCTAAGCGTGATTATTTCAGGATTAAAGCTGTACTCAACAAAGCAGAATTCCGCGTTCATAACGTGAAGCTCACACTTTCGCCACAACCACATGCACTGCTTGCTAGTGGACTTGATATATCAATGTATTCACCCGTGATGCCAGCTTTTTTATCAATTATGCTGCCAGCTAAGTATTGTTGGCTTGCGCTGTCTAACCAGAATGTCCACTCGGTGAAAGGTAAACTAAATTCTTGTAGTTTGATATCGCCCATGTCTTTAACAATATCCCATTCATACTGGAAACCAGCACATCCACCACCACCTAGGCGCAACCGAATACCTAGTGCTTCGTTGTCGGTTGCTACCTTAGCAAAGTGCTCTTGCGCTTTGTCAGTTAGTGTGATTAAACTTGTTGTCGGATCAAATGTGTCCATACAACTTATTTACCACTAATGGCTAACGCGACTTAACAATTTCGTCTATTAAACCAAAGTCAAGCGACTCTTTTGCTGTCATATACGTGTCACGGTCTAGCGCCGCTTCAAATTCTTCGTATGTCTTGCCTGCAGAGTTGTGCTTTACATATAGTTTAGTCATTGTTTTCTTGATGTTCATGATCTCTTTATACGAAATTTCAATGTCACTTGCTTTGCCTTGAGCACCACCACTAGGTTGGTGAATCATATGGCGAGCATAGGGAAGCATTTTTCGCTTACCGGGTGTTCCTGCTTGCGCAAGAAAGCTGCCCATGCTACATGCTTGACCCATAACAATTGTACACACATCTGGCTTAATGTACTGCATAGTATCATACATTGCCATACCTGCTGACACAAGGCCGCCAGGACTATTAATGTAAAAAGAGATATCCGAGTCTGGGTCTTCAGCTTCTAGAAATAACATCTGTGCGCAGATGCTATTGCTTACTGGGTCATTAACTTCACCATTAAGAAAAATGATACGTTCTTTAAGCATCCGACTGTAGATATCATAACTACGTTCACCGTTGCTTGTTTGCTCTATTACATAAGGTACATAATTCACATTGCTTCTCCTGTGTACTGTGAGTATATAGTATAACGTGGTTTTTCTAGTTTGTCAAGACATTATTAAACGTATTTTGTTTAACATTAGTTGTAAGCCGCGCTTCTTGTTTAGTGTTAAGAACTGTGTAACTTCATTGAGGTCATAAAAACTTAAATTATTTACGCCAGTTGAATTACAAACGTCTACTATTATCTTAGCTAAGCCCAAGTTCATCCTAGAGTCGCTGTCGTAAAGTATTACCGGACCATCCTCTGATTCGGTGCGTGATAACCAGGTAGAGATTTCGCATCCTCTAACTAAGTTACTTTTTTTGCGTATTTCTTTAGAAATACTAGTGGGAATTGGATCACTAAGACTAAGCAGCCAATCATCAAATTCTTCTGCAGAATAAAAATTATTAACTGTGTCTATGTAGTGTTGTAACATAATAATTCTTTTTATTAAGTTATTGGGTCCGAAGACCCAATAAGTTTACATTGAACCTAGTCCATAAAATATAGTAAAGCTAGCAGATGCTGTTACCATCATTGCGCCGAAGCACATTATCATCTTGTCTACCTTTTCACATATTGATGTTTTAGGGCATATAGACAGACTCGCGTCTGTCACCGGGTTTAGGTGAGTTTCTTTAGACATTCTTTTTCTCCGAATCTAAATTTCTAGCATCCGTTTGTTGGTCTACATCGTAGCACCAACCTAACTTGTTTTGATTGACCTACTTTAGGTAGCATCAGTAAAACAAGGTTAATTGTGAGAAGGATGAAGTTCTCACAATATCTATTTATCTTAATCTGCGTTCTTGTACAAAGTTACAGCTTCTTTGTGTGAAGTCAACAGGTCTTCGATCATTGTTGCTTTGGTCTTAGTAACATCAAGTTCGATACCCCAAGTGTCTTGTGCGAACTCTTTAAGGGCTTTCTTGGTTTTCTTGATGAGTTCTGCGTTACTAGGAAGAGGCGCTGGCTTTTCTACTGTAACAATACTTCTTGTTACCTCCTCAAGAGCAGTACCTTCTTCATCTTTCTTGTCGTCTTGTTTTTTGATAAACACGACTACTGCAAATGCTGCGGCAACAACGGCAAGCAGTATTAGCAAACTTCCAAAATTCATAATGTCCATTATCGTTCTCCTTAAGATTGGTTATATAAAATAGTGTAATTATTTATAAAGATCTTGCCTGATTGATTTAAATACTGGATTCATATCTAGGGCAGTTTTCATGCGATCTGCTATAATTTTGTTTCCCTCTATGTTTGCATGTCCTAGGCAAGGATGCATGTATTTGTTGGGATTATCAAAAACCTCTTGTCCCAATACAGGCTGATTACTTTCTAAAAAGCATTCAGGTGGAACTATAAGATCGTCTTCGTTAAGTTCAGATGTATTTGTTACACTGTAAACCACTAAATTTACACCTAGCTGTTTTGTTGCTAAGTACATAGTATTCAGTGCCATTGTGTAATCATACACGCAAAACTCAGACCGTTCTAAATTTCTGACTCCACCGTATTTCTCAAGGGTCGGGTCTTCTGCTAGGTATTTATCTTTATCTTTTAGGCTTGCTATACCGAATGCTGCCTGACCATCGTGGATATGCTCTTTTGTAATTAAATGTCGGCCGAACCGTCTAAGTTCTGAACAATGGCTGAAAAGTACTGTAGTAGGTTCATGGAAAACCGTATTGTCTTTTATCAGTTGTATCAAGTTCCAATTAGCAAAATGAACACTTGATCCTCCTCGACCGAAGTTAACATAACTTTCGCCAAACATTTTGCTTACTATGTCTGGGTATGCTAGCTCAGGGGCATCGGTTGCTGCTACGTGAGGAAACTTAGCACTTGCTACACTGGGCGTTTTAGTTATTAGCTCTGCCATCTCGGCACCAACTACCCAACTATGTCCTAGCCATATAAACATTAGTATAAGTCCTTTCTTGTTTGTCTAAAATTATCATTATCGTCTAGTAAATTTATCATTGCGTTTGCCATTGCTTTGTGTCCTACTACGTTAGGGTGCGCTTCACATGGATACATAAAAGTCTTGTAAACATCATCAGTGTAACTTTGAAGGTCACTTGTTAACGTAAATTGTTCTTTGTGGTAGTGATTTTCTTCTGGTATCAATAATAGATCCATCATCGGTTCAGCTACACACCAAGAATGATATCGCACAAGATGTATACCTAGTTTTTCAGCAGTTAAATAGATATTATTTAATGCCATAGTATAATCGTAAATCGCAAATTGCTCTCGATTTATATCTTGGTAAGTTTGATACGGATCTCGGTCCCTTATATTTGCTAGGTCTGAGCCTTCATGTACTGTTTGCCCTATTAGGTTAATACCAAACCTGCGCATTTCTCCTGTGTCAGGTACAAACACAGTAGTTGGCTCGTCAAATGTTGTTCGATTTAACAGCAATTGCATTAGAGCATAAGCAGCAAAATGCATACTACCGCCACCTATTGCTAATACTAATATGTCTTGATTAAAATGCTGACTTACTAAACTAGGATATGCTAACTCTGGATCGTCCTCGTGAATCAGTGACTGGTGCGGAAACCGCAAGTCAAATGACAACTCACGTTTAGAATCCTTTCTTAATTCTGCGCCTATTTGCCAACTATCTCCAAGCCATATAAACATAATGTTTATTCTAGACTATCATCTAACTTAGCTAGTAGATCAAATCTGTCTTCAAATTTTGGGTGGTCTAAGTTGTATGGATTGTTACGCTTAAACGATGTATTCTTAATTCTACTCTTGATTGCATTAAGCATTCTCGCTGAGCCTTCATCGATTGCGTATTCGTCTATACCAGTAGTCATAAGACTTAGCAACATAACATCAAACGCAAGGTAACTAAAGCCAAGTTGAGATTCATCTGAATGACTAATACCTAAACCGTCAGTTGGTGTGGCTTGTATGATGCTTTTTGGAACACCCATAAGCTCAGCAAGAGCAGGAACTTCCCAAGACTTAGTTAACGATTGTATTGGCGCAACATCACCCACGTCACCATGTAGTGTCCAAAACCCTGCTGCTAGCTCGCTAAAATTATCAGTGCTAGCGACAATACCGCCATGCAAACTTGCAAAATTATACAGAGTCATCATGCGCAAACGAGCCTTGATGTTGCCTCTACGCTTGGCGCTTCGATCATTTATTAACGTGTTGTCGAATTGCTGGAACTCATTATACATGCCTTCGTAAGCACGAGATAAGTTTATCTCTAGGGATTCAACACCAAGGGTATCCATTGCCTCCCACGCTAGACCTGTTTCTTCAGGCTTCTGATGGATAGGCATTGTTATACCGTAAACAAAGTATCCTGCTTTCTTGAACAGTGCTGCCGTAAGAGCACTATCAATACCACCGCTCATACCAACCATCACTTTCCTTACGCCATGCTTGTCTTTGTAAGCTGTTAACTTATCGATTATGCATGTGCTAAGTTCGTCAATATCGCTATGATACACACCTTCGTTTATCAGCGCCTCTAGTCTTTCTGTACAAAATTTAGTTAGGTGCGGGTTTCGATTATATGCTAAAATGTTTGCTAATGTTGGTTCCATTTATTATCCTTATTCGCCCACGGTATTACTTTCGTAGACTTTATTGTGTGTGTTAGTACAACGAATAAACGTTGTACGCTTAGGAAGCTCTTTTAAAGTCCGAGCACCCACATAAGTACAAGTACTCCTGAGCCCGCCCAAAATGTCTCGCACAATGGACTCGACATCACCGCGGAATGGAACCTCAACAACTCTACCTTCACTTGCTCTATAATTTTTTGTGCCACCGTTTTTCTCCTGTGCCCTAGTTGAACTCATTCCGTGAAATTTAATTACTGCTTGAGTTTTATATACATCGTCCATTACCCCTTTCCAACCTACCTCGTTGGTGCGGTATTTCTTGTGTATTACTTCGCCACCGCCCTGTGTGGTGCCAGCTAGCATCCCTCCGAGCATAACAAAATCAGCCCCTGCCCCAAAGGATTTAGCCACATCACCAGGAGTACTGCAACCACCATCAGCAATAATATGACCACCAAGGCCATGCGCCGCATCAGCGCATTCGATGACCGCGGAAAGTTGAGGGTAACCCACGCCAGTTTTAATGCGAGTAGTACACACGCTACCTGGGCCAATACCCACTTTAACAATATCAGTTCCACGCAGTATAAGTTCCTCAGTTATATCAGGTGTGACAACATTGCCTGCCATAATAACAAGGTCAGGATACAAGTCTCTATACTTACTTACCACTTCTAGGAACTTTTCACTGTAACCGTTAGCTACATCGATGCAAATATATTTAATGCTGGAGTTTTGCTTTATGATCTTCTTTGTTTTTGCTAGATCTTCTTTAGTAACCCCTGTACTAATAGCGGTGTTCTCTGGAAAGAATAAGTCTTGATTGTCCTTCCAATCTTCAAGCTCATAATTTTTAACTAGACAAGTAAACAAGCCATGTTCTTTCAATGTAGCAGCAATATTAAAAGTGCCCACCCCATCCATATTTGCTGCCATAATAGGGATTCCGTTATAAACTGCACCACTGTTACGGAAAGTGTATGTTTTGCTTAGATCAACTTCACTCCGACTAGCCATCTCACTTCGTTTCGGCCTAAACAGTACATCATTGTAGTCTAGTTTTAATTCATTGTCAATTCGCATTCTTGTCCTTGAGGAATGTATGTAATTTAAAGTTTATGCCTAATCGCACTGACATTAGTATGCTTCTTTCATTCTCATCTACATTGATCACATTGTGTGGACCAGAAGTGCTTACAAAGTGTGCGCCAAGAATTGGAGTAACTATCTTTGCTCCTAGTTGTTTTTCTTCCCACTTTAAATAGAAAGGCTTACCACCACCTACTGTAATGTATTCGGGTGATTCACCGTCGCGGATAGCGTATTCTACCCAACTGCATTTTCCTTGCAAAGGGATTATCAATGTGTACTCTGATTCATTGAGATCAGTATGCACCCCTAACTGCCCGCCAGAAGGTAGTGATGTTACTGCGACAGGTGCTTGGTTTGTTACCCCAAACTTGTTGTAATCAATCCCAAGAGCGGCTAGATATGTTATTACCGGAGTAAGATTAAATTTATCGCCATGGAACGTTGAAAACATCTGCTGTAGGTCTACAGACGCATTAACTTCTGTTAGCAAGTCCTGCACTGACGGGTCATTTGTATGTACTTTTTGTTTATCAATTATCACTAGCAATTCTCCAGCCTGGACGCCTATATACGTTACTTAACCGAACATACCTACAGTGCTCAAATATTTTGGTTTATGCCGGATAAAAGTCTAACAGTAGCTCTCGAAGAAGTTCAGTATCAGCAGCAAAGTCGGTTGACTCTCCGTGCCATTCAGGATTTATGTATCCTACTAATACGTTAGTGTCCCTACTGTCGGTTGATATGTTATCTTGGTTTATGATAACTTCTGCGCCATCATACCAGCAAGTCTCAATTAGTTCATCGAGATCTGTTTCTACTGTACCAACTGAAAATAGCTCAGGATCAAAATCACTCCCGGTTGTCTGGATAACAACTTCCCCGAAGCAACCTTTCTCTACACTAGCATACACAAGAACTGGGCATAGCTCTTGGTCTTCACTCAGTGAAGCAAGAACATCTTCGGTAGGTTCGCTAGTGTACGCTTCTCTTCCATACAAAAAGTTTTCATGGTCATACCGAACACTTTCGCCTAGTTCAGTATACTTGTCTTCGCTGTATCTGTGTTCGTCTGGGTTGGCCCAAACTAGCTCACCGCAAGAAAACTCAGCGCCTGGCGTTATTTCTACCTCTACTACCTCATAACTGCCGGAGGCTGCTGGCGCAAACAAATGCTCAAAGTCATCTACTTCTGACCAAGAAGTATCAAAGTCATCAATCATAGGAGGACTATCAGTGTCCTCTGCACTATTATCAGACCAATTAACTGCTTGCAAATGGTCAACAAGTTCTTCTGGGGGCTTATCATTCCAGTACTCAACAAACTCTTTGTTTACAGTACCGATTGTTAATTCAGCACCATATCTTCCTAGGTCAACTTTAAAGTATCTATTTGTCATTTTTAATCCTTAAGGAGCACTCTTACTTTTTTACCAGACCCAATGATCCAGACATTATCGTTGACCTTGAAGTTCTGTCTACGATCCACTTGCTGCGTTATAGCTATAATTCTACCTCTAGACTTAACTAACAAATTGACACCTGGTTTATCTAGCGCCAAATCGCTCATAGAGTCTCCAACAATAGTACCAACTAGTAATCCGCCAGCTGATGCTAATACTTGAACAACTTCGTCTTGGTCACGTGTTGCTCTGTTTGCTGCGTAGCCACCAAGTAAACCACCAGCAGCCTGTGCTGCTTCTGTGTTACCTCGTATAGTAACATCAACAATTTGTATGATGGTTCCTTCTTTGACGTCTTCTATTTGTTTGGCGTCTTTGCGAACTGTGTCAGCTGGCTTTAAGCTACCACCCATGCACCCTGCAAGCATTACCATTGAAAGGATAAACACACACTGGACAACGCCAACAAATATCCATCCTGTTTCTATATCATTTAATTTGTTCATTATGCGATTACCGTTTCGGCTCTAGGGAACTTCTTTAGTAATGGACTACCGTTGCGCCTGATCCAATCTACTGCATCTTGTGGGGTTGAGTCAACCCATTGCATAACATCATCGTATGTTAAAGTTTCTTGCGCAGTGAAAAGATACAATTCGTAATCTCGCTGAGAATTAAATTGTCCTCGCATTTTCATGCCATGAATGCGTTTACCCAGTTCGCTTTGTTTCCGCTCAGGCTGGGTAGGTGCTGTTTCACCAGATAAAATAGCTTGTGCTATCTCCATGTTAACAATGTCAGGGTGCAACTTAGTAATGTCTTCGACATACTCGAAGCCTTCGTTACACCAAAATGCTATAAAACATTTCATTGTTTTCTCCTACAAATAATATCTACATGTACATTATAGCACAGAATAGATTACTGTCAACCTACAAATGCACGTTCTAATAAGAAATCACCCATTTCTCCGGTGTTTCCTTCTTGCCATCCTGCTGTACTAAACTTATCTCGGCATTCTTTGTTTAGTTGCATACTGCCGCAGACCATAACACCATCTATGTCATAATCTAATTCGTGTCCTAGTACGCCAGGTAGATATTTCCAAAAGCGTCCTTCCCGTTCGTACGGTTCTTGGGTCACTGTTGGTATGTAGGTTAGCGGTACATCGTTGCACACATCAAGTATTGTGTTACTAAATGCTAGCTCGTTTACCTTTCGTACTGTATGAAATAAGTAAACGTTTTTGAATCTTTCGTAGGTATACGGGTCTCGGATTATACTCACAAATGGAGCAAGTCCTGTTCCTGTAGATAACATGACAAGATTCTCTTTAGGAGTTAAGTAGTCTGCACAAAGACTACCTGTTGTTTTAGGCTTGATTAAAATCTCATCGCCTGGTTGGATATGCTGTAGTTCACTAGTAAGAGGCCCATCCTCAATTTTGATACTAAGGAATTCAAGATAATCATCGTAGCTTGTACTTACAATACTATACGCACGATGTATTTCTCTCTTATACTTCTGACTGTACATGCCAATCATAGCGAACTCGCCGTTCTTAAAGCGAAAGGTTGTATCGCGCGTGGTTCGAAATCGAAACATGCTCTCACCGTAGTGAAATACGTCAACAACCTTTTCGGTGTACAATTACAGATCACCGTCCTTTCTGTTCTCTGATTTTGATACGTCAAACTTACCGCCGGGATAGCGGGCTTTTAGCTTATCTACGTTTTCAACAATAACATCGTTCGGATCAATGTCTAATGCGCGACATGCATTAACCCAGTACCACATAATATCACCTAGCTCACGCTTCATGTGGTATACTGTTGCTGAGTCCAACGGCTTACCTTGGAAGACTACCTTCTTTGGGATCTCCGCAAACTCGCCACACTCCGCTGCAAGTCCTATAGCTGATGTAAGTAGCAAGGCAGGGTTTACTGTTGCGTGTTCTTGATCTAACCAGTCAAGTCGTTTGGTTAGTACCGATGTATTGTTTGATTCGTTGCTTGTTACTGCTTCAACGAAATCCTTGTACAAATTTAAATCTACTTCTTTAGTCATTATTTTTCCACTCTAGTTTATTTTCCGTTGACGGTTTCATAGTTTGTTCACTTGGAAAATCACTAGCCGATAAGTAATACATCCAAGCTGGACCATGTAAGGTTTCTACTATTTGCCTATTATAGAATGTAGGATAACCCTCAATACGATCCAAGTCTTTCATTGCTTCGTTATCAACTTCCCAAAGTTCACCAACTACGTACGAATCGCCTCCTACGAGGACACCCGGGAAGCTACCTAAGTTAATCATATCGTACAAAGGCATAGCAGTTTCTGTAACAGTGATCAACTTGGCGCCGGGCTGGCTGAGTAAACTTATTCGACCATTGTGCTTGAGTGTACCATACACAAATACGTTATTGGTCATTAATCGTTTCCTCTAACTTTTTAATACGCTGATTCATTAGAGCCATCATCCTGCTACTATCAGCGTCCATAGGGCTAGCTGCACTTGCAATAGCCATACCTTCAAGTTCGTCTATTCTGTCATTGAGGCTTGCGATGAGCTCGTCTTTGCTGCGTATTATATCGAGCAATTCTTTCTTGGTCATTTGTGTAGTTGATTTTTTCATAACGTTATTTAACAACTCAACTAAAACACTACTCTAGATTTTGGTTACTGATATCTTAACTGTTTTCCTTCTCTAGTGACTTCGGATGCAAGTGACTTTGCAGTTGGCGATTCTCAGCTCGCAGTTCACTTAAGACTGCCACTTGGTTGTTAATGAACTGTATCACACCTGGGTCAGCCAGGTCAAGTCCAGCTGCTTCTGCTTGTATTTCGATGCCAGTCCGGGCAACCATGAAGTCGCTTTCTGTGGGTTCTGGCCAGCTTCTTAGTCCCATTATGCTAAACTCTCTTCAAGAAATTGTGTTACTTCACCGGCGCTACGAATACCATCAATCTCAGTTTCGTTTGCGACAACCCAAGTACCATCATCAAGCAGGATCATCATGTCGCCGTCCGTATCTACTACTTGCTGAACTTTGTTATTGTACAGCACATAGTCTCCAGGAAAAATAATCATGCTGCCTCCTCTATTCGCAGAGCGTATTCATACGCCGCAGCGATCTGCTTGTTGGTGTACATGTACGTTCCGAACACCGCGACAGCATCGCCGTGGAATTCATCGAAATCCGGAATCTGCCTGTCTGCTACAAGGGCCTGATCGAACATAAAAAGAGCGAAGTTTTGCAGTACTTGCATCGGGTTAAGCATTTATTACTCCTAATTCCTAATTAACATAACTATTATAGCACACATACAGGTTTTGTCAACCACGTAAGTCATTGATTTATAAGGACTTTTAAAATAACTTGATTTTGTAAGTCATTGATTTATAAGGGATTTATTTTACGGGGTTATATATAGCAATACTGCCCCTGATATTAGCACCAAAACAAACGCCAAATGTGCTTCATTATCGACTATCTCTTTAACGTACTTCATAGGTTCATCTCCTTGTAAAAATCGTTAACTGGTCGGTTTCTCATTAAAGCAAGGTTATGCTCGCAAATTGCACTAGTGCCTTGAACAAATTGTTTAACCTCATCAGGCGACAAGCTGCACAAGCGTCTAGTTTCCTCTAGTACCATTTTCATTCGGGTAACGTCATTCTTTTCTTTGTCATATGTTTCGTCTATAAAGCCGTCGAACGTCTTGTATCCTATATCCTTAAGGCACGCCATTGTTTCGCTTGGTGCCAACATTACAAACGGATGCCGATGCGCGATAGTCTTGAATGTCTTTTCACTCAAGAATGGTGCTCTACTGTCCCCAGGGCCGAAATAATTAGTTTCTGACACTACACTAAAATACGTTTGTTCATACAACTTGTTTGTGTGTGGTTGATAGTCTGCTTGGTTTATTGTTAAATCGTCTGTGTCTAAATACATTGGCGGTAACAACTTAGCATTGGTTAATGCTTGTAGTATCCTGGGTTTAAATTCAGGCCACTCGTGATTGGTATACATATCTAGTGCTATGCCATCGGTTAACTGAATTATTTGATCCCAGTCGAACCCACAATCAGCTGGCGCCAAACTTACGAGGCCTTGATCTAACAGATTAGTTTCGTTGAGCAGAGCAACAAAGTAAGGCCTGTGCAATCGCCAACGACGATTTAACATTAAGTATTTCTTTTCAAAAACCCCATTATGGTCTTTGCGACACAAAGTAGTGTCATCTGGGTGCGCCTTTACTTGATTGGAGATTATGGATTCAAAGTCCCTAATCCAAAAGTATCGAAATGTGTCTGGGCTAATATCTAATCGCCCTGCATTAGAAAATAATGCAATATGATTAGGTGGTATGTTTAATTCGGTTGCGATGCGATAACCTAGGTCTACTATCCAAGTAAAACTTTCATTGAGGTTAAAAAGTCCTAAGATTACTTTGCCTGATCTTATCTCGTCGATGAACTCAACAAAAGGTAATGCAGCCAACGAGTCTACGTTTTTTAAATCAGTTTGTACCTCTACGCAATACCATTGTTGTTCTTGGTGTAAGAAAGGCATGCATGGTTCAGACAACATCGGTATACTGCTCCAGCGTTTTAGCCGAGTGCTATACGTATTATCTACTTCTACTTCTTCTAATAGAGGAACTAACTCATTAATGATCAACTAACAGCCCACCGATAAATGTGATAATAACACACAGGCATCCCGCTTTTGCCATATCTGGAATTGTACAATTCCGTAACATCATCATCGAAATTCCTGTAGTCATATTCGAGGTGTTGCTCTTTTTCTTTTTCGCAACATGCAAGCACATATTCTCTTGCATGTTGTTTTGAAGCAAAGACCTTTTGCAACTCAGTTTCTCTGCGCCAGGTCCTAGTTACTACTATATATACGTGATCCATCGGATCTCCTGTTAAATTAGGTTTACTCAACCCCAAGCTCAGCTTTAATCCGAATAAGCTCATCATAGATATAGAATGCAACATCTTGACTTAGTGATGCATTAGGATGAACGCCATCTGTCAGTCGACTGTCATCCCAAACGTTTTCTAGGTCAATGACCCGAACATTACGCTGTCCAGCAGCTCGCGTAATATACTTGCGAACCCTTTCCATGTCAGGTGAGTTTTTATGCACAGGCGGCAGCACAATGATAGGTACAGCACCTAATAGTTTAGCTTGATCAATCAAGCGTCTGGTGCCGCTCGCGATCTTCAAATTAGTGTATTCGGTATCATTTGACCCTAGTGCTAACAGAACAACACAGTCACGGCCACCAAACCAACCACCGCAACGAACATCACGCGGCAAGTCTACATCGCCTGTTTTTCTTCCGCCCTGTGCATTGTTTTGTACATTAAGAGAACTATCAATCGCTTGTAACTGTTGCGGCCACGAGCTTGCTGCTGCTCCCAAACTATCAGCCACCACCAATGTTCGATTGTAGTTGAGCTCCCCCGCGATTGCGCTTGTTGACAATGATGCGATGAGTGCCAATTTAACTAGTGTTTTCACTTTTTGTATCTCCGGTTAGTTTACTTTATGAACCTGTGCTTAATTTTAGTACACCGTCTTCGACATAGAAGTTTTCTATGAATATGTGGTGCTCATCACCACTTTGGTATATAACTCGATCTGCTGCGTCATACAAGTCAAGCCAAGTAGAACCATTAATGGCTACTTCTATTGAGTTTGCGTCACCCCAAAATGTATCGTAGACTAGCGCAGTGTGTCCTTGGTAAGGGTGCGGGTCTTGGCAAGATTTTACTTCGTACATGGACCAAATAGAAGTATAGTTCCTTTGGTCAGCAACTCCTCGCCAGTAATCCGATGCCTTATCGTGAGCAGCCCAATCTTGCTTATACGCATCACCCAGAGCTCCATACAGCGTCTCGACTATCTTGCGCAAGTCTGAGTGCTTGATTTTTTTACTACTTTCTGAGGCATCACGAAGTCTACACAACGAATTGTGAATAAGTGAAAAATCCTTGCTTTTAATAGTTACATCAGCAATCATTATTTGAATTCTCCTGAGTCGCGTTGATCCTGGAAGCCTTGCCTATATGCCATTACTTCTTCTTCGGACATATCGGGTTGCTCAATGCGGGTGGACTGATGGGAACTGCCTGTGTAATAATGCGGAGCACACGGTCTCCGATAATACGCATCAGCAGCGCCTCGATCATACGCGCCACCGTGGCGAGCAAAAGGCTCTCGGTTACTGTAGTCCGTTTCTTCCTCGTCTTCAAGGAAACGATCTGTAAGCTCGTGAGCATCCAACATGTTGTGGCACTCGTCATCTGTCATCCACCGGGCACACATCTGTAGAGCCATCATTGGGTCTAGTGTGCCTTCTTCTACTATCTCGATTAATCGTTCCCTGCTCATGCTGCTACCCTCTTCTCGGCAATTTCTTTCGCTGCCAGCCTGACATCACTGTACACAGAACCAATGAGTTCATCATCGATCGGACCAAACGGAGCATCGTAGATAACATCCATCAACCGGAGCATCTCGTAAGGCTTAACAACCTCACTAGGACGCATACTACCACTACGGCTCGCGTCATCGTACTCTCGGGCTTTCAGTTCGACCCACTTGCTATATGCTTCGCCAGCAGTTTTCATATTAAGATACCTCTTCAGCTACGCTAGAATCAACTTTCTTGAAACCAAACGTATCAACCATTATGTAGTCACGACCGTCAAACAAGACGTCACCCACAGACAATGAATGCATCTTAGCTGACATTCTGTAAACTCTGGTCTCGTCGTTCCACAGATTAGTAAGACGGAATGCATCTTCTAGGCTATCAGCTTCAACAACTGCTACAGCATAGAAGTGATGCTTCATCCAACCCTCGTATGCTTGGGCGCCGTGCAGGCTCAAGTCTTGCTTGGCTCGCATACGTTCCATCTCGGGACACTGTAACGCACCCCAACCCTCACGGTTGATGCGATCGTATTCTTCCTTGGTGGGTTGTATTTGGTACACTGTATAACTATTTGACATAAGCTCTACTCTCTGTTTTTTAACCTACATGTATATGATAGCACATCTACTACATGTGTCAACCATGTAAGTCATTGAAATATATAGGTTTTTAAAATAATTTGAGCTATTTTAGTGGATTTTGTAAGTCATTGATTTATAAGGAAAAAAATATCCAATAAAATCAATGACTTACGTTTTTAGCGTTTTGTTGCGTAAACTTGAGTTTTGTTGTCATCGTAATCACCGTATACAGTAATGCCGTCTTCTTCACCAGATACTTCCCCGCTTAGCGGATCTGACCCTAGCTCAATGGCTTCTTTACCTTTCATAGTATATACAACAATGTCCTTGAAATTAGCAAGGACGTTCCAGATAGCCCTGCCACCCCTGCTTTGTGTGCTACCTGCTTGTAATATAAATCCCGGAATGTTTAGCATCAAAAAACGATAAATCATAGGCACTATTCCGTGTCCCTGATATTGGGGGTTAACTGATGCCATGTCTACTTGCCATGCTGGTTTACCAGGAAACTTTCCAAACTGTCAAAGGGCGACTATTCTTTTCCGGTTACGCTCGTCTTGCCTAGTAACATATACATCACCCTCATCGGAGTCAGGTTCATGCCAATACACATCGAGACTCTTGAGTTTACCGATGTGTTGCGCATCACTCGGAACACGTTTTACTGTGAGTTCGGGATTGCGGCTGAATTCGATTCTGGATACCATACATTTATTTATCCAAAGTTAATAATCGGGCACCCGCTTAACTTTGATGCAGCATACTCTAAACGAAACTGTTCTCTTAGTTTTTTGTTTTTACTCCATTCAGCTACTTTCTTTCGTGAACCGTATGCTTCCTTGGGAACATATTTCTTGATCCACCGTGCAGAATCATATAAATGCTTGCGATCCCTATAATCTGCGCTTCTAAGAACGCCGTGATTCACGGCGTTCCCCACTGCACCAAAAAGATCATTAGAAAGCATAGCTTCTAAAAAAGGCCCTGGGAGAATACCGTGTAGTAAATATCCCTCTATTGCGCCTGCTAGATAACTATCTCCTATCGGTGCGGGGTAGCGATCTTGAAGCTCATCTAGATGATCATAACCAAATGTAGTTGTCATTCTTGGTATCCCAATACTCTAATTACCTCTACTGAGGATTTCTTTAAGTACTCTAAGCCTTGTGGCGATGTTTTGCTGCTAGGCCAGTCTTTGCCGTAATAAACTGTTCTGATTCCACTTAGTGCAATAAGTTTTGCACAATTTTCGCAAGGACTGTGTGTGCAAAATAGTGTAGCACCATCCGAACTTTCGGTTCGTTTGGCTAGCTTAACAATCGCATTAAACTCAGCATGGTTTACTTCTGGTTTGGTTACTAGTGCATAACGTTTTTCCGAACGAAAGACTTCACCAGTTTTCCTGTAGTGTATCTCTAAAGGCGCAACAAACTCATTGGTATTTAATACTGCTACATAAGCCTTATATGCTTCTTGATCAACTTCTACGTCTGCTTCTTCGACAATTTCTGTATAAGGCCATTGTTCTTCGATAGTGTCTGGGTCAAGCCAACTTCCTGCATCCGGAGACATATACTCTCTCGTTTCGCAGCAATTACCCCAGCCGCTGGGGGTACCGTTATATCCGATTGAAATAATGCTATCATCCTTAACAACAATAGCTCCTACTTTAGCGCGTACTGCTGTACTACATTCTGCAAAGCGGAACGCTGTGTCCATGTAGGCTTTAACTATTTTGATTTTCATGAAACTTATTCCAATAATGATTAAGTGTGTCACAGCACTTGCAGCACTTGACACACGCTCCGGTTTCTTTTTTAAATTCCTCTAAAGTTTTTTGTTCTGTATTCTTTACATCTTCAGTGGATACATTCCCGCAAACACAAACTATCACTGTAGCGTTACCCTTTGTATTTCTCAGTTAAATAATCTTCGTGTTGTTTCCAAATACCATTATCTACAAACCCCCACTCGCGTAACTTGAGTCCAGGTATAAATAATGTCCAAGTATCGTGATCAGGGTCAAGCTCAATCCGATGCAAACTACGAGCACCGCAGATTCTAAAATGCCCGCGGCCTCTCCAGAATCGTCCTCCTGGAGTATGCTCCCAATAACCACCACGCAGTATAAAAGTGAAATAAGGCCAAGGATGATCGTGTAAGTCATCAGGGTCTCCTTTATGAAAATTATGCAAAAATATGTTAAACGGAAACCATGAAGGCCGATCTTTAAATAGCAAGTAATATCGTGTTAAATAAGGATCAGAACTTTGTCGATCGAGAATAACTCTTTTGCGGTCACACTTTTCTAATAAGTTTAGTAATTTACTCATATACTTATTTTACTACCTATTTGTATATGTGTCAACCTTTATTCTTTCTCCGGTTTTGTGTCATATTCGCCATGTTCTTGCGCTATTTCAGCGAGTTGGTCGAGTGCTTCTTTGCGCTTCTTGTCTTCAGCTCGCTTCCGGAATATTCTATCATATTCATCGTCGAACTGTTTTCTCGTCACTGATAGTGGACGAGGGGTGTCACCTTTTCCTGCCATTACTGTCTCCTTTATTCTTCTTTGGGTTTCTTTAGAAAGTCGAGCATAGTCTGTGCATCACTAACTATGAACGGGTCATTTTCTGCGTTATCCTTAAGACCTGGCTCTACCCACATCATTTCTACTACGCCATCTCTTACAATCATGCTATAGCGCCAAGAACGCATACCAAAACCAAGGTTGTCTTTGTTTACCAAAAAGCCCATCTTGCGAGTAAACTCACCGCTGCCGTCTGGTATAGGCTTAACGTTCTCAATATCCAGGCTTGTTAACCAAGCATTCATAGTAAATGCATCGTTTACACTTATGCAGTATACTTCATCAATACCTTGCTCTTTAAGCTGATCGTATGCAGCTTCGAATCCCGGCAAATGGGTACTAGAGCATGTAGGAGTAAATGCGCCAGGAAGTGAAAATACAGCAACTCGCTTGCCCTGGAATATATCTCTACTTGTTACATCCTTCCAAGCAAAGCCTGGTGCTTCGTCTGTTTGAATCCTAGTTTTAAATGTTACTTCTGGAACTGTAACTACAAATGTTTGCATGTGTGTCTCCTAATTAAGTTTCTTCATTGTGTTTTCAAGTATCTCTCGAGCTTGTCTAAAATCATCTTCGTCGTTGTATAAACCCCAGCTAAGTCTAACAACTCCCTTACCTTTTGAAATCTTATCTACGTAAGGGTGAGAACATAGTCTACCTGTTCTGACTGCCAAATTTGTTCTACTAAGCAGTGTACTTATATCTGAACTATGGTGATTGTTGGGAATAAAGGTTGCCATGGATACCGATAGTCGAGTGCTTGCGTCAGACCGTCCTACAGGAGTTAGGCCAGGGATATTTGCAAAATACTGCCTACTTAGTTTAAATTTGTTTAGGTAAAGATCAAGTATTTTTTCGTAACCTACATAACTATACATTTCAGCAATCTGCCCAAATCCAATTATAGAAGCAATGTTTGGTGTTCCAGGTTCATGCTTGCTGACACCTGTCGAATATTCAATGCCATCAAACGTAACATTTGCTACTGCGCCGCCACCAAAGTATTGTGGTCTCATTTTATCTAGATTGTGCTTAACATATACCGCCCCTACTCCGGTTGGGCCGTACATCTTATGCGCACTAAACACCAGGTAGTCTGCATCTATTATAGTGCTAAACAATCCACTAGCTATTCCAGCTGGCAAACAATACGGCATTCCTTGACAAGCATCTATGCAAACCTGATGCCCTAAGGATCTCGCCATTTTTATTAATCTGTCCGTACAGACATCTACGCCTGATACGTTACTAACCATTGTTATACTAAGTAAAGAACCAGCAGGTGCTTCTTCAAGTATTTCTACGGCTTTGTCTATGTTAATTGTGCTTCCCGAACTTGGGATAACACGTAATTGGTTATTATGCACTGTCCGGCCTTGAGCTAACCAAGGCACTATGTTTGCATTATGTTCTAGTTCTGTTATGATAACTTGAGGAACACTTTTGTTCCAATTTGCTACCATGTTTAATCCTTGCGTAGCACCGCTAGTAAACAGTATATGGTCTGCTGTTGTTGATAGAAGCGATGCTACTTGTTCTCTTGCTATATCTACGGCTATCGTAGCTTGCTCAGACAAAGGATATTCACCTCTACCTACATTAGCTCTATATTCAGTGTAATAACGATGCATAGCTTGCAGAACAGAATCGTGCGTTTGTGTGCTAGCTGCACTATCCATATAAATTAAATCTGGATTATTTTTAAATATAGAAAAATACCGTTTGTTAAAAATATTTTTCACACAGCCTCTATTTCGACCAGAAGCGGATGCCCTTTGTGCCTTATAATTAAACTCGCCTCATGGAGTTTTTGTTCTGCTACTTCGTAGCTGTAAACTCCTGCTATACCAGATCCTTGTGTATGCACTAGCATAGTTATATCGTTAGCTTCGTCGATTGTCTTGTTAAATATTTCAACTAATAGCTGAATAACAAATTCAACAGGCGTAAAGTCATCATTGTGGATTATTACCTTAAATCGACTAGGGTAAGAAATATCAACTGATTCTTTGGTTTTTGTTTTAGTGTTAGCCATTTGTACCTCTGTGTGTAAAGTTAATGGTCCCTGCTTGAACAGGGACCATGTTGATTAAGATTTGATTTCTATCTTCAGAGGTTGTAGTTCCTCTGGGACAGTTCTCACCAATCGTATCTTTAAGATACCATCACGCAAAAGAGCTTCTCGTACTTCTACATGTTCTGCCAAAGTAAAAGTGCGGGTAAAGTTGCGCTCCGCAATGCCTTTATGTAGGTATTCCACCGATACGTCTTCTTTTTGAGACAATGCGTTAGAATTACCAACGACACGCAAATGATTGTTTTCGACAACAATCTCTATGTCGTCATCCTTGAATCCAGCTACAGCTAACGTTATTTCGTAAGTGCTGCTGCCAAGGTCATCGGTAAGTTTAGCAATATTGTAGGGAGGGTAGCCTCCGTTACCTGTTAAGCAAGCGCCTGCTGCGTCGAACATGTCTTCGAACGTGCGATCGAATCCAATGCCTAGTTTACCTAATGGGGTGTTTTGAAGATCTCTCAATGAGAGTCGTAATGGTTTGCTTGTCATAGTGTATCTCCTTTAAGTTAAGCAAGATTTAATGTAACACAAATAAACCCAATTGGCGTATTATTTGTTTTTGTTACAACTTTATTTATCTTTGGATATATGCTCTTGTTCTAAAATCTAGAACTTTTGTGCCCGTGTTCTTAACCGTTCGTACAATGATGTCATTGTATCACCAGAGCCAGCAAACTTTTCTACGGTTCCGTCACTGTATTCTAATGTAAAGCCTGCTGTTATTCTGGAATCGCTGGGGTGCGCAATGTCTACGATTTCTGTAATTTTACGCACATGATCCAAATTAATTAATGGACCTTGCATGTTAAAGTAATTCATTAGTTACGCCTCATGTTAGCTATATCTTTTGCACTTTCTTGATCAAACACAGGTACCATATTTGACTTATGCATTGTAGCAATACCCAACAACTTGCGCTCACCGTCGTAAACTTTTGGTTCTTGTTTACCAGCGATACCCACACCTTCGTCGCTTTTACTAGGATATGGTTGTGTCTCTCGATAATTTGTAGTTTGAGGAGCAGACAATGTAGGTTGTTTCAATACACGTTTAGTCTTGCCGTGCAATTGATCGATAAATTCTTCTAAGGTAATAGATGGAAACCCGCGTTGCTTGTTCCATTTGTTTTGTGCGCGCCACTCTTTAGTCCACGATTCTTGCTGTGCTCTTGTATACTTCACTTTACGCTTCTTGGTGTTGATAGTTGAATACTGGTGACCTAATAGGTGCATTGTCATGTACTATTACTCCTAGTAAAATTGTAACTATATATACTATATTACTAGGTTAATAGTAACTTGTCAACCTATTTTTATTCTTTTGAATTCACGCTCTCTGCCGCTATATAAGATAAACTTCCACCAAGGGCTGTGATCAGGTAAGCGGTATCTTACATTATAATCATGGAAAACCCCGTCTTGATCTATCCAAGCAAAGTGATATCCTGACCAATACTTACTTGCTATTGCCTCAATAGATCCGCCCTGCGATATACGTTTCTTTACACTATAATACCAACAGTTACTTTGTTTAATAAATGGTGTTATAGGTAACAACAAACACCAAATCAAGATCATCCAAGCTGTTATTAAGTACCGCTTCATGTTTCTTTCACCGTTACACTTACGCGAGGTGATTTTACATTTATTACATCGTGTTCAAGTGTCACGTTAAACTTGTACCATAACTGTGATTCGAATTGAGTATAAGCTAATACGCGATCCTGTTTGTACCAGGTGGTTATTACATTGTCACCACCTGGTGTAATAATGTAATTGCATTTGTAGTCTTGATCACAAAAGTCAGTGTGCTTAGGTAAGTCGTTAAGCACTAATTGATAGCGTACAATAATTGGCGTTTTGTAGTAGGGCTGTAAGAACTCGTATAGCTCTGGGTTTGCTTCAAAGCTACCGTACCCGTATTCGATACGGTCGAAGGTACAGGTACGTTTAAGGATTGATTCCGGATCAGAGTCTAATATATCATCCGGTAATTGTGGAAGGTCTACTTCGTAGTAGATTTGTTCTGTCTCTTTTCCCATTCTTCCTCACTACCTGGCAAGCGCCAAGTCCACCATGCACCACTTGCCATAAACAGTGCTGCCCAAAATACAGCAACAAGGTTATGTGTAGTAAACCACATAATGACTACAGTTGTAGACATCATTGCTACCATCATGTACTTTGCTTTGGTAGGAAATATTTTCTTTTCAGTAAAGTTTGTTAAGAACTCACCAAACCAAGGATGGTTATATAACCAGTCGTGCATTTTTTCACTTGATTTAGCAAAGCAATACGCTGCACCTACCAATGGAATGCTAAAAGGAATACCTGGTAGTATAAATCCAATATAAGCTAACACTAGACACAGCATTCCTGCTGTGTACCATAATGCTTTTTTAAGATCCATGCTTTTCTCGATAGTCGCGAACGGCGGCTTTGATAGCATCCTCAGCTAATACACTGCAATGTATTTTAACTGGCGGTAATGCTAGTTCTTGAGCAATTTCTGTGTTTCGCACTTCACTTGCTTGTTCTAGTGTCATTCCTTTTACCCATTCAGTTAGTAGCGAACTTGATGCAATAGCACTGCCGCAACCGTATGTTTTAAACTTAGCGTCTTCGATTAAACCATCTTTACCAACTTTAATTTGTAGTCTCATTACGTCACCACATGCTGGCGCGCCCACCATTCCGGTGCCTATGCTATCTTCTTTTGGATCAAACTTACCAACGTTGCGCGGGTTTTCGTAATGATCTAAAACTTTATCACTGTATGCCATTTTACTCTCCGAATGTAGTGTTTAAGGCGCTAGCTAATCTATCGCCTAATAGTTTATGTCCTTCTAGAGACAAATGAGCCAGGTCTGTCCCGTGTAATTGATATTCTTCCAGTGGCTCCGGTGCTAATTCTGGACAAATTTCTGTTAATTGTATATCTTGATCATCGAGTAATATGCTGTATGTTTCTAGCAAATCTAACGCATACCCAGTCCATAATACTGTAAAATTTATATTACGTGAGTTTACAAATTCCCGAAGCATAAGTAATTTGTTACGCTCTATTTCTAGTGCATGGTTATAGACAGTGCCATACATTTCGTATGCTCTGTGGAGCTCAGCGTCTTTGCCTGGTTGCCACTTGTGACTGTCTGTTTTCCATCGAGTTATCACTGTATTGGTTTCCGTGTATTCTAATAATGCATTCTTCTCGTGTTTTACCCAGGGCCAGATGGAGTCCATGTACAGTTTTCCATCTGGAGTATCAGTTAAGGACCAGCTTGCAAATTCAGTGCGGGTTGACTCTGTTGGTTGATAAACTATAATATCGCCTGGGTCCATGCTGCCGTTTAAGATAGCACTCATTATAAGTCGAATGGAACGATCGTTGCTGCCACAGCCACCAGCTAGATGTCTATATTCTATACCCATCTTTTCGCTAGCAAACTCACCGTATACTTTATCTACTTCGGTGTAATTACTAAAACTGCAACCAGCAACGAATAGTTTTTTCACAGTTAGCGTGTTTGGCTTCGGCGCCTTGCTACATTAAACGCATAATCGGCATCGATTATTTTTCTACGCTTACGCTTTGACTTCATCCATTTTAGACCAGTAGGACGATTAGCTGTGCCTGCTTCTATGCCCGCTTGATTATCACGCTTAGTTCTTTTCTTGGCTTGGTCACGTGCCCGTTTCTTTCTTGAGCTGTCTTTTTCGAAAAACTCGTGTCTTGCTAAATCTTTTTGTCTGTTATCAGCTTCTAAGATCTTCTTGAGTCTACGCAGTGCCCCATTAACATCATCGTTCCTAACAAACACACTTGCGCCTGTTATGATAGGTTGATTGTTATTTGACTTATAATTGTTCTTCATACTTTCCTCTGTATATTGTGTACTGTTTGTCTACTACTGGTCTACCTTTATCGTAATGCAGCGTAGGCTTTATGTCTTTGCTTACTGGATATTTATCGAAGGATATTTTTACTACCCCGGCTTCTTGAAGTTCTGGGGCTCTATACATAATACTAATAAGACTGTTATCTACGATAGTCTTTAACGTCCTTGCTCCCATGCCTGCTTTAGCACTTAGGCGTGCAACTGTATTATAATAGCTTTCGCTAAACTCAAGTATTATTCCGTCTAATTGTAATAGATGCTTTTCTTGGTCTATTAGGTTATTTTTAACATGCGTTAAAATCAATCGTAATTCTTTTTCAGTTAAGCGATCAAGTACACCAATGATAGGTACTCTGCCCATTAATTCAGGAATTATTCCAAACTTGATTAAATCATCAGTTGTAACATCGCTAAGTGTGTTTTCACGTTCTGCTTTATTTTTTATGTTAGCATTAAATCCAATATTTGTTTTTGACTTATGCCGTTTGTTTATTAATTTTTCTATTCCCACAAATGCGCCACCCAATATAAACAAAACATTCGACGTATCAAAGTCTATGTATTGGTTTTCAATCTTAAATGTGTCTACTTTTACTTTTAATGTAGTACCTTCTATCATGCGTAGCAATGCCTGTTGCACACCTTCGCCTGACACATCGCGAGCATTTGAGCTTGATTCTGACCTAGCTTTTTTATCAATTTCGTCTATATATATTATTCCGCGCTGAGCTTTTTCTACATCGTAGTTAGCAACCGAAAGTAGTCGCTCGATAATACTTTCTACGTCTTCTCCGATGTACCCTGATTCAGTTAATGTAGTTGCGTCCGCTATAGCAAACGGCACACTTAGCTTATTTGCTAGTGTTTTTGCGAATAGAGTCTTACCAGACCCAGTAGGACCAAGTAGCATAATATTACTCTTTTCTAGAAATATGTCATTGTCGTTATCTACGCGCTTGTAATGATTATACGCACTAACTGCTAGCATCTGTTTTGCATCATTGTGCCCGACTATGTATTCGTCTAAGTACTTCTTAATTTCTAAAGGCGTTAAGATGGCTTCTTCTTGCGGTTCCTGTTCAACCTCTTCTTCTATCTCGGTTTCTTGAACAATATTGTAACTAATTGTAATACATTCATTGCAAATATAGACAGCAGGACCAGCAATTAGCTTGTCTACGTCTGAGCGAGGCTTACTACAAAAACTGCATGTTAATTCTTCAGTAGACATTATATATCTTTATCCTTGCCCGGTAATGGCACAGCCCAAAAGCCCATTTTGTTTTTTAGATCAGCTTCCTTTTGTTTTTGTGTAGGCTTAGGCTGCTGAGCAAGCTGTTTGGTTAGTTCCTCTACTTGTTTAGTTAGAGCATCTACCCTTTCGGTGTCTTCGATTGTAACAACACGCGAAATGGGCTTTTCTTTAACTATGTATTCTATTTCTTTTGGTCTGTTTTTGAGGTATTCTTTTTCGGACTCCAAATCGGCTTTATCAGACTCGAGTCTATTGATGTATTGCTCAAGTCTTTCTCGCTCTCGCTTTGAAGATTCATCCAGGACCGTTGTTGTCGCTGACGGTTTGTCTGCGCGTTTCTCATTCTGTTTCTCATTTACTGGCTCGCTACTCTTTTTTTTTGGAGGTTCATCTTCTTCATCGGATGACGTATATCTTTTTTCTAATGATACCCCGTGATGAAGTAGTGTTTGGTTAGCTGCTATAATCATCATTATAGCCAATGGATCAAAAACAAATATTAATAATAGTATAAACAATCGAACTGCTTTATCTAATAATTCCTCTGAACTTTCCCCGTAAACAAGTTCAGCGACATATTTTAGTGGCCCAACTTTTAATTCTACTTGTAATTCTTTTTCTTTTAATGGAAGCAAATCATCTTGGAGTGTAGCGATATTACCTGATGCTCTTGTTATAATTTCTTTTAGATCTGCTCTTTCTTCTGCTTGGCTTTTCCTAACAGCAATTGCCCCATCTTTACCTCGAATCCGATCATAATCCATTAATGTTTGTACTGCTTGATCTAACTGCCGATTACAATATCTGCATCAGTAATTGCACGTTGTTCTCGCACCATTTGCTGTTCTATTCGTTTAATTAGTAAATTATTGTTGCCGCCTTCTGCTGCTTGGTCTAGGTGCGCTTTTGATAAGAATCCAAATATACCCATGCTAGTAATAAGCATTAAAACCACAACTGCACTAGTCATGTACACCTTCATCATGAATCTAGTTTCTTGCCAGTGCCTATAAAGCCAACTAGCTGTAACTAGTTTGCCTACTTCAAGTACTCCTGCCATGATGGCTATGGCAATTGCACTTGCACTGAAAATAGCCATAAGGCCTGCAATACTAAACCAGGCAGCAACGCCTGCTATGCTTAACGCGGTTATTAATGTGAGTATACCAAAGAACATGTATGTATTTACCATAAATATCGCTCTGATATAACAACATTTATGTAAACTCTACTGATTATGAGGGTACATACATAGCACTATTGCTTGGTGTTTCTCTAACCTCAAACTTAGTGCAAACTATTCCGCCATTTGGATAGTTATCTGGTAACCAAATATTGTTTAGATAATCACACAAGAACTTAGCTAATGCTTCACACCCAGTGGCTTCCACCACAACCATCTTAGCTAATGCTTTATTGTGCAACATTTCAAATGTTTCAAACTCGGGGTCGTCTTGTGCTACTAGCATAGTATGATCGAAGTTTTCTTTAAGGAACTCTTTAAACGATCGTAGACTACCAAAGTCCACAACCCAATTACGAGCATCAAGTGTTTCACAAGAGAACTCGAAGTGAAACCCTAATGCGTAACCATGCAATGCACTACATCCTGGCACTTCATTGATACTATATAGCTCATCCTTGCCTTTCCCACTTTTGCGATCTGCTCGCCACTGTCTGTAGCATACAGCAAAGCCTTCACTGGGTCCATATGATTTTGTTGAAATATACATTAAGCCTCCTCGACTCCTGCTTCTTCGTAGGTCATTGTCGAAATGCCTGCGTCTATCAACTTTCTTCTATTATTTAGATGTTCTTGTTCCATTAATATTTGATCCTGGCCAGTTCTATACTTAGCAGCATATCCTACGTCCACTAGTGTTTGGCAAAGACTAGTCCAGCGATCGTTAGGGGCGTCATAAAATTCAAAATCTGCAAGTATACGTCCGTATGATCCTTTTGGGTTATATGCTTTGCTTTTTAATCTTTGTATGCTACCTTCTGGCAGCATTTTCTTAACAAACTGTTCAGCAAGCTCACCGAAGTGTTCTTCTATTTTATCACTAGTGCGTGTTTCTGGAGTGTCTATGTCATGTAGTCTAATACGCTGGTGCTTGACCCAGTTATCAAACCCTAAGTCAATGTGTACGTCTATGGTGTCACCGTCGACTACGTGATCAATTATACAATTATATTCATAGATCATTTTTTCTTCCTTATGTTGCGAGTTGTATACTAGTAGTTTGTTCTAAATACATTTTAGCTACTTGATCAGAGCTAGGACATAGTGTAACAACTAATGCAGTGTTTATGCCAAACGAAGTGCTTGCACTAGTAACCAAGTAAGGATGGAACTGCACTCCCATTTGGCCATTGTCTCCTGGGACACTAACTAGTTGCACTGGCTTGTCTACATTATACTTACCATTTTCTTCGTTAACATAAGTCGCAATAAGTTCTTCGCCACTTAATAGTTTGATTGTTACTACATCGTTCTTTGCAATTGGTTTATCGATTAGCATGATTAATTCCTTTATGTTATATACATTATACTACACTTTAATTGGTCGGTCAAGCTGTTTTGACTTAAAATCCACCGTTTAGAATAGATTTTTGTATTTTTTAGTAAATATTAGTACGGACAGTTGATGTTCAGTCTAACAAGTAATATTGTGTGCCTCCCTCTTAGTATAGGCTATTTAGACGCAGAGTACTGCAACTAGACTGTCCAGTTTTTTACTTAGTGGCGCCATTATTTAAAAAATTATTTTTGTTGCAAGTTTGTAGCATTACCATCGCTATCTTTAACCACGACAAAATTATCAAACTCAAACTCCTCGTTAGTTATTTGTTTCCAAATAACCCATTGTTGTAACAATGTGTTCAAGGCACCGCGTGTTCCATGTAAATGTAAAATGTTAGCATCCTGGACATTACACCCGTTCAGTCTATCAAGTTGATGTACTTTACCATAAGCACCCAAGCTATTAAATGCAACGCCTGGAATTTGGTAATTCATTTCTGGCTTTAACCAGGTAGTATGATCGCGGTCTTGTGAGAACATCATTTCATTAAATATAATTTGTTCTGTACCCCAAATATCGTAATCCCAATCCGATGCATAGCTCCAACCTAGGTCCCATACTTCTTTAGTCATGGTGTCAGGATAATACCTAACCCCTGCATTAAAGTAATGATCAAACGCTAAGTTGTATTTGTTTTTAGCGTCTGGTCCTTGCAGCGATTTAGGGTCGGTATAATTAAATAATTGAAAGCGATCATACTTACCGAATACTTCTGTGGGGCTAATTATTAATGTGTCGCAGTCCAAAAACAACACGTTATTAGGGCTATCAATATCCCATGCTTCATAAACGCTAGCAAAGTTTTTATGAAATATTTCTTGATAACTTTCAACATCATCTCCAAAAACCACAATGTCAAAGTCTTCCTGGATGAATGTTTCTGCGCTATGTAAAACAATATTACACATGTCCTGGTATGCATTAAATAATGTTTGATTGTCTAAATTTTTATTATATTCAGCTGAATCGCCAATAATTTTTGACACTGCCATGCAAAGCAAATTACTCACTAGTATATCCTCTATATAAATTATTGTTAGGTCTTTCGTATATCTTATGTTCTTTAATGTAATTGTAAAAATATTCAGCGATTCGTTTGTGTCCGACTTCGTCTGGATGATTACGCCACACTTTATCACTCCAGTCGTTAGTAGCAGTAATAGACGTAAACTCTTGCATTGGTATTAGTCGTGGGTTGCCTTGTGACAACGGCTTTAGAAATCGATCAACTCCGCGTTTGTAATCGTCATTAAATCCTCCTGCCCAAGTTTGCAAGTAAGCTGTATTCCAATGGTTACACAGTCGCTGGGCAGAACCTAGTTCGTCGAAGGCATATTTCATGTAACGTAATTTATTTTCTTCTGTAGGTCTAAACCATTCTAATGCACGAGCTTCAAAATCTAAAACCTCGTCAGGCAAAATAACATCGTCTGTTACTTTTTGATACATGTCAGCGCCAGCGTTACGTGATACTGCTAACATGTCTATCTCGCGCCTTTCGTAAAATTCAGTCTGTAGAAATTTAGCATCTCGATAATATGCTGATGATCTTGCTTTTTCCCAATCCATGATGGGACTAAACTGCGCAAGTGGGATTATATTCATACCCATACAGTCGGATCTAGATGCAGCAACAGGATCCCAATGTCTATAGCTAGGCATACTGTATTCAAGTATTATTGTGAGATTTTCGCTAGTTCCGTATCTTTTAATATATTGCCTATGGAATTCAACAAAATCTGCGTGAACTAACCCAATCGGCTTTCCAGGTAAGCTATGATTCCAAACGTTGTCAACCTCTAATAAATTAGCTAAGGCAGTAACCCAACTAACAACGGCACCATCTTCTGCTGTGCGAGACTCAAGGCCCTGGCCAACGCCGCTGGCCATACTTGTTCCTATTACAACTAAGTCTCTAATCATTTAATGATAGCCTGAAAATTCTAACACATCGTCGACACCAAGCTCAAAGTACTCGCCGTCTATCCTAACTAATGCGTAAGTATAATCTATGTCTTCTCCTGTGTTACTTTTTAACCGTATATAAAAAGTTTGTATTTGGTGTGTATCAGCCGTATATGCTGTTAACTCAAATTGATATATTCCTGGTTTAATATCGTCACGATTCGGATCAATACGTAGAACATTGTTCTTAAGTTCTACAAAGTCAGGTAATTCATTTACATCGCCTAGGTCAACTTCTTTTACTGTGTTCGATATATTTAGTGGAATATATTTTGTTTTATACTTATTAATGAAAAAGTATTGATTAAAGTCCTTAGGCATGTTCCACAACATAGGTTCTTGCTTTGTAGGAACAAACATTGTTCTATTGTTTAAATGCTTGCCGTGAATTGCTTTATGTTTGTCATGAAAAGGTGGCCACGGACCAGTTAATGCATTCCTGGTCGCACTAAGTAAAACATAATCTTTAAGTTCGTGTGCATAGCGTACCATTTTTGTTTGAATATAATGTAGGCATCCGCTGGCGACCAAAGTAGCTGCTTGGTTTAAATCTTTAGCATGAGCGTAAATATCAATATCGCCGATATTTGAATTAAGTTCAACTAGATTGTCTTTGTTATGTATTCCGACACTAAGCACGTCAGGATGGCTAGCCGGGAATTCAACATCAACTACTTCGTGCCCTACTGGAGCAACCACTAGAATGTTTCTTTGTGTTAACTGCTTGAGTTGATCTTCGTTGAGTGCATCTTTTAAAGTATACAACAACACACACAATGTTTCTTCATCACGGTTAAGCAAACCGTCAGCATTGTCGATAGTTATTATTGATGCTTTGGGCGATACTTTTTGTGCTAGGACTGTGTCGACCTCACCGTAACAGTATAAGATAGTATCTTGGCCATCATACAATGGTATGAAAGGAAGCCTTGGCGGTAAAAATCTATTGGTTAAGCGATTGATCATATAGTTGTTTGCTTGCTAAATTTTTTGCTTTAGCTTCGCATTGAATATCAAATTGGTCCCAAAAGCTAAGTGCCCACTCGTTTACTTTCTTGTTAGGATAGTATTCACTGTGTGCGCGGAGTTTTTGCTTTTTAAAACCTTGCTCCAACAAACTTTTGATATCATGCATATTAGTATGCTTACTAGCATCATCAGGTAACTGCTCACAACGGCTGTAACTATAATGAATGACAGGGCGAACACCGCGCCAGCTGTCGACCACTGCTTTAACTCGGTCATCGTTTGCCTCAATATATTCTTCATCGCGTATCCAGTGATGGTGTACGTCTAGAACTAAAGCTAAATGATCTTTTAATTTAAGACTTTCGTCTAGACCCCATTTCATTTCGTCGTTTTCTATTGTCATAGTATTACGGGCAACTGGGCTTAGTCTAGGTAGTACCTTAACGATACCTTCTGCACCTTGCTTACCGGAGATATGTACGTTAATCTTAAAGTCCATAAACTCTTGACCATAGCCCATTAGCTCTGCCATGTATGCGTGGTACTCTAATTCTTCGATGCTTTTTTCTACTACGTCAGGTCGATCACTTGCCAAAACAGTAAACTGACCAGGATGAAAACTAAGACGAACATCAAGCCTACGAGCGGTTTCGCCCACTCTGGCAAGATTTGTCTCCACATATCGTCGAACTTCTCCTCGACGCCAATGTTGTCCCCACACCGACTGAGTGAAGCCAGGCAAGCAATCGCTACCCAACCTAACCATGCGCATATTTTCTGGTAAACTGCCTGCATATTCTACTAACCTTTGGTACGAAGCAATGTTATGTTCCATTAACTCCCATAGTCGCTGGTACGCAACATCCTTGGTTTGATTGTTAAGCCAAGTCATTGTAGTACTACGAGTATTTAGTGGTCGTTGTAGTTCCTCTAATAATTTTTTAGGCTGTGTTTGATCAGGGTCCATGTACTTGCAACAAAACCCCATTCTCTTAATAGATTGATTAAAGCTCATTGTTAAGTAGTCCCAGTGCTCGGTCTGTTGATTCTTGTACATCATCTTGTTCGAAAATGCTCATGTCTAATGCAGGCTTAATGAATGCGCGTAATACCATAACACAGTAATCATATAGGTCGTCCCATGATTCTGCAGACATTGCTATAGTGTTTTCAGTGCAACTAACAGGTTGCATATCATCGTCGTAATGCACTTCGTGTAGGCCGTATGTTGCAGTACCACAGGGGTGGGTTTGTTTGATTATTCGTATGTTCCAAGACATAATACTACCTTAAACTGTTAGATTAGTATATAGTATACAGTATAAAGTGGATCAAGTCAACCAAGATCAGATAAATATGTTTAAATGCTTTAGCTCGGGGAGTTTATGAAATTTAAAGAGATACTAGAAGGCTGGTCTACATTGCCTAAGATAGACCGTGAACGCTATACAGATATACCCGGGTTAGAAGGCCCGTTTATCGCTAAGAACGGTAGAGTATATTATTACGATCCACAAGAAGGCAAGTATTACGACCGTGACACTGACATGTACCTGAGTGATGAAGAAGCTCGTGAAATGGATGAAGGCATCCAAGAGGCTCATACTCCTGGTAACGTTGATGAAGCAAGAACTCCACATGCTCGTGCTAGTGACCCTAAGCCCAAGACCAACAAGCCACCCAAGAAGGGCAACACCAGTCCACACCCAATGCGCAACAAGATGGTAGGTGAAGCTGCTAACCGTGCTTGGAAGACTAGAGCAGGTAAGTGGGCTAACCGTTTTAAAGGTGGCTTTGATTCTGAAGAAGCTGCACTTGCCCACGTTAACAAGGAAACTAGTCGTATGAAAAAGAACAAGGTTACTACCAAAGACCTAGAACCAAGACCAGTAGAAGAAAAGAAAAAAGCTAGACCTGCAAAGAAAGGTCCAGGTCCAGGTGAGAAACCAGTACCAAAGAATGCAGGTATAGGTAGCAGTGATGATTACGATAGGCTAAAATCTAAAATGAAAAAAGACTGGCGCAATCCTAAAGCTGTAGACGAAAGCCCAATGGTACTAGCTGGAAATGCAGCACTACACAAAATGGTAGCTACACTGTTTAGTGACTTCATTGAGTCAGATCCAAGCAAAGAACAACTTGCACAAATACTAAAGGTTATGGGCAAGAGCTTAGACGTTAAAGGTCAACGTAGCGTAATAGATCAACTCAAAGGCGCTATGTCAGAGGACAAATGTGAACACGAATACGACCCACATGATCCTAAGCGTTGTATAAAATGTAACAAGCCTTATCAGAAAGAATCACCTGGTGATGTTAACGAAATGTTCTACGGAGATGGAGCTACAGGTGTTAAGTTCTTCCACGTAGATAAAAAAGTACACAAATCACTACAGGGAACATTCCCGCAAGCAAAAATCTCACACAACCCAAAAAGGCAAACTGCTACAGTAACTTTTCCGAACGGGGTTGACGATGAGATAGACAAGAAAGTTGATTGGTTTAACAGCAATTGGGTTACACGATCAATGTATCTTTATAATAACGATTAAAAGGAGAGATCAATGGATTTCATTACTAAAATTACAGATTGGGTTAAAGCAAGATTAGCAGAGCGTTCAACTTGGGACGGCGGTGTTATTGCAGGCGTTAGCTTAGCAGTACTACTAGCAAGCCCGTTTCTTAAGTATATCGCAATGGCTGGTGTAGCTTACGGCGCATTCAGAATGCTTCAGAAAGAAGTAGCTTAATTTAACAGACACTATAAGTAGTTATAATGCATAACTACGTCAAACAACTAGACTCTGATATCAATGTAGATTTACTAGCTACTGAAATCAGAGATCTAGTTACTTCACAAAATTTATTAAACGAATTACAAATAAGTCTTACTAGTAAGACCGGCTCTAACGATTGGCTTGTCAGTATTGGAAGAACATCTAGTATAACAATGCCAGAATCAGAATACAACCAAATAAATAATTATTTAAAAGGCACTTACATTGAAGAATGTATTTTACGCTACCCTGAGTATTACCGTTGGCGTATTTTAAAAATGCTTCCCAAGACTGCATATTCTATACACGACGATAAGCTGTATCCAGACAAGGAAAGTATACGATTACACATACCTGTTATAACCAACCCAACTAGCCTAATGTACTTTTACAACGAAGATGACTGGACTGCGAAAATTTTTCATCTCGATGCCGGTAACACTTACGAAACAAACACAACACGTTTACACTGTGCAATAAACCACGGTGAAAAAGACCGAGTGCATATAGTAGGAGTTAAACACGCATGAACTTAGATATTTGGTTAGGATGCAGTATTCCCATGGGAGCAGAGCTATTACATTTTTTCCCATCAGATCATATACAACAAGTTAGTCTGCAAAACAGCGACTACGTTTATACTAATCCTGGTGAAAATGCAGGATTAGAGTATACCTATCGATATATCAAGACAGATAAAAGTTTTTCAAGGCCTGATCTAGCGTATCCTACTATAGCTAGTAATATACTAGAGCATGACATGATTAGTTTTTGCCTTAGTTCATCGTCAAACGGCTGGGGTCTTTATTCTCTCACACAGTTTGTAATTCATGACCTCAATGAGGCACAGAAAAAATACGACAAGATAAACGTATTTTTTACCCCCACACAAGAAGCTAGGCTGTTTGGTGTTAGCGATGCCGGAGTTCCTACTCATGTACATCGAACTGAGCGAGGGCACGGAATTGAATACCAAGACGTGGATCCTAGTGAAGGATACGACCCGGATGTTGCATTAGCCATAAAGTACTATCCAGAAAGCTGTTCACAATATGTTAATACCGAAGTTATAAATCATTTATTTTTGTTGTGTAAAAGCTATGGTCTTGAGTTTCATGTGACTGAAACCTGGCTGGGTCTATCACCGTATACTTCAAAACTATGGTCTGATAGTAATATACTAACCGAATGGGCTGAGATACAAAAAAGATTGCCGAAGCCAAATCTAGTAGAGAACCGCTACGACCATGTTAACAGTAATGGTACATTAACCCAGGGACACTTCAGTGACACCGAACATATCTTGATCGGGGAATATATCGCAAGGCAATACATTAAATATTACAGATAGAAATACGTGTAAAGTAGATAAATAAGTAATATGAAAGCGATTGAATTTATCTATGAAGCCCGTAATCTTTTTGAGCTTAAACAGCTAGGAAGAACCTTTAATCATTTAGAAGATCTTGTATTCTTTTACGGTGCAGCTGGAGTTAAAGAAGCACTAGATCACTTGCGTGAAATTACACAAGATAAAGGATCAACATCAATACGCATGAAGTGGGATGGTAAGCCTACTGTGTATTGGGGTCGTGAAGTTGCAGGCGGACCTTTGCTAGTTACAGGTACTGCTGGTTGGGGACGCAATGTTAAGCTAGACAGTGCAGAAGAACTTTATAATTTTATTGCTACAGGCACTAAAGCTGCTGGTCCTGCTAGAGAGCAGTTTGCAAAATTGTTTGCTAGTTTATACGCACCACTTGATGCAGCTACACCAAAGGATTTTGTTGGGTTTGTATACGGAGACTTAATGTTTTCTACGCGCCCAGAACTAGACAACAACGGCATATATAACTTTTGTCCAAATGAAAACTCAGGTACATGTTACCACGTAAGTCAAGACAGCGACTTAGGCAAGCGTATTAGTCAAGCAGACGCAATGATTGTAGGACACGCTTACTATCCAGAATACGGCATGAACCAAAACGATCAACAACCAATAGATGATTTTAGTCAGTTTAATAACACTGCCCCAATTATCGTATTAGGTCCAGTATACAACAAGAAGCCAATTAAAGTGGATACTTCAGCAATAGATCAAGCTGACAAGTATGTGTCACAGCATGGCAAGAACATTGATACATTCATTGCTGGTGTCAAAGGCTTGTCTGATGTTAAAGAGATTATTTACAAGTACGTGAACCAGACTGCTAAAGCAAGGCAACTAGACAAATTAAGTAGTAAGCACTTTTATCAATGGCTCGCTAACAGTACTGTAAGTCAACCCAAGCAAGCAAAAATACAAGAGCTTGACCAGGCGTATAATAACGTCACTGAAGAAATATTCACGTTAGTTAAGATTATACAAGTGGCTAAGAACAGTGTAATTGATCAACTAGAAGATCAAGAAGGCGAAATTTGGGATACAAAAGGTGAAGGTCATGTTAGATACGGTGACGACAAAAAGCAGTTTGGTAATGTGAAATTTGTTCCTAGACACAAATGGCAGCCTGGTATTTAATATGAGATTTAAAGATATAACAGAAGACTTTGAAAAGAACAGTGCCTTGCCTAGCAACGATTCATACGAGACTGTGGGTATAATGTTCGGGCGGTTCAATCCTCCCCACAGGGGACATGCTGCTGCCTGGCAAATGGCAAGCGAAAACGACCATTGGTATGTTGGCACTAATAAATCTACTCAAGGCAAGAAAGATCCTCTACCATTCGACGTTAAGATTAAAGCAATGGAAGCACTATGGCCAGGCGTAGCTAATCACATTGTTGCAGAATCAAACCTGTTTACACTTGCTAGCAAAGTATATGCTGAACACGGTAAAGTACCGTTAACCGTTTATACTGATGAATCTTGGCTAACTGATTCCTTAGTAAAATATAACGGTAAAGAAGGTAAGCATGGCTATTACGAATTTGCTAGTATACATCAAAAGCCTACACCTCGCTTGAGTTCAGCAACCGATGTTAGAAATGCTGTTGCTGCTAACGATCGAGACGCATTTACAAAAGCGGCTGGTATAGATGCTGACACAATCATAGACGGTAAACCTTATTTTGATTTAGTTGCACACTATCTATTGGGTGTTAATGAATCAGAAAACGATAAATATAATATAACAGTTAACGAGAGTATTGATATGAAAAATTTAAACGAACTACGCCAGCTTGCAGGCTTACCACTAAGTGAAAGTGTTGACGAAGCAGCGGCAGTACCTTTCCAGGTAGGAAGAAGTTCATACTATGGTATGAGTGATGCTGAGAAGAAGCTAGCTGACATTGGGCGTTTGCTTATGCGTAATGCAGAAAGCGAAAAAGAACCAGAGCTTTCCAATGCAATGGCGCAACTAGGCGGAGGCTTAGCAGATGGTTCTGTTAGCGATCAACAGTCTCTAGTTGATTTTATTAGTAGTGTTGATAGTTCAGTGCAAGCTGGATTGAGCAACCAAGCTACTTTAGCAATCCGTGCATATAATGATGGCGATCGCGCTGCTGGTGGCGAAGAATCTGAAGGCGAGCCTGAAGATACCAGCGATGAGTTTGACGTAGCTGACGATCAAGAAATTCCTGTACAAGATACAGAAGACGACATGATGGATAGCGTTGACTTTAGTGACATCGCTGCTGAATATGTAAGCGAAGACGAGCCTGAAGCAGACGGCGACGATTGCCCACACTGTGACGGAACAGGCGAGCATTACTTCAGCGTAGACATGGACGGTGCACCACGTAGTTACGAATGCACCAAGTGTGACGGTACTGGCAAAGTAGGCGGCAGCTCAGGTGAGCCTAGCGAAGATGATTACGCTAACGACTATTCAGAAATAGACGAAACTGAAGAATCAGTTGAAGAAGAAGCAGTCGAAGAAACTTCTCAGAATGCTATTGATAGCGCAATGGCTGAACTTAGGCAACTAGCAGGACTATAACATGAACGAATTTAGAATCCTATTAGAGAAAATTGAGGAAGCGAACAAAAAGAAGTACACGCAGGACGATCTTGTGGCAGCCAAAAAACGTGTTAGGGACCTGGAGAAAGCATTGAGCAAGGAAAAGGATTTACTTCGTGCCATACAATCTTCTGCAGGTAAAAAAGTAGCCGGTTGTGTTGTTAAAGAACCACCAGGCAACACCCACACAATAATTACCCGCCCAGATGGTCTAGCAGTAGTGCATGTGTACAGCACCACTAGACCTGGAGGTCCAGTTTATTGGCACGATGGTAAGAAGGGCAAGCCAGCTATTAAGTTCTTCGACGGTAGCGTTGAAGAGTTATGTAAGTGGCTCAAAAGCCAATAACATAAACGAATTTAGAAAATTACCAACAGGAATATAACAATGAAGAACATGCGTGACCTAATAAACTTATTTGAATCTAGCACATTTGATAGATGGGCTACTGACAGTATGCGAGCAGTATATGATTCTATTATGCATCGTATTAAAATGCAGTACATGGACCTAGTTCAAAAGCATGGTCCAGAAAAGGTATTACAAGCTGTTGAATCAGCAGCTGAGTTTTATGGTGATAGAGAGCTAGACGAAATTGGTAGCAGTGATGTTCACGCATATCTTTCTTCGGTATTTAGTGACCTAGGCGAAGACTTAGACGCATGGCGGGACAGAGCAGACGAAGGCGAAACTAATACTGGTTCTAGCATACTTAAAGATGTTAAAGTTAAAAGCGACAAAAAAGTGGCCGCATACAAAGAGAAAGGGTTTAGGATTGGCGATGCGCCGCAGGTAAATGCATTTGCACCAAACGACGATTATCCTGCACCATGGAGAGCAGTTGGGCGACCAATGGAGCCATGGAGTATTTACAGCGATAATAATAAAACAGTAGCTACTTGGCTTACACAAGAAGAAGCAAAAGGTGCTGTAGCTGAAGTACAAGGCAACACAGAAGAATCTGTTATACGCGAAGATAGTGATATCTCAATGCTTGCTGATGAACTAGAAGAAATTGCACAGACAATTATGGAACTAACTGATCAAGCTATGGGCTTACTACCAAGTGGGCAAGTTAGAAATCGTGCAGAAGCATACTGGTACGGACACATCATGAGTGCTGCTGGTGATGATAGCTACGCCGGACAGAGCATGGCTACTATGATGGATACTGTTACAGAGCTGCGAGAAATGGGTGATGATGGGGACGAGTACTAGTGTTTAATTTAAACCTAGAAGAAAAAATAATAGACGGAATTAAAAGTCGTTTGTTAGTAGAAACGGAAATTATAGATAACAAAAAAGAATTAACACTAGTAACTACAAGTTACTTCGACGGTAAGGAAGTTAGTACACATAGACAAGACTTGTTACCATTATTTGAAGCATTCAAGAAGAGATTGAACAAATGAATGAAATAGAACGTATGCAATTGCTAGCTGGAATCATTAACGAGGACGGCGAAGAAGAAACAGCAAAAACATCGATAGGTCATACCGACGATGAGCGCACAGCTATTAAAAAGCAACTGTTTCAAATGGGCAAGTACTGTGTTGAGCTATACAAGATGCTCGACAGTGCGCCAGATAATGCAGACTTTCCGCATTGGTGGCAAGCAAAGATTATCAAAGCTAATGATTATATTGGTAGCGTTAAGCATTACTTAGAGAATGATATTAATGTTCCTGATGCTGACCATCAAAAAGACAACGTAGTTGTTACACCAGACGCTGAGGATTTTTCAGATCCAAGCGGCGTATCTTAAAGCCAAGACGTATTACGAACTAACTCTCTAGCGTACTCTGGCCAAAAGCGGCCTGCTCGTGGTCCATTGTTACATGTACCATCACTTTCGCCAGGCACCTTAATCCATAAAAAAGCATCGCAGTTCTCATTGTGTGTATTTAAGGTAGGTGCTGTTCCTAAACATCTACCCGGAGGGTTACACCAATTATTGCCGTAAGGCCCATTACCATTGCGACTAGTATCTACCACAAAGTTACTTACTAGCGCATAATCTCCAACTTGACCTCCCCACCGCATACTTTCTTTATTAGTGCGAAAGTTACTAACATTAATACTGTACCCAGAAACCCCCTCTACATATACCTGGTTGAATAATGTTCCTGCTTCTTCAGCACTCAACCAATTGCTGTGTCCTATATCTATATAAATTAAAGCAGAACTCTCCTCAGTTAATATCTTGATTGCTTTCTTCATTAATGATAATCGTTTTTTTCGTTGTGCTTGTGTCATCATTGTACTATGCGGTATTGCGTCTGGTTCGAATATTAGAATGGGTTTCCTACTTCCTATACCGCTAGCTACAGCATGAATAAATTCTAGATATTCTTTGTCGTCAGCAGCGCCACCTTTACTGTGATTACCCATGTCACGATCAGGCAAATTGTATATCACTAGAACAGGCTCAGCAGGAGCAACACGCTTCATCAGTCGCACTACTCTCTTATGCACATTCGCTGCCTGTCGACGTTTTTTATTCTTGCGGGTTCCTAACCAAAAACTAGTAGGATAGTTAAATATCTTTCCTGCTTCAGGGTATTCAGCCCTATAGTCTTTTACACGGTCAAAATCATTAATATAAAAATTAAATCGGTTCAGCATATATTAAGATTTGACCCTCTTGGCTGACCTGGACATCTTTTTAAAAAACTTGTCTCTCTTTTCTTTTGCACGTTTTAGTTTAAATTCACTTACGATGTCTATAAAGTTAACACCGTTTAAATGATCTACTTCGTGTAAGAAACACCGAGCATCCATCCCGTCCATCCATGTCTCTACTATAGTCTCGCCATCATTTTTTGTATAACTAACTTTAATTCTTTCGGGTCTAGATATTGGTATGTACAGCAACGGCCAGGACAAGCAACCTTCTTCTATCAGGTCTTTACCTTCTGTTTCTAAAACTGTTGGATTGTACACACCTATATCACCTAGGATGCTATGATGCATCACAAACATATTATAGCTTGAGCCGATTTGAGGGGACGCTAACCCTACACCTAACTTACCGTGCATAAGGTCAAGCATTTCTTTTTCACGTTCTACCCAATCAGTGCCATCGAATGGGTCCAAAGATGCGCGTTTATGCAGGGCTGGGTGGCTTGGTTCTACTAATTCGCATTTCCCATCATCTACAACTAGGGTGTCTAATACCAAGCCGTCAGATGATGAATATTTGTCATAGGGATTATACTGCTTCATAATACCGGTTCCTGTGTAATTTGTCTGTTGTATGGTTTGTTTATATATAGTCTGTAGTTATGTTCTAGCACATCTGCCATTTCGTTTATCATTTTATTTAATTCTTGATCTGACAGACTACACAGTCTATTTATTTCTTCTAGAATTATTTCTAGTCTGGCTTCGTGATCCTCACAAGCATCGTAGCTTTCGTCTATCCACGGCGAAAAAGTCTGATAGCCCCATTCTCTTATCTTAGCTAACGAGTGTGGAGCACCGGCTATTATAAATGGATGTTTGTGAAATATGGCTCTAAACGTCTTTTCGGTTATAGATATATCATCTTTAAATATAAACGGTGCTAGGACAGAGACATATTGCCAATTGTTTTCCCAGTGGTGCGGAGGATCCTGTTCTGTTCCGTTAAAGAAGTATGTTTCACTTACTACACTAAAATAAGAATTCTCGAATAGAGGGTATAAGCTGGAATCAATCATTGACGTGTGGCTAACAGAAACTATATCGTCGTAATCGAGCAGTAGAGGCCATTTGTCTTTGTGCTCATTAAGAAAATCTTTAATTGATGGAGGGAAACTATCTATTACGATGTCAGGCGTTAGTGGATCAAAACCGAATGAAACAAAGCCTTGATCAACCAAATTTCTTTCGTGGAGTCCTTTTAATAACATTATTCTATGTACCCTAGGTACACGATTAAAACACAAGAACTTCTTTTTTCTAACACCAGTACTTATCTTTGGCTGTGTATGCTGCCCGACTGGCATATCAATCAATGAAGAAAGTATTAATGGTATTGCTCTAACACCCAACTCCTCACAATATTCGTAGTAATAGTCTGCCACTTTAGGATTTAAACTTGCTGCAAACAGAAACAATCGTCCCGGTGGTATATCTTTTGTTAGGTTATGTAGTATTTGTATGTAGTCTACAGACAAGATCTCATCACGTAACAGAAACACATACTGATGATCCTCTAGTAAAGTGTTTAAATCCTCGGTGAGTTGAGGATTTAGTCGGTTCAAGAAGTCATCGTATAAAGCTATTTTGTGTCCGTGCTTTTTTAAATTTGGGTATATGTTATAGATATTATTCATAACTATATTTAGTATACCTAGGAGTTATGCTCGTGTTCTTTAGGCTACACTTAAGACATCAAGTGGGTAATTGTTTAATCTTTCATATGTTTACAAGTTCCACGAAAGCGAAAACCAGGGCAAGAACACTTGTCTTCAGTTACTGTGTATATTTTTCCGTTGCTGCCTTCCACTTTACGAGCGTTTTTCGGAAGTGCTTCCTCGATAGTTTCCAGGATCGTAAACTTGCGTCTTGCTTTATCAAAACGCAAAGGTCGATTAAATTTAGTGTAACCAAAGCTGTTTTCGAATGCAACTAACTTTCCTGCATTGTTAACCCAGTACTTGTGGTTAGGAGTGCTTTCCTCCCACTTAGTTATTTCCTGTAATACTTGCATTACCGAGGATTCTCACCTTCATAAAAAGAAACCGATTCTGAGTAGTAGCCGTTTGAAGTGCCGAACCAACGTATAGTAACACCACCTTTAACTGTGTCTAACTTGTAAAACGTCCAAGTATGAGAGTCATCGGCATCCACGGGTTCATTGTCTCCGTTACGTAAAATGTGTTCTGCGGCGATTAATGGATCGCCATAAGGTTTAGCATCAGTCGAGATCACTTCTTCAGCTACAACTATAGGAGAACCTATAATGTCATCCCAATCTCCGCAGATGTCTTCAACATAAACAGCTTCACAGCAATCCTGAAAATGCTGCATCGTGAATGTTCTGCCACATACCGTTTTGAATACAATACAGGCATCGTCGCTGTCTATGACACTAGCAATTGTTAATCCTTTCAGTGTTTCTATACCAACGTAATCAGTCATTCTACTTTCCCTCTAACATCTGCTGAGCTAACACAGCCTTAACTTCCTTCTCATCGTGCATTGCTACGTTTAGTATCGGGTAAACCTCAGACAGAATTTCTTTGCTATCTACATAGTCCGTCCTAACTAAGTAACCTTGGGCAACAACCTTTTCAAGTAGTGCAACAGGAATCAGGACATCTCCGTAGTCTTTTATTCGTGCATACTGCTTCATTACCAAACCCTCTCTAATTGTGCAATTGCTTGGTCCCGCAATGCTTCATCTGCAAGTGTAAGAGCATCGAGCAGCATTCGCTTTTCATGTCGATACACTTTCCAAAAATCTGGATCGTGTTGACTAATACTTATAGTATTATGTATAAGGTCAGCCACCTTGATTGTTTGTGCATCAGGCGGTGCCTCTGCTGAATGAGCCCTATCTATAGCCTTTCTTAACTCTCTGTTACCATCTTCTAGTTGACTAACATCAGTTAACCAGTTAACCAGCATTGCTACTTCCGACCCAAACTCTGCTTCAATTTCGCTGAGTGTTACATTCGTATCTTCCACTGTGTCGTGAAGGATAGCAGCAACCAGCATCGCTGTAGTGTGAGGGACCGTAGCAACAATTTTCGAGACTGCAATAGGGTGCGTAACATACGCTTCGCCAGTATACTTTCTCTTCTGGGTTCCGTGTGCCCTCGTAGCAAACTCTATAGCTCTGTCAATAACTTCGGACATTACTTAACTCCTGTTGTAATTGCTACAGCATTATCTTCTACAAAATTCTTTGCTGTTTTTAGTGTTTTGAAATACTTAGTGTTAGTTGCACCAAACCGTCCTTCGAACATCATGCGGGTAACAGTTACCTGATATCCGTTAGTCCCTGCGTCACGTATTCGAGCTAAGTCTTTACCGTCTAGCTTGCAGAAAATAGTCTTCCAAGGGCCAAGTGGTTTAGTAAATTCAACTAGCATTAAAATATCTCCAGGTACCATTCTTTTGTAATACCGCTTTTTCGCACAATGAAGTCTCGGCCCAGTTTCTTCTCTGCCTTTATAGCATCACGGCGTGATTCGAATATAAACCGTGTACCATAAAAGTTACTCAAAAATGCTTCTGTTGTAAACCTAATACCAGCCTGGGCCAGTTTACTACTAACAGTTTGAACTGGGTTCAAGTCCATTAAAACTTCTCCGTAACACCAGTCTGCAAGTCGCGCATCTCAAGTACCACGTAGTCGCACTTGACACTCATTGTTACACCACCAGCCCACTTGCAAGCGTCATCCCAGGTTATGAAACCCATGCGCTCCGTAACTGTCATGCCTTCAAGTGTACCAGACAAGAAGTACTTGGTAAACTCAACCCGCGTAGGGTAATACTCGTATGCTTTCTTGTCCATGTCTTATGCCTCAACACGATCGTGGATGGGAACTGCACCAGACTGGCGTGAACCAGCTATCTGCTCTAACTTGCGATTCCAGCGAGCGTCACTTGATGCAGCGTAGTTACCGCCCATCATTACGCGCTCTGGCGCTTGGTTGTAAATGTTAGCTGGAACTACTTTAACCGTTCCGGGGAGGTTACCCTCTACTACGTTAACGATCGGCATCCTGTGCGCATACTCGCCTGGATCAAAAGGACCATCAACATTAGCAACAAGGAGACAATCGCTTTGACTTGAAACACCGTTAGCAGTACAATCCATACCGCTTGAACGCAAAACATCAACTATCAAACCCATCTAACTCTACTCCGTTATTTAACCTACATGTATATAATAGCACCATTACAGTACGTGTCAACCACGTAAGTTATTGATTTCATTGGAGTTTTAAAATAATTTGAGCTATTTTTGGTGGATTTTGTAAGTCATTGATTTATAAGGAAAAAAATATCCAATAAAATCAATGACTTACATTTTCCGCCCTCCCGAGCTCATTCTATCTCTATTGTTTCTGTGATTTTTCCTTCTTCATATTTGTGTACAGTAACGGCTGAGAATGTTTTAATCACTACCCTAGCTCCACATGGGATTAGAGGGTCTACCCTGCCAGGACCACAATACACTATTTCACTCTCTCCGTGTACTTTTACTTCGTGTCCGTATATATTCTTGGAACCATACTTCACAGTAACAACGGGCTGGTCTGTACCATGCTTTAGGTTTTGCTTAATATAATTCTGATTAACGTGAATATACTTGCACTTGACCTTTGCAAACTTTGTCATTCTTGATCTAGTGGGACAATTTGTGTTTCTCCGTCGACAAGTTTAGTCCGGATGTAATTATTTTCCGCCAACAATATAAGAGTGGCATCAGCGCCACCTCGTACACCTGCCCGGTATGATATTATAGCTCCTATTAAAGAACCTACAACGTATGCTATTAGAATTTCCATAAGTTATCTCGAAATTTAAACACTGATTAACAGTATACTATATTTCAAGTACACTGTCAACCAGTTTAAAAGGTATTTATTAAGGTGAAACTGGCGCTGGAATCAGCGACTGTAATAACGTATTATTGTCAAGTATAACTTGATTATAATCCTTTATTATGTTTTCCGTAGAGTTAAATCCAGCAATTGCTGTATTTTCAGTTGCTGAAATACCGTTGTTGCTAACTGTAGTAATTTGCTGCATTCCTGCTTGGCTTACTTCCGTAACTGCATTTAGACCGTTTTGATAAGCGGTTCCTTGTGCATTTAGCCCAGCTAGTGAGGTAGCTTGTACTACTTCTAGATTCTGCTGATTAGCAAGTGCAGATTGCTGCCCTGCTACATTAACAGCTTCTATGCCTGCCATCCCAAGAGTAGCTACACTTTGCGTTGTTAACACTGATGCATTTTGCTGATCTTGGCTCAATCCAAGTATAGTGCCCATAGTGGTATTCTGTGAACCTAACTGTACCTTGGTTGCGTTGTCACTAGCATTTTTAGCTACGTCAGCTTGAATAGCAATACCTGCTATTGCTGCTACCGGAGTTGCTAACACTTGTGCCCATTTCAAACTTTGGCTTTCCACATATTGTGGTACAACCACTTTGTCTTGCGTCATTGCTATAGCCATTGTTGCTGCTACTGCTGCATTTTCGTCGCCTGTTGCTGCAACTGTCGCTAATGCACGATATCGTGCTTCTTGCTGCACTGAATTAGCTGTTGCTGCTGCCTGCATAGCAATATAATAATCCTGAGCTGCTTGATTTGCGCAACCAGTTGTAAACATTACTATTAGAGCTAACGAAAATAGTTTTATCTTATTCATTTAGATCTCCTAATTTTTATTATTTGTCGATCTGGTGCCACTGCCCAGGATTGTTAAACTGCATATAGTAGTTCCATTTATAGCCCGAGCGCTTTTTCCAGTCATAAATCTCCGTATAACGGTTTTCCAAAATCCATGTTGTTCCCCCTGAGGTATAACCTGCTACAGCATGGCCTTCGCCAGTTTCTGTTTCGCAAATTATAAACAATACGTCTTCCGGTTTTATACCGTCCATGTGTAATAGTGTCTCACATATGGTAAATGCATACCCGTCACAGTCATCAACAAAAATCTTGCCTTCAGCAAGTAAATCTGCATGACTACGCCAGTCTTCCATTACACCGTAGTTTTTGTCATCGTGTTTGTATTCAAACAAGGCAAAAGCCTTGTTTTGTAGTTTTTGTAGCTCAGCTGGACGCAGCTGCCTACCCCGATCATTATCCATGATTTTCTCCCATACGTTCTTAATTATATTGAACAAGTACGTTACTATATCGATTATTGCTTTTTGCACAACAACGACTCTGGGTCATCACGACATAGCTTGATATAAGCATCTGCGCGTAGTCGAACCTTTCGACCAGTCATAACGTTACTTTTTGTTTGTGTGTCCTCAATGCTACGCACCGCTGAAGTGTCTTCACACTTTAGGGATTCACACCAGGTATATTGATTATTATCTTCTGCGCATATATTACACCAATGCGCATTTAGGTTAGCGTGTGTTACTGGTACATCTTGAGGGCAAAGAACACTTTCGGGAGTTCTGTTGCATAAGTCGATGTACGCTTGTGGCTGGCCGTTAACTGGGGTTCCAGTCATTGGACCTGTGTGGGATTCGTTACTGCAAGCGGTTGTTATTATTAGTACCGCTAGAAAAAATATCTTTTTCATGTGTTATCCTCCCCTGGATAACACTATTTATCATTACCGGGGTGTTACTCCGAACTGTGCAAAGGTTTTCTGCACACAAACTGCTTGATAATATGCATCTGCAGACGCATCATGCAGATCTTCTTGAAGACCTTTGCGTGGATCTTGAGGCATCATCTTAAAGATTGTTCTACTATCAGATATCTGCCAGTATGCCCAATTAGTATGGATATCAAGCATCTTAAACAAATTAGCAATAATATTAATGTCAAAGAGAACGCCTTGTGCCCAAATTTCGTCAACGCCAACAAAATACTTGTTTATTTCTTTCGCTACTGTAACACAGGACTGGCGGCCAACTTCACTTAAGGCCCGTTCTAGGATTTCGGGATCTTGCTTGCTCCACCACTCTAATGTGCTTTCGCTAGCAGTCCGATCTAGCTTAAACTGTTCTTCTAAGCTAGGTAGCCAGAGTTGGCGAGTGTGCGGTTGCTCTGAGGTATAAGGATTAAACTTACATACACCGATACTTAAAATTACAGCCGTATCTTCTGTATCCAGAGTCTCAATGTCGATCATAGCATGAGTGGTCATTTTAAACCTCTAAAGACTTTACTAGGGGCAAAATTTCGTCCATGTGTTCGAACCGATGGCTTCCACCGTTAAAAGTAAGACAAGGGAAATAGCTGCTTAAAGTAGCAAATGTTTCTTGCGCATCAATAACTTCATCAGCTAAGTCTAATACCACAACTCCCTGGACACCAGTAACTGGGAATGGGTTTGGTCCAATGGGATAAGAGTCTAATGTGCTCTGCTCAAGGAAATATTCGTTGTCATCATAGTCAACGCCAGCACCCAAATATTTACGCAACTGTTGACCAGGATCTAAGCAAGGGTTAATAAACATACCAGGTTTTGGTATGTTTCCGTCGTCCCGCCATTGCTGTAATATTATGCTGTTTTGGAAAGCATTCTGAAGAGCTGCTGCCATGTAGCCGCCCATGCTAGTACCAATTATAATGTCAGGATCAAACTCCAGGGCGAAGTTGATTAGCTCTGTCAAAAGTACCTGGTATGTCTTGCCTGCATAATCAAGGTCAGGCCCAGCCACAGTGCCGATAGTAGATAGCTTCACAATCTTTTCTGAAGTGGGGTCAAATTTACTGCCGAAGCCGTGTATGTATAAAATCTTCATTTTTAATTCTCCTTATTGGGGTGTTGGATAAATTCGATGACGCTTAATATCCCATTTTTCTATAACTGGTTGGCCGTAAGCATCTTCGTCAACTGCGATGTAGGCAACTGTCTTGAGGACCTTACCGTAGCGGTATCCGTCACCAACCCAAATCTTGTGGGGGAAGTCCCAAGCTCCTGTCATGTCGTCTGTGTTCTCTGAGAACTCAAACAAACCGTCAACATCAACTTCGTTGAAACAACCAATAATTGTGGCGTCTCCTGAATCAAAGTAAACACTGGAAGGGGCAAATGACATAACAACTCCTAACTAATTAACCAACATATATATAATAACATATATACTATATATGTCAACCACGTAAGTCATTGATTTATAAGCACTTTTAAAATAACTTGATTTTGTAAGTCATTGATTTATAAGGGAAAGTTAACTATCAGTTATTACCCTGGCAAGAACGTTGGTTATTGCGAACGATGCGACTACGCAGATAAAAAATACTATCACTAGTCCTGCATCACTAGAATCCGCCATAACTGCCAACAACCAAAGACCAAAGTAGCCTATAACGATTGAAAAAAACCATGCTGCTGCCTGTAACATACGATTCTCCTAAAGTACTATGATGATACTAAACATTAACATAAACAAGGCTGCCCAGACTGCTAAGAAACCGAACGCCATAAGAATAATAACAGGACTCCAAATCGTATCCTCTACCCAGAGGAATGTATTGAACCCTATACAAGCAAATGCTAACTTTCCTAAGTACCACATCGCTATAAAACCAGAAAATAGTATAACTAATACTATACCTAGACTTTCCATATCACTTGAACGATTAGACATAACTGTTGCCTTCTATTTATTAATACAGTAGTAATTATAGCAAAAAAATAACAGTTTGTCAACCGTTATTTTACGGTTTTATTGGGTGTTCCTGCCATGACTTTGAACGCCATTTTCCCATTTAGCTCTCTAAAATACCCGTAATCCATTAGAAAGGGATATTTCTCAAGTGTAGCTAAAGTTGACTGCATTTCTTTACCGTCTATTGGCCATTGATTAGGCTCTAGGCCTTTGATGGGGGTAAGTTCTTTACGTACAATTTTTTCTGCTTCGCTAGGCTTAATTAGATACTGTTTAGGGTTGGCAGTAGCTTTGAGAAAGAAGCCTAACGCTGCTTTGCTCTTTTCGCCGTAGCTTCGTTTTGGTTCTTGTCTAATTATATCAGCTATTACTTTCTTACCTGTGATAGAACCGTCTGTGCCCGTTGCTACTGCTTTGCGTCCATTTTTATCTTTGTACAATATAGCAGCAACAACTCGACCGTCTTTTACAGCAATCTTCCACATCGGTATAGATTTAATAGCATCGGGACTTTCTGTTCCGGACCCTGCCATACCACCTATGTCTTTGTAGCTTCGCTGTAGTATAGAAAACACTTCATCTTTGTACTTGTCTTTTTTAGGGTCGTCACCTATTAAATTTATGTAACGTTCGGTAATAATGTTTTCTATTAGCATACAACTATTTATCGCTTTGCTGTATTTCCTTGTTCGGTGTACCTAACATAATCTTAAATTTCATATGTCCTTTTAGGGGCCGAAAATAACCGTAGTCTTTAAGGAACGGATAACGTTCCAATGTTAGCAATGCAGATTTAATCTCGCTTTCTTCAGCGGGCCAGTCATTTTGGTCTAATCCGGATATAGGTATAATATCCTTACCTGAGATCATTGCGGCTTGGACCGGATCAATTAAATAGTCTCTAGCATTTGGTGTTACTTTTAGGAATAGATTTAATGATGATCTGCTTTTTTCGCTGTAGCTTCTAGAAGCATCTCTGCATACCAAGCTACTAAGTGTTCTTTTGCCTGCTATAGATCCATCGGTGCCCGTTGCTATAGCTTTACAGCCGTTTCTGTCTTTGTACAATATAGCAGCAATAACTTTTCCGTTCTTAACTGCAACTGTCCACATCGGGAGTTTTGTTATAACGTCAGAATTTTCTGTGCCAGAACTGAGCAACCCGCCGGCATATTTGTAACTTTGCTGCAACAGGGTATATACGTCTTCCTTGTATTTTTCTTTTAAGGGATCAGGACCAAAAAGGTTCATGACACCAGAAGTAATATGATTAGCAAACATCTTACACTCTACATGCAACCTAGTCGAATCTATTTTACAGTGATAGGCGCATGACAATATTTATCACTGCGTTACACTACTATTATAGTGTCAGCGTCTCCGAATCGTCAACCTTTTTCTTTTCATTCAATGCATCAAGCTGACCAGCGCCTTTCATTGTTTCTTTTGTGTTGGCTATCATTTTCTCAAATGGATCTTGTTTGCCTGATTGTACTGCATCCCACCAATCACTATGCTGCCCAATTTTATCTAGGTACCAAGCAATTTTAAACGCGCTGCGAACGCGAGCTTGTTGCATATTGATGTGTCCGAAATCCTCTGGATCTTCTGGATTTCCTTCTTTGTATTTACGATTCTTAAAAGTCTCATCGTTGTTGTTTCCTGTGATGTCTGCGCGATCGTGAATGAACTCGAGTTCAATACGCTCAAAGATATCAAGCATGTATGCTATATGGCTTAACCATGTGTCGTTTTGTGCATTCATACTAAGATGATCCATAAGCATAAACCAATCGCGAGGAACGATAGGGAAGATAGCATACGGGTGGCCGTCGTGGTTATCTGTGGGCGCTAGTAGTTTAAACTGTCCATCGTACTGGTCGATTATCTTGTCCCATCCTTCTGTTACCATTAGGCCATCGTCATTCCAAAAGAAGATCCATTGTCCCTTAGCACCGCTAGCTAATGTGTTAACGTAAGTATGAAGCTGTGTGTAGCCTAATGGCTTAAAGATACTTGCACGACACTCAACACCCTTTTCTTTAAGATAAGTGGCTAACTCTCCTTGCAGCATAGCTTTAGTTTCAGGATCATCTTCGTCTATGCCTAGTAATATCTCTACCCTACTAGGGTCACTTGCTTTGTCTACTACAGTCTTAAGACTCTTTAAGAGTACTTCGGGTCGACCTCTTGTTGGTAGTATCACTGAAATAATATTATTTTCCACTTTGATTTTCTCCTGTAAATAGCTTGCGAATGTTCCCACGGAATGTATAATGACCTACGTGGTTAAGTGCGGTACGAGGATCTAAGTAAACTTCCCCTCCTAGTTTTTGCCAGCGTCTACAGAACGTGTAGTCTTCTGACAAATAACGCCTAGAATCAGGATCGATAATAGTATCAAACAATGCATACATGTATTGCTCAAACTTCATGTCTACATTAATATCATTTGCGTAACTAAGTTCAGGGTGCGCATCAAACATTTGCTGAATCACATCCTTTTTAATGCACATAAAGCCAGTGCCTGCATCTTTAAGTTTAACTAGGTTATCAACAATTTGTACTTGCGGGAGTCGATTTCCGTCTTCGTCAGTTAGAAACTCAAAGTTAACTACATAATTAGAACTATGACCTTCAACCGTATCTGCTGTTTCTCTTTCGTCGCGGCGTACTGCTTCAACAATGCTGCCCCAGTTCACAGCCTTTTTGGGGTATGCGCCCACTATTACAGGTTTATCATAAGCTACCATACGTAGCAAGTCTTCGGGGTTAAACTCAATGTCTGCATCAATAAAGAATAAGTGTGTTGCTTTTGGGTTTTCCATGAAGAAACTAACAAGCGTATTTCTTCCTCGTGTAATTAGACTCTCGTTTGCAAGTGTACTAATAGTATAAGGAATATCATACTTATTACACAATATACTTAATCGCATCATACTTCTAAAGTATGGCTCTCCAAGTTGTCCACCATAACAAGGTGTTGCAATGAAGATATGTTTTTCTCGCAATAGCCCGACTGGGATTTCGATTTTAGAATCAAGTAAACGATGCATAACATCACCGTCATTACTAGACGGTTGGACGGAAGGTGCAGTGCCTGTAGCAGCAATAGTGCCACTTGATGATGATTTTTTCTTTTGCGCGTTTGCTGCTCTGCGCTCTTTACGGTTCGCCATTAAATAATTCCTTTAGTGTGTAATAGTGTGTTATACTTATTTACTTACTATCTGAAAACAAAGTCAAAAAAATAGGCACAAAAAAGTGCCTATTTTCTCCTACCGTCTTATTATCGTTCAGGCTTGCTACTTACAAACTTATTAAGTTTTTCGGCTTCGGCAATCACATCTTCAGTCGAAGGCATCTCGCTTGCGCCTTTTGCTTTTGCTTGCAAAATTTCCTTTGCTTCTCTGACAAGATCTAATCTAATTTCATATGGTGTTTTTGACATTTTTATTTCCCTAACTAAGTCTACGTTATCAGTATTTATCCTAGCTAAAGCTGAATATTAACTATATGTTTAAATAAGCCAGTATTTACATGTCATGGTAGCGAATCAATCAACGAGGGAACTGGTAAACCCACCGCCTTATATTGGTCCTAAGGCAAGTTCTATCCGTCAATGCGTGTAGTAGCTGATCCTGTGTTAACATTATGAGCACAAGTTGCTTGACTAATGCCTTCAACTGACACAGGCCGGCCGTCTGCTCGAACTGTTGCACTTCCGGTTATAATGGTAGGGCTAGTATGTGGGGAGTTGCCGTGACTAGAAACAAGATCGCCGATATAACTCATCGGAACACCATCCACCCTTACGGTTGGAGAGCCTGGCCCAACTATGGTACCACCCCCGACTATATCAACTCCTACTCTTGCTGCTCCTGGCATATACTTATTTATCGACTACTTCTACGTCAACATCTTCAGACTCTTCCTGAAGTAGCAGTAATTTATATTCTTCAGCAGTTTCTTCTAAAGTTTTTACTACACTTAATACCTGACTTAGACTCATAAAAATCTCATCCTGGTCTGCTGTAAGCATGTAAGGTAGCATAAAAACTTGCTGAGTCTCCGGACTGTTGCCTCCGAGTATTATTGACTTTGGTTTGTTAAGTGTGAGCACTGATAAAGGATCATCTATCCCTCTAAGAGTTGCTATAAATTCTTGTCCGTTTCCTATTTTGATTGTAACTACTTTTCCAAGTAAGTCATTTAAATGATAAAACATTATAGTGTTCCTAAGTTTGTGTTGTTAATTTCTTGTTCAGCTAAGTATGCTCGCATACCCTCAAAGCCACCTTCTACAAAAACAGAACCGTCCTCGTAAATTTGTGGCATAGATTTATGGCCTTCTTCAATAACGAATGTGTACGCATCTTCGTCTTCTTCTATATTAACTTCAGTGAAGTCATAGCCTTTCTTTGTAAGCAAATTTTTAAGCATTACGCAAAATCCGCAATTGTTTTTAGTATATACTGTTAGCATTATAAACTCATCCCCTTGAATGTGTCTTCAGTTACGTCTTGTTTGGTTCCACCTATAACGTAGGAACTAATTTCTGTTTCTTGTGGTGCTACTTGTACATCACTACCAGAGATCCATTTTTGTGTCCACGGTAAAGGATTACTAGCTGTAGTACTATAAGGTGGAGTTAACCCCACTGCCCGCATTCTTCTAGCAGTAATCCACTCAACATACTGTTGTAAAAGTTCTGCATTAAGACCGATCATGCTACCGTCTTTAAACAAGTACTCAGCCCAGGCGGTCTCTTGTTCTACTGCTTCCATAAACATTGCTATTGATTGTTCTTCGCACTCTGCTGCAATTGTAACAAAGTCTGGATCTTCTTGCGGCAATGTCTTTAACATTTGCTGTGTTCCAGCTAAGTGTACGTTTTCATCCCTCGCAATAAATTTAATAATCTTAGCGTTACCCTCCATTTTCTTTAATTCAGCAAACGCCCAGCTGCAAGCAAAGCTAACATAAAAACGTACACCTTCTAATATATTTACACTCATTAAACAAAGCCAAAGCAATTTCTTGATTTCGTATAAGTCTACTGTAATCTTCTTACCGTTTACAGTATGTGTGCCAACACCAAGTAAGTTGTAATAACCATTCGCTTCTATTAACTTATCATAGTGCTTGCTTATGCTAGTAGAACATGCTACAATTTCATCAATTTTTAGCATTTCATCAAATATTTTACTAGGGTTACTATATATATTGCGTATTATATGCGTGTAGCTACGACTGTGTATAGTTTCACTAAACGCCCAAGTTTCTATCCAGGTTTCAATCTCCGGTAAACTAACAATGGGAAGTAAAGCTAAGTTAGGCGAACGACCTTGAACACTGTCTAATAGGATCTGCCTCTTTAGATTACTAGTAAAAATATGTTGCTCGTGATCAGTTAGATCCTTGAAGTCTTTACTATCCTTTCCTATGTCAACTTCCTCAGGCCGCCAAAAGAACCCTAGTTGTTTGTCAGTGAGTTTATCAAATAGCCTATATTTCACCGTGTCATACCTTTGTAGGTTTACAGGACCACTCGGATCTAAAAACATGTTTGCTTTTGTATGGTCTTTTATAGTTGGGTCAAAAACGGTCATTTTTTATTCTTCTCATTATTTAAAAATTTTACTGAGTTCATAATAGCAATATCGTCAGCATAGTGTTTTTTTATAAATGTTTTATTAATAGATGTTACTATTTTTTCACTAGTGTTACATCGAGCTTTGAGTATTTCCGTTATGTCTAGCTTATAATGGTCATTTATATCTTCGAGTACTGAATGATTGTATTGCCAGTAATCGATGTCGCTAAATTTATCTAGTATAGTTCCAATAAATTTCGTTTGCGGTAAGAAATGTTGATCAGTTTCCAGGTAGTTATTAAATACTGTTGGCATAGTAAACAAGTTTCCTTGTGTAGCAAAGTACATATTAATAGCAGACTTAAAGCGTGACTCAGGGTCTCGTAAGACTATAACAATTTTCGCAGAAGAGTCTACTTCCGCTGCGGATGTTTGCTTCCAGGATTCGCCCTTGTAATCTTTAAGGATACGTGCTGATGTACTTGCATTCTTAGGAATTTGAAGTAACCCTATGTTTAAGTCTTTATTAAAGATTAACGACTCAAACAGTATCATATCTTACAAGACTCGCAATCTTCGTCATCTACCTCACCCTGAGCGAGTGGCTTGTCAAAATTCATTTCGCCTTGGCCGTCGTGTGTATTATTATAATATAACTGCTTGCCACCGTACTTGTAAAACATAACAATGTGCTGTAGTATCTCACTCATTGGTATTTTTTCATCTTCGTAGTGTTCTGGATTATAACTCGTGTTAACACTAATAGCTTGATCAATATACTTTTGCAGCACTGCACAAATTTTAAGATATCCTACTGGGCTCTTCTGGTCCCATAGTAGGTCATACTTATTTTTAAGTCTGTGATACTGAGGCACCACTTGCTTGAGCACACCATGCTTGCTTTGTTTTATACTTACGAAACTACGTGGAGGCTCTATGCCGTTTGTACTATTGGATATTTGTGCAGATGTTTCTGCTGGCATCAATGCCATTAGCGTACTGTTGCGTATCCCTGTGTCTTTGAGTTGCTTGCGCAATCCTTTCCAATCCATGCGCTCTTGGTGCTTTACTAGTTCATCTACTTCTTTCTTATACGTTTGATTAGGGGTGATGCCTTTACTGTACTTAGTGTCCATTGTTCCAGGGCAAGCACCTTTCTCTATAGCTAAGTCTGCGCTTGCTTTAATTAAGTAATAACTCCAAGCTTCGGCCCACTCGTCAACTAACTCTAAGTTAGGATCCTGGTATGTAGTGTCGTGCTTAGCCAGCCAGAATGCAAAGTTAATAATACCTATACCTAACGGCCTGCGCTTCATTGTTGCAATTTCTGCTGCTATTACCGGATACTTTTGGTAGTCTAATAGTGCGTCGAGCCCTCTGACTGCTAATCCGCAAACCTTTTCGAAATCTGCAGGTGTGCGTATGTTCCCCCAGTTAATCGCGCTTAACGTACATAGTGCAATCTCACCTTCTGGGTCATTAATATCGTTAAGTGGGACAGTGGGTAATGTAATCTCTGTACACAAGTTGCTCATTCTGATTGGACACACTTGTTCGTCAAAAGAGCTATGTGTGTTAGCGTGGTCTACATTCATTAAGTAAATGCGGCCTGTGTCTTTGCGTTCTGTAACAAACGAACTAAATAATTCTACTGCACTTATAGTTTTCTTTCTTAGGCGTGTATTTCTTTCTGCTGTTTCATATAATTCTTTAAATTTCTCTTGGTCGTTAAAGAAACTTTCGTAGAGTCCTGGTACATCACTTGGGGAAAACAATGTAATTTCTCCACCACTCAACAAACGCTCGTACATTAGCTTGTTAAACTGCACACCGTAGTCCATGTGCCTAACACGATTATCTTCAGTGCCTTTATTATTCTTAAGCACTAGCATATCTTCAACTTCTAGATGCCAGATGGGATAATACAATGTTGCTGCACCGCCACGAACTCCGCCCTGACTGCAAGACTTAACTGCACTTTGGAATAACTTATAAAAAGGAATAACTCCTGTGTGCGTTGCATCACCGTTTCGTATAGCACTGCCAATAGCTCTAATACTTCCTGCACCAATTCCAATTCCAGCTTTTTGTGAAACATATTTTACTACGGCGCTTGCGGTTGCATTGATACTGTCTAGGCTATCATCAGATTCTATTAACACACAAGAACTGAACTGACGTTGTGGTGTGCGTACACCTGCCATAACTGGTGTAGGCAAGCTAATATCAAAGTTACTAATTGCATCGTAGTAATCCTTAACATATTGCAACCGAAGTTCTTCGTCATAGTCACTAAACAGAGTAGCAGCAATCATCATGTAAGCTACCTGCGGCGTTTCATAGATTATATTAGTTGCTCTATTCTGTACTAAATATTTTCCACGGAACTGTTCCATTGCTGCGTAAGTAAGATTGTTGTCTCGATCATGCACAATGTATTCATTAAGTTCGTTGATATCTTCCTTGGAGTACTTAACGGTGAATTCTTCATCGTAAAAACCTAGGTCTATGTTCTTCTGAATTATGTCGCAAAGACAAGGGGGATCAAAACTATTGTAAACCATTTTACGCAAATGATAGTTAATTAATCGTCCAGCAACATACTGATAGTTAGGAGTTTCTTCAGTAATTAGATCTGCTGCGCTCTTGATTAATGTTTCTTGGATGTCTGTGCTAGTGATACCATTATAAAACTGTATATGGCTTTTGATTTCAACTTCACTTGGGCTCACCCCGGTGATACCCTCGCAAGCATGGAATACTACTTTGTGTAATTTGTCTAGGTCTAGGTCTTCTTTGGCGCCGTCACGCTTAGTGATAAGAATTTGTTTTGACATCGTGTTTCCTGTGTTGTATTGTGTTTATAATTATACACTACTAGTATAGTAGCTATTACTTATCTTGTCAAGAGCAAAGTTTATCTGCTGCTATTATGTGGCTATCAAATTTCGTCGAATTATCAAGCACATACTCTTCAGAAACTATAGTCCCGGGGACAAAATTATAGTACATTCCGGTGTATGCTAACACAAGACCTTCACTTCCTGTTATATGATTACTTATTACTTCTAAGTGAATTTCTTTGGTTTTAATGAAATCTAAATAAACTAATGTGCTAGCCATAACTAAGGTTATCCCGGTTTGGCAAAACATGCCTTGTTGGACAATCTCGAATACACTAGGCCAGCTGTCAGGAGTATAGTAATCAAGAAATCGTCGTTGAGTGGGTACACTTTTAAATGCATCAACTACGGTTTGCTCGGTCCCTATTTCTCTGTCGAATAACTGACGAAATACACGCCAGTCATGAAGTCGTTCTTGGTCCGACTTACTTTTTGAAAACAAAATTTATCCTTAGATATCTGTGCTAGACCATCGTTTAATTACATAGCGAAGAACTAAATCGGTATTAACACTATGCGCTGTGTTATCCGCTCCCAGAGCGACAAGATCTTGATTTTCTTCTAAGAAAAACCTAATACCATTATCAACAATATCTGCACCAAACTTTGGTTCAAAGATGTTGTCTGGGTTGCCTGAGTAATCTTGTGCACCACCAATAGTTGCGCCAGGGCCTTGATTTGGGGCTAATGGCGGATCTTGTATATCATATTGACTTGAGAACTCGTCGTACACCGTTATGTCAGTAGTGGATATATCAGTTCTAGCCTCTACTCTCATTTGCCCTACACGAGAATACTTGTTACTGTTGCTTTCTCTATCAACTATAGTATAGTCTATAATGAATGTATTGTATCTCGTTGCTTCTAATACAAAGTTAGTAAGAGGTACATTAGGTTCTTGTTCGTTAAGTACTAACACTTGGAATGCTGCTGGGAATGTTACTTCCCGCTCACCAAACAATATACTAGATTCTCTTGTAAGAATTTCGATATTATTTTTAAGATTTAGTAGACCACGAACACCATTCAATCTGTCAAGTTGCTTGTCAAATAAACTTTCATTGTAATTATAGTTCACAATGTAATTAAAGTTACTAGCTTCTAATCTATCACAAAATTGTATTTCTTTAAATACGTCATCAACCAACAATGTGTATGGTAAGTAAGAATCAAGAGAATCAGTGTAGTTAGGGTTTAAGTTAGGTAATTCCGTATAAGGTGTGTATGTTGCAGGAACTGCCACAGTAGTATTACCTTGAGGTACAATCTGGGTACCTATTGTCATTACACGACTAAACAAGTTTATGTTTCGGTTAACAACTACATCGTTAAGCCATTGTTCTAACTGACCCCTAATAGTATCTTCTGGACGTCCGTAATTTCTTTCTTCGAACCCTAAAGCTGATAGCGTCGAAGTTTCAAGGTCTTCAAACAATGTAAACTCTATGCCGCCAACACTTACACTACTGTAAGATGGATCTTGCTTTAATATTAGTTCGTTTGTTGTACCGGGCACATAACCTATACTAGGGAATATATCTTCGACTACAGGAATATCAGTTACTGAATCTATCTTTACTGTAACTAGATCTGCGTTTACTAATGCCAGTACTTCGTTGAGTGTTGACGCCCCGCTTAAATCTATGCTTAGCACAGGAGTAACAGTAGTTAAGTCACCCAATAACCCCATATCTAGCACTGGATAATAATCGCCAGTAACAGCAATGTTAGCAATGCCCGGAGTCGGATTAAGTTCAATAAAGATGCTCTTCTGATCCTGATCACGCAATTGTTCGTTTTCATCTATATCGTATCGTAAATAAGAATTAGAAGAAACATTAGCAGGAAACACAGCCGGGTTAGTTGAAGTTAATACTTCGATCGCTAGTGGATCTGTTATCATTCTATGCTTACTTTCTGAGTATAGTTGTACTATCGATGATTCAGGATCATTGCCAGGTGATATATCAGCTGATATTGTTGTGTTACCATGGTTAACAAATCTAACCTGATCATTATCTACAGTAAAGTCGTAATTTTGTACGTTGTTGGCTGATACTGCTACGTTAAACGAAGTTGTAGTCGGCACGTCAATCACTTTAAACAGCACATCTTGCACTTCGCAATTAGCTACATTACCTGAATCATCTAAGAAACGAATCAAATCATTACGCGATACACCTGCTGTTTCTGGGGTTGTAACAGTAATCGTAGTAGACTGAGTGTTACCGTAATCATTTCCTACTTGGGTTGCTAATTTAATTGCTGCTGTTCTAGTTGTAGAGAAGCCAACTGCCGGAACTTCTATAGTTATAATAGAGTTAGCGTCATCTACTGTTAGCACATCAATATTTACTTGCTGCAAGAACGCATTAGCTGTTGCAGGGTTTGACGGAAAACGTAAAGTATTATAGCGATACGTTGTATCTGCGTTTGCTTCTGTCTTAGGAGAAAATACGTTCTCTGACGCAAAATCCATTGTGAAAGTAAATTGCTGTGTATTATTTCCAAGCACTGAGATATTAGAAATACCAAATTGCTCATCATCTCTAGCAACATAAAGATTTCCTAAAGTTAACCCGACCGTTTGACTAATAGTATCACTAAATGCAATACTTGAAATGTGCTTTCTTTCTAATCCCATATACCCGAGACCGGTAGTTGTGCTTACACGCACAAGCTCAGGTGATAGTTTTAAATAATCCGGTGTGTTATATTGTGAGTAAAAGCTCTCAACTCGGTATGCAGGATTTTCTACATTGTTTGACACATAACGCTTACCGTCACTAGCTTGTGATCCTTCTAATGCTTGCAATACAGATATGTTAGAGTAGTATGCAAGGGTAACATCATCACTTGGTGTAGGTGCAGCTCGCATCGTTAAGCTATGCGTTCCTGTTGAGAAAATGTTAGATGCATCAAGGGCATAGTCGTACGCAGATCTAGGTACAGTTTGCGCAGCATCAGGATCAGGCTCGCATAATATGCCATTTTGACTAACAAAAACATCACTGCTAGTGAATGCTTTTCCTGTTATGAAATTAGTTATAGATGACTTAGTAAACAGTAAACTTGAGTTTGCTACACTTAACGTAGGACTTTCATAGCCTTTAAGTTTAACAATGCAATTACTACCGTCGTCTTGCTCAACGCTTGAAACTGTGATAGGAACCCCGACAACTGCCGGACTAATATTATTGCCGTTAAGCTCTGCAACTGCATCACCTTCTTGAATAGGATTAGTAGTAAAGCCTGCAGCAGCATACGAAACTGTAATACTGCTGTCTCCCGGAATATCAAATATAACAGGTAATGTATATTGACCTAATACATCTGGTCCAAATACGCTGTAATCAGAACTAATATGTTCACACGCTATATCAACGGTTATAGAAGTTCTAGCATCTTCAGGCTCCCACTGGCGCAAATTACTAATGCCATCAAACTTACCTTTTGAATACTTGATAAATGGTACAGTGAATGCAATAACTTGATTCTCTGCAATACTAAGAGTGTGCTCTTTAGCACTTAACGTAGTTTCGAAATAACTTAGGCTTTTGTTGAAAGTAGCACTAGTGTCTTCGGGGTCGGCGCCAATAAATACCTGTCTACTATCGGTAGTGAATCCAATTTCTGCAGGACGCAAGGGCTGAGGAATATCTTGCTTTAGGCCTCTTCTCTGCTGAATGCGAGAAATTATAATATTTTCGTTGTCGTTTTGATCTGCCACTGTTAAGCTCCTAACGGGTTCTTAACAGTATTTATCGTAATTGTTCTATTTAGATTTGTCCTGTAATCACAACTCCGGCTCTAAGTTCCGTATTTTTCATAATACGCTACTACCCTCTGTGCCCACTTGTTGCAGTAGTCAACAAACTCGTCGTCTTTAATGACAAAGTCTGCATAGCCACCTTCTCTGTCTACCATTAAGATAGCTACTTGGGATATATCGCTGCCGAACATTTCATTGTGTGCTAGTGCATAAGCACATCCTTGCATAAAGTAATCGTCAATCCACTCACGCTTTTTTATCTTTTTAGCAGTCTTGAAGTCAATGATACTTTCGCGCCCGTTAAACATTCCAACGGCATCGCTTGTTCCTGCATAGCAACCAGGTGCAATTAATCCTACCTCAACACCCCATACTTCGTCAACTTGACTTAACCCTTTGTCGATCATGTCGTCAACCATTCGACGCGCCATAATACTAACGAGATTGTTTCCGGTTATTTCATAGTCTTCTTTAAGTACAAACTTCTCTAACGCATCGTGTACCTTAGTACCCAGGCCAGCACTTTCCTTAGAAATGCGAGAAGCTTCAGCTTCTCCGACACGCTGTCGCCATTTAATTAGAAAAGATTTATCTGCTGTTTTGTCTAGGATAGTTGTAACACTAGGGACAGGATTAGCTTCTCCATCAGTATATTGACGAGAGCCGTTTGCTTGTTGTATACGTTTTAGTTTTGGGTATTTATATTTGTTTATTAGCATATAACTATTATATGATCTAATATCCTAAGTGTCAACCTATTATTACCAGTTAATATTCCAGGTAATAGTATCAGTGGTTTGTGGGTTTGTGAATATCTTTACACCATAACCTAAATTAAGAAAGTGTTCTTTAACTACATTAATCTGATCAACTAATGAAGGATCAGTAGTTATATCGTTGTATGCTTTATAGTATGCATTACTGTCAGTCATTGTAGTGCCTGACGTTATATTAGCTGATAACAATCCTAACTCAACATTACCTAGCACTGCAACTTCAATAGCGCACACTTCTTCTATCACGGTTACTGTTGTTCGTGTCAATGATCGTGCTGTTGTAGCGTTTGGGAAAATACTTGTTGAGCAGGTAGTCATCTTTGTATTCCTTATTGCGGTAGGTCTTGATTAATATCTTTCATTGCTTGGTCGCCTGCCATTGCTCCAACGTCTACTGGCTCTTCCTCAGTATCCTGGCCGATGTTACTTGGCAATTCGCTAGTTGGTATAATGCTGTTTGCATCTACGCTACTAGCAAAACCGCTTGCATCCACTGCTGCAATAATTTCTTCAGTTGACACGATATAGCCTTGCTGAGCAAGCATTGCTTTAAACTTGTCAGTGGGGATTTCACCGATGTCATCTCCCATCATCATAACTAAAGTATCCTGAACAATGTGCAAAAGGTCGTCTGCATATCCTTCAGCAAGAATAATATCGCGTATCAACATTAAATTTCTGCGCGGCCTAGTGGTTCGTCTTCTGGTCCTTGCATAGCTGGGATATTATCGATAGCAGGTTCTTCTGCACCCATACCCATGTCCATGTCCATGTCAGGTTCCATTCCGCCAAGTCCCATTTCAGCTTCGCCGCCTGTCATGCCAGTAACACTTTGATCAAGTTGTGCTTTAACTTGGCGTGTAGCTTCTAAGTGCTGGCTTAGTAGCTGACTAGTCTGATCGTAAAATGCTTGCGCTTCGCTAGCACCCATTTCAGCCCTCATTTGGTCAGTGATAGCAGGAAGGTCTTCATTGATCATACGACCCAACCTCTCAACTGAACTTTGCATGTCGTCGGCTAGCGCACGAACTGCCATAACAACCTCAGCTTGCTCTACATCGACTTCTTCGTTGAGTAGATCTCTAATTAACATATCAAACATTCCTTCTTCTAATTTTTCGTCGTCTGTGTTGCCGGTTACTGAATGTACAACACCGTCAACTTCAAATTCGTCACTTCCTAGTTTAATTGCATCTTTACGTGCTTTTACATACTTGTTAGCTTCTGCTACTTTCTTACCAAACATTTGGATGCCGCCTTGTACCGCATCTTCGTCTAGGCTGTTTAAGAAACTTACTACTGCATCACGGCTCTTACCTGCTACGCTAGCAAACATGCCTAGCTTTTCTTCAATAGCATCATAGCTTGCACTGTCACTAATCTTAACACCACATTCTTCTGCCATAGCCATAAGTAGCTTTTCGTTTAAATCTGAGTCTGGCATAGTAATTACTGCATCTTCAACTGCAACGTGATCCATACCACATGCTTCCATGTATTCTTTAGCTGCTTTAAGCACCATAGGTAGAACGTGTTCGTCGTCGTATGCCCAACGTGGATCTTTACGGAAGCGGTTCATGCTTTCTGAACATGCTTCGTCCATAGTGTATCCACCATCCATAAGCTCTTGTACACTAGCAGAAATCATTTGCTTCATTTCATTGTACTTAGGCGATTCTGCATACATGCCTTCACTTAGCATAGTCTCAGTGATATCCTTGATACCAAGAAACTTTGCATATTCTGGCTCAAGATGGAATTTTTTGCTTGTGCCTCTAATAGAAACAAGCTGTTGATTAGTAGCTTCGAGAATGCGCTCTAGGTTTAGTTTGCTAGGAAATGCAGCAACACTCATGTTAAATTGCTCTTTTAGTAACTTATTGAGCTTAGAGACTCTTTTCTCTGGAGTTTGATTAAAATCTTTTAAAAACATAACGAAATCCTGTCAAGTATATAGTATTACACTTATTTATCAATATTTGCTAAATTAGCTTGAGTAAGTCTCGTGTAAATTTTTGTTTAAAAATCTTTGCTTCTTTGTGTCTGGAGAGCAAAACCGTTTTATAGTCGAGATCTGTTGTATTCTTTATCGTGTGTTCATAAAAAATAATATCAGTGTGTAACTTTAAGTTGCCCTGTAAACATTCAGCCACTTTCTTTTTCTGCGTTGGACTAAATGCATTTTTGTTGTTATAACGATTAGTTATACGCTCTGCTGCTAATTTAGTGGGTATAAAGTCTACTGCTACTTCATTGGTTATATAGTTAACAACGGTGTAGAAAACATCATTTTTGCCAATTACAAACACAGGCTTACTCTTGACTTTCTCAATTAAGCTGTCAAGCTTCTTTACTGTTTGTTTGGTATTAGATCTTTTGTTTTTGCGGGTAGATTCGGTAGCCAATGGTTTCGTCTCTTTTAATTTTTTGAAGTATGTCTTGCTTATACATTTCTTCTGCGATATACAATTCTCTTTCTGTAAGTGTACTTATGTCAAGAAACTTTGCCATTTCGATGTTATTGAACATGCTTGCTGATTCTCGACTTATAAACGTTAGTCTTCCGTCTTTACATTTAATTGCTTTCATGGTTACTTTGTCTTCTTATCCATGCTAGCTAGCTTGTTTTGTATACGCTTCTTTTCTTTTTCGAAGCCTTGAGCGTGTTCGTCTGGTGTCTTACCTGTGCGCTTTTTAGTTACTTTGCTATAACGCTGGTAGAGCTTATCTTGTCTTGATCCTTCTTCAACACCTTCGAGTCTATCGTAGTAGTCCGGGAACTCGTTAAGGTGATCCAATGCAATCTCTCTAGCTGCTTTAGCATCTCCGGTGTGTTCTTTTTCTACTTGTATGCCTTTTTTAAGTTGCTGGAAAATTTGCTTGGGGTTAACACCATGCTTACGGGCAATCTGGCCTGCAGATGGCGTAGCTACATCTGGAAATACTTCGTTTTCTCCAACACTTTCTTTGTGACGCCAAACACTATTAGGGTTCTTTACGCGGCTTGTTGATCCGTACGCAACCGAGCTTCTCCCTTGAACAAAGAACATGTTCTTTAAACGAACAGCGGGCTTATATGGATCGCTTCCGAACTCTCCGCTGATCTGTCCAAACGGTTTAATACCAGGTTGTTGGACAAGCCATTTCCAAAATTTAGCGATAGTATCGTCGTGTTCCGCGAGAATCATTCCGGGATCACGATGTCTTGTACCGTCTCCTCTGGTCCATACTCGAGTCCCTGGTTCTTTAACCCGCAGCTTCTGCGCATCATCTACTCCCGACTCTTGATTCCATTGATCAGCAAAGGCTTTCGCAACATTATATGCTGAACTTTCGTTTAGATTGGATTCCTTTACACCAGGTTCTAGTTTGCTAACTCTTGGCTTGTATAGCTTCTGATCACCTTTAGTAGTTTTAAGCACAGGCTGGCCATGCTCGTCTTTCTTAAAACCTTTAACTTCTGCTTTACTGTTCTTGAACTTGCCCACTTTAACTTCATCGCCAACGTCTATGCTGGGCGGGTTAAGTGTTTCAGCTTCTGAAGTCTTTTTGCGCTTCTTTTTCTTTGTTGGAGATCTACGTTGCATCGCAAAAGAGGGAACATGCCCGCCTGCTACTGCTCCAGCACTAATGCCGCCTACACTTGCTGATTCTATTATATCGCGTATTTTCATTTTAGTAGTTTAAATCCTAGTCGCCCTTTCTGCCCTGTAGCAAAGTAGCTTTTGTTGTATAATTTTGGTGAACCTTCAAATACTGCTGGGTACTTTGTGTAGTAGTCTAGCGTGATATCGTTTCCAATTTTCTTTCCTTTGGTCATGAGCTGCACAAAGTTATTGTTATTTAATGCAGCTTTCATTGCCCCAGTAAACTCAGCGTTCTGATTTACTACAGGAACAATAGTATTTACTATTGCTGTAAGTACGTGGTACAATATGCGATATCCTGGATTATCTAAGCTATCTCTGCCTATACCTTGTGTGTTTACTAGTTTACGTAACTTTGGTGATTTAATGTCTTTTAAGTTTTTGCTTTGTTTGCCTAAAGCCATTACTTCGTTAACATCACGCGCGGAAATTATTCCGAACATTTGTGCAACCTTGAGTGGTCCTTCTAACGCGCTCGCTTGCCCGAGAATGTGAATAATTTCGGATCCTACTGGATATGCTTGTTCTATTTCTGGCGTAAGTTGTTTTGAAATACCGCTAAGGCTACTTGCAGCGCCACCGCCGCCATGGGCTTTACTACTTACACCAATCTCATCACCGTTAGGGGTTTGTATAACACTGTCAACTAATTCGTATGCAGTATCTCCTGGAAACAATGTTTTGCTGCCTTTAAGTGATTTAAGTCCGTAAGCTGAAAGCATCTTAGTAGTATCGCCACTAGTATTGCCGCCATCAATGAGAGCCAATGGACCTAGGTATTCTCCTGCATACTTTTGCACTACATTAAAATACGGTGCACCATTTTTTATTGGTGCTGTGCTATTTGTTCTTGCATACTTAACTGCATCATTCATTACTTGTTCTAACACACTATCATCTTGAGTTGCTACACTTTTCTTAACGTTGTTTGCAATCTGCGTGGTGCTTAAATATCTATCATGCGGTAACACGTCAGTAGGCTTTAATGGTAATGTCTCTTGAGCTGCGCCTTTTGTGTACTTGTAACCGTTAAGAGTTTTCCAAGTACCTGTGATGCCTTGTGGTGGTATTGCTCGCAGGTATCTTACCCAGTACTGAGGCTTATTGTCTTTGTCTATCATCAAAGCGATAATAGCTGCTTTAGAACCAGAATTGCCCATGTTGTCGTTTACGCGAGTTGCACCTTTCGGTATAATAGTGTCTAGTGCAGTGTCTAAGTCTTCTCTTGATTCAAACCCCTCAGCATTGTCTGGTACAGAAGTAATATCTTGAACTGTTAGAACATCCTCTTGGTTAGCATTATTAACGTACTGCTCGCCTGGCTGCCTAGCTGTTACACCGCGCGACTCTTTAATTTGTTGTTGGTGCGCAGGGTCTAGCTGTCTCTGTGCAAAGTTTTTAAGTACAGAACGAAGATCGGTGTCGTCACCAGCAGTTGCACGTTGTTGTCTAAATGCCAACAACATTGCAGGATCAGGAAGTATAAAGTATGCTTCCATTTGTCTCTTAATGTCACCAGCAAGCAATGGCTTAGACATTAGTTCTTTAAAGTCGTCTGGTACGTTATGATCAGGTAATGCACTTTCTTGTGTCTTTTTGTGGGCTTCGTTTATTTTATTCTTGTCTATTTTACTAAGCAATTGCAATTGCTCTTGCAGTGGCAATTTGTCAAACTGATTAAATGCACTTTCTCTCACTAAATTAATTCCATTGTCTATTAGTTGTCTAGATAGCTCACCGTCTGTGCTGTTAGCAAAGATAAAGCTATTTGGGTTAGTATCTCTATAATCTTTTGGTACTTGAAAGCCATACTTCTTCTGGAAGTCTTGTATGTACTGTTGTGCTTGTTCTGCTTCTGGTGTTCCTTCTTTGCCTAAGTTCTGGTATGCACGAACTAAATTATCATGATCGTTTCTATCTACCACCTTGATGTCTTCTGGGCGTATAACTTCTTTCTTGTTTCCTTGACGATCATGATATGCTCCTTGTCTAATCATAGGAGTTTGCTGATTGAAATTGTACCTGATGGTATACATTGTATCTTCTGGTGCTACTATCTTTTTCATGAGTAGCTTACCCAATACGGCTGCTGCTTCTTGTGTTTGCGCAACTGGGTTTACATCTGCATCGTCCTTGTAGTATCTTTGCTTGTTGTGGTAATATTTTCTTTGCAGGGTGTGCAATAAATCTTCAGGTGTTACGCTAAATTCTTTAAATCCGCTACGGAAACCTCTGACCATCTGACTACTTAACTTAACATCAGACTTCCTGCCAAATTGCACTATAGCTTGCATGAATTCACTAAACATTTTTTGTGCTGCGTCAGTCTTTCCAGTTTTCTTTTCGTGGTATGCTTGAGACAAAACTTCAACCATATCAAGCCTGTTTGGACTCTGTTTCAAAAACTCAATAGCGGCCGATGTCATCGGAGTTTGAGGCAAGCTAGTGTTCTTGTGCTTCATTAGTTCAGTACCAGTTGGATCTTTTCCTTGAGTAAGAACTTTAGAAACAGCTTTAACATAATCCCTCTTATCTGCTTCTGGGTTGTATGCTGATTGCAATGTTGCTGCATATCGTACAACACTCTTAGCTACCTTATCAAATTCTTTGTGATAGTTACTACCTCCAGCTATTCGAAATTCAATTAGTTGGTTGCCGCTTTGGTTCAGGGAACTTTTGAAGTTAATGCTAGTAAACTTGCCAGGATCTATTCCTCGCTCTAATGTTTTTTCCAATGTTGCAAAGCCGAGATCTCGATCATCTACGCCGTCGTCTTGTGCTGCTTGTGCCATACGCACTGCTTGACTTTGTAATTTATCATATTGGCTTTTAGTGTAAGTGTTTGAATCTCTGTTAAATTGTTTTAGGACATATTGATCGCCTAGCAGTAAAGCTAATTTTAACCTATTAACATTTTCACCACCTGGTGAGGTCATGCTCATTGTAACGTGTAATCCAGTAGAGGAGTTTGTCTCTACTCCTTCCTCCATAAAAAATTTAAACAAGCTATTCATTTCTTGAAGCATTTCTCGCGGGCTATCATAAACAGGACTAATAATTTCTGCGCCAAGTTGATCACTGTCAGATTCTATACTAGAATCGTCCTCTATTCTCCAATAGTCGTTATCAACTGACTGGCCGCTATGATAAGAACCTGTTCGGACTACATCTGATCTGCTATGGTCTTGCGCCCAGGGAGAAAACAATCTTTCTACGTCTTCTAAGCCGTTGCTAGCGTCTTCGTTAACAAGATATATTTCTTCGTCTGCTAATAGGCTAGCCCAGGTACCGTGCTCTTGTTGCATCCAATCTTCGGGAGTAAGCACTTCCTGTACTTTTTCGAATGCATCACTATAAAAATCGCTGCTATTTGTTATCTCATCTCTCAACCAATCTTCGTAGTCACGTTGGTTGTTCTCTATATACTCTCGAGCCCACGCTTCATCGTCCCAATCCAAGCGTTCTTTATACTCGTCGTCGGCATCTTCATCACCTTCATCTTTATCTGCTTCCAGGTTTCTCATTACATTATTTTTGTAGTCGTCTGCTTCCTCGAAACTCACTTGCTCGTCCGCATATTTGTTAAGCCAATATTCGGTTTCTTTTTCTGAATTAACCTCATCAGCAATTAAGTCATCCATAATCGAGTAAAACTCGTCAGATTCAGTTGCCCACTCCATATATCTAGTTTCTAATCTGGCAGAGCTACTGCGACCATCTTGCTCCCAAACTAAATCAAGTATCTCGTTCCAAGTTAAATCGTCCAGAAAGGCGCCGTCTTCATCTTCAGCATCAGGAAATGGCCATACTGTTTCAGCTTCGAATCCACATTGTATCGGGGCATCTAGTGCTGACTTAATAGTAGCAGCCTTGTTAAAGTTAAGTTCAAATATAGGAGCCACTTGCTCGTCAAACTTACTTGCACGTATTAGGCGCTTTAGTTTGCTTCTGGTACGCCCAATCTTTTTACCAAGGTGTTCTTTTCTGCGGCCTATAATCTCGTCTACGTCTTCGTCTACTTGGTCAACTTGCGGTAATGCAATTTTGTCAGTTGGGTCTAATGTATAAAATTCTTTAGTCTTTTGATTTTGTACTACTACTGCATTCTTGTTTGTTCCCTGGCCGATTGGACTCACTACTTTAATTACATTACCTTTCTCATCAGGGTACTCAAAGTCTACCTCAAGTTCTTTTGCTTGTGCAATAACTGGTGAAGCAGGTGGTTCAGAACCGTTAATAGACGGGCTAGATTTTTGTTGTGTAGGGGAGGTATTTGTTGTAGTAATACTCGGGCTTGACGACTTAGCTTTAGTACCCATGCCTTGGGCACTTGTTGGAGTAGGAGACCCGGTTGTCATCCCATACTCGGAAACTTGTTCTTTACTAAACTCGTTCAGTCTCATCGTCTACGTCTCGTACTCTTGTTTAATGTTTTTAATCTTCTGCTAGCCGGGTTAACGCGCTTTGTTTTTTTTGCTTTTCTAATCATTCTGTTGCCAAACTTAGCTTTTGTTTTCTTAAAACTTAGTCTCTTTTTCATGTCAATAGGAGCACTACATTGGCTAGCCGTAGAAACAACCCTGCCTTTACGTCTACCACTTGTGCAACGGACGCCACGAACAACTTTCTTTCCTGTTCTCCGCCAGACCATCCTAGCTTCAAATAGCATCTCTTGCGATTCGTTTATATCTTCTAGTTTCAACCTATGACCTTAAAGAGTAAAGATCCTACAGTGGCTATTAACGTTGTAACTGTTACTCCCACTATACCAATCACCCAGCCTTCTATTTTGTCGAGTCGTAGCTTAGTATCGTGCTTAAACTCTTTTACTTCACTTGTTAGTGCTTCGATCCGAAGCATATCTGCGATAATATGTGATTCCATGCTCTTTGCATCAAACACAGGACTTAATATCTCAGACTTTCTTGGTTGTGGTTGTTCGTCCATAACTTATAATAAATCCTGTTTAGTGAATTCCATATTTATTGTACTAGACGTATCTATAGTACCTGCGTTAAGCACAATACCGTCAAGTTCTGCAACTAGTGTTTCTATTGTATGCACATCAGCACGTTCAAATGCAAACTTAAAAATCCAGCCTGCGCCTGTTAACGTTGGTGCTCCAAAATTTTCTAATGTGTTATTTCCTGTGCCATCTAGTTCAACTGGGTTGTTCATTATAACTGGCATTGCTCGTAAAGCCATTACTTGTATAACACTCTCAAAATCTTTTTGCGTATTATCTGAGTAGTCACCCGTTACTGTAAGATCGAACGATGTATATAATGTGTAAAATCCCAGGTCTCCGGTGAGAACCTCGTGTGCTTGCATTGCTCCTGCTCTATTTGGTAACATAATAAAATCCTCTTATATGAGTATTTATCATAATTAGATTTTTTAAATCGAGATCAAGCAACCAAAAAAAATCCCCGCATCATGCGAGGATTTTTTAATAAGTTATAAAACTTATGCTAGGGTGAAAGTACCGTCGCCGTTTAGTTCTGCTGAAGTAGTAACAGTAACGTTACCTGCGTCTACAACTGCACCAAGTGCTGTTGCTAGTTCTGCGTAATCGCCTGCTGCACCTTTGTTGAAAGATGGACCATCAACAATCGCTGCTAGGTTTGTGTCAGACTGAGCGCCCAACCAAACAACTGAACCAAAAGTTTCTAAAGTTGCTACTGCTTTGCTGAAGCCCTGCTCAGTGATGACGCCGTCGCCGTCAACTGAATCTGCAAGGAATCCTGATGCATCACATGCAACTTGTACTACTAGTGGGCTGTATCCGTACCATGCGCCAGCTTGTGCTGTACCGCTTACTCTATCTTGTGCCATGTTAAATCTCCTAATTAACTAAATTCTATAGCAAATTTCTATTTGCGTATAACTTTATTTATCGAAATGAGCAAATTATAAGAACTTATCGGCCCATTCGGCACCACGAGCATATGGCGTTGTTACTCGCTTTTGCACTGCCTGGCTAACCTTACTTTTTGCTGTTTTCGTGTTATAATAACGTTGATGCTTTAACTTTCTACCGCGTGAATCGACTCTAGTTCTGTCACGCGCTGCTGCCTTGTCGGGGTCCATTAACGGTCTGTCAGGCTTAGGTGTTTTTTCTTTTGGTTTTGGTGCGTTATCTCGATTTAATTTATCTTTTCTTTCTTGCTGTATTTCTCTAATTGCTTGATCTACAGCTAAGTCAATAGTAAAATTCGGTCGTACTGCATAGTTCATTGACCGTGCTAGAACAGCATCTTGCGGTAGTGATATAAATTGAGGTAGTGGTGGATTACCAACCTTACTAGCTAGTTCGTCCCGAACCTGTGCTGCTAGAGACTCATCCTGTTCTAATATAATATCACGTATTTTCATTTACTTTTTCCTGCCAAATATCCTGCAATTGCACCAATCCCTGTTCCTATGTTTTTAGACGTAGGTGTATCTTTAATTCTGCTAGCTATTTTTCTACCTGTTGCTGCTCCTGCTGCAACACCTGCTGCTCTTGCTAATACACTTGGCTTACTAACTGCGTCTTTCTCTGCTGGCGCTATAGTCTTTTGTAATGGAGCAAGTAATTCCGAACCGCGGCCAGTGCCTTTTCCAAGCCGTGTTGTTTCTTGAGCAATTTTCTTTAACGTTGCTTTTTGTTTAGCAGAAGAAGCACGATCCCATCCAGTTATTTCTCTACGCCAGCTTTTGTATCTCGAGTCTGTTATGCGTAATTGTGATTCTAATCGTTGCATAAACGTGTGTGCATAACCAGGACCTGCATCTTGGTTAGACACACTTCGCATAAACATAATATGGCGCTTGTCAGCGAACTGTAATTTATCTAGGAACTGCTTGCTATTAACTGGATCACGCAAGTTAGCGTAATCGTTGTTGGGGTGCATTACCTGGTAAGCCAACATATAGATGTCAGTGGCTTGTGTTCTGAATAAAGCATACCCACCATGCTGCGCTGTTTTCTTAGCATAGTCTTGTGCTGTTGGGCGTAACGCAGCTATCTCTGACATAAGATATACACTTAAAGTATTAAGATACAACATGTTAGCAATATCTGCTCCAGCGAAAGAACCAAAATTACGACTACTGCGAAATAGACGAGCCTCGGATAACTCTTGATTGATTAGCTGGAATTCCATTATGTGTTTGGATCTGCTTCTAGTTCTGCTTTTAAATGTTCTGCTTGATCTTGCGGCAATGCTGCTAGTATAGTTTCTAAGCTACCTAGGTCCTTTGCTGTTGCATTAGGATTAAGTAAGTACGATGCAATTTCGTCTAAATTAGTTGATAGTAATTCAGCCTTCTTACCGTTTTCGTCGCGCTTGAACAAGCCTTGAAATCCGCTCCACATCATGCCTTTGCTGTTAGCAAGTTTGCTCATTGCTATCATTTTGTGCTTGCCTTTATATTGGCTATCTGCTGGGATAGTATGCTTGTGGTAACCTGCAACTTGCTCTGCATTTGGTACTACCATGATGTCTGCTTGGTGTGCTTCGTTGCCTATTGGCACTCTTACGTGTACACTTATGCCGCTTTGGTTTGTGTCATACCCTGCTTGATCATACAATGCACGAAGTGCTTTGCGAATAGACTTAGCATCGTTAATGTTAAAGTATTGTGCTAGCGTATCTTGATCAACAATAATATCAATGTCGCCACTTACTTTACCTGGTGTTGGTGTAGCGCCTGACCCGATTTGTATTGAGCGAGTGCCTGTTGGCTTTAATACACCGTCAAGTATTTTCATAATACCGGGAATGTGCTTGTGGTCAAAGGGAGTAACATCAGGAAAAGCGTTACCACCTTCATTAATTACATTGCCTTGCTTCTGAAATAATTCAATTAGTTTCATACTAACTTTGTTCCTGTTAACACTTTAACCAACTGATCTTTTTGTTCTGGGCTTAAATTCTTAATACCATCGATAACATTAGACGGTATCTTAGTTGCTTTTTCTTTATTCTGAAAGCTGTGTTGTTGCGCTATGTCTAGAAATATATGTTCTACTTGCGACTTGCTTAACTTGATATCCTCAGGATCAACTGCATCACTGGCGCCCTGTGCCACGTAGTCTTCGAGTGCTGCATCAAGTAGAGCACTGTTAACGTTATACTGTGCTAGAAAATTCTTAATAGTTCGAGGAGTGTTGCTTTTTATGCCGCTGCGGCCAGCTTGCTTATAATAATAGTCTAGTAACTGTATTGCTGCTGCTTTAGCTTCTTGTTTTCCTTTAGCTTTTTGCTTTGTTCCCCGGTGAGGAATCTTTGCTGCTACCGCATCCAATGCGCGGCCGCCTATGCCAAGCGGTGACTCAGATAAAATAGTGTCGTCTATATCACTTAGTTTCATTTTTCTGGGACTCCTTAATTGTTTTTTTGATACCTCGATTAAACTTAGAACCGTCCTTGCTACGTATGCTATTGATAAGCCTATTTGTGAGGTCTTTTGCGGTATCAGGATCGTAATTTTTTTCGATTTGTTCTATTAAATGGATCGCACTATTAATAACGTGCTCGCCTCGATTCTCAACTAGATGATTTTTATCTCTAGACACAGATATCTGGTTAAGTTCTTCCATTATGCTTTTACTTTTGCGCACAACATAACTCCTAAGTAGCTATAATTTTATATAACTATTTATCACTTTCTATCTTTAAGAAAGTCCCGGAGTTGTAGGCTATTCGACACTGCATCTTGAGCATCAGGCTCGTCTGCACTAATAGTTTTGCTGCGTTTTAGTGAATCTACAAGCGAACTTGCTGTTACTGTTTGTGAATCTTCAGCACCATCTTCTAGGTCTTCTATACGCAAGGAGTCAACATCAAACTTTAAATCAACTTTGCTACCTACGCCTGCGCTACTCCTAGTCTTCATAAGCTGTACCTGGAATCGTCCCCGTTCACGCATAGCATTACTACTAAAGATGCCAACAACGTTGTCTGCTGTATTAATTTTACTTATGCCTCCAGCAATGTGACTATGATCATATTCAACTTCCTCTACTGCACTTCGTCCCAACTGCGATGCTGTAGCATGTAATATATTGCGCTCCATTGCTAAGTTACGTAATTCTTCACTGACGTACTTATCTTTAACAAAAAGATTTTCTGCAGATATTCTAGCACTAATAGGCATCATTAAGTCTAAGTAATCTACTAGCAAAGCATCTACTTTAATACCACTTTGTATTTCGTATTCTCTTAAGAATACCCTAATATCGTTTGCTGTTGCTCCACTGTTCATATACTTAATGCGGTAGGATCCTTTGCTGCTTTTTCCTTTCATACGAACTTTTAAATCAACATCATCGATATTTTTTAGGATATCTTTTGTACTGTATTTTGATACCATGCTATCTAGTCGCATACTAATTAGCTGTTCGCTTAATTCTAATGTAATGTATACAACATTTAATCCCTCTAGTGCCCAGTTAACTCCTAGGTTTTGTAAAAACAAACTTTTACCACCGCCACTGGGCGCTGCAAAGATTGTTATTTCCCCTCGGTTTAAACCGCCATACAATTTAAAATCTAGGTCACGCCAGCCAGTCTTAACTGCGCCAGCTTGCTGCTTGATCCATTCTAACCGTTCTTTTGGGTTTGCAAAGTAGTCTAGTCCTAGGTCCTTAACTAATCCTATCTGAACTGCTGCTTTTATTTTTTCTTCTACTGCTCCGTAGTTCTGTTTTTCTAGGTCATCTGTGCTTTCAATGATTGCTTTCTCTAATGCTTTATGTCTACAAAAAGTTTCAAACTCGTCTAGGAACCAATCTTGATGTTCGGGTGTTACATTCTTTATAAGCTCTAAGTCTAACCTACCCACTGCATTTATTTGCTCTATGGTGGGAATAGAGTTATGCTTTTCACAATGTGATGTTAGTAGATCTACTGTTGGTTTGAATTTGCGATTAAAATATTCTGAGTCAACAATGTTCAAACACCGACTAAACAAATCAGGATCACTAATTAAAAATTGCAAGAACAGTGTTTGTATTTCGTCTGTGTATTCTTTTATTTCACTCATTAAGTAGCCTCGACATTACTTCTATTTTTGTTTTATTATTTGTTGCATTACTAATTATGCTTGCTAATGTAGCGACACGGCCATATGTGGCTGCTGCTTGGTTAGCATCTTTTATATTATTTTCCCAGGGTGGGAAACTTACTTCCCAGTCTAGTACTATTGCTTGATTAATTAATTCAGCACCAGACTTTTCTAAATCTGGTGCAAGTATTATTCTTTTGCCTAACTTAGATATCAACAATGCTTGCTCAGGTGTAATTGTATTTCCTAGTACTGCAACACCGTCTATACTCAGAGCATCAAGCACTCCTTCAGTTACAACCACTATGTCTCGTTCTGTTTCTACAAACTTATCCATGTTAAACACAAAGCCGTTTGGTAGATTAACATGAAAATACTTAGGAGTGCTTTTGTCTGGAGGAGCTATATGTCTGCCAGTCCACCCTACTATTACACCGTTTACAATGAATGGTATTATTAATCTGCGCTTATTGAATGTATCCGGAAAATGATAAAACGGATATAGCCCGTATACTCCTCGCTGCTTACAGTACTGCACTAATTCATGATCATCATCTAAGTCAGCTAGTTTAATAGCGTTGTCGGGTAAATCTTGTGGCTCAAACTTAGTATGGGCGTAAGTAAAATCACTAAAATCGTTTTCTTCTTCGAACAGGTCTTGGTATTTTAGTAGATCGAGTTTCACCTTATGTATTTCAGGAAGCTCTGCGCCTAGGGCCAAGGCAAGTTGCGAGTACTTTTTTCCTAAATAAGAAGTAGCATTCCAGCCCGTACGGAAATTACAATTAAAACAATGATAGCTAATTTTAGCACCATTGGTTATTAGTCCACCGCGTTTCCTGTTATCACTACATATAGGACAGTCAAACGTAATCCATCCCTTCGGAGAGCGTGTAGTACGTAAAGGTAGGTGATCTAGTATTAGTTCGTGTACCGAACTTATTATTTTATCCATTGATATATTATAGCACGAGAGGTACTACAAGTCAAGTTAATTGCGAAGTTTTACTGCCGAAATTCCTGGGCCAGATATATCGTCTTGATCAACAATAAACACTACGCGAACCCAATTGCAATTAGCTTGGAAAGTTCTAACTACGTCACCAGTGGTAGCAGTATCAGTTAAGTCGATAGTTGATACCGTATACCAATCTGTACTATTATGATCTTGGTCTGGCACACTTTCTAATCCGCTAGCTTGCACATTAATTATACCGGCATACCCTAGCAGTGATATGTGTATAGTATGCTGCGCATTTATAAAATTCCTACACAAGTTACCTGTCATTGCTGGTGTTACTCCAACAAGTTCAAGTCCTTGTGAGGTAATAACTATATCTGATACTAATACTGTTTGCGTTTCAATTGGTTCTAATCCAACTTGGTCTGTTATCTCAATATCAAAACGAACATTGTTGTCTTGATCTTTGTATAGGGCTAAACTGTTGACGTTGTCATCTTTGCGTGATATATAGATGTGGTAACGTCCGGGTGTAATATTAGCTAAGTCTGCTTCAGTTAAAGTTAACTTTGCTTTACCTAGATCAAGAGTGTGGTCCAACTGCCTTGAAAGAATACGCTTTTTGGTGCTAGGATCTATTAGGTTTGCATACAGCTCATAAGCAAACATGTTTTGCAGCTTGCGGTCTCTGTCCTTAACTGTAAACAGAATTTCGTTAGTTAATCCTCGGTGCGCTTTTAAGTTTCTATTATTCATAGGTCTGTTGTCCACATATATACAATCTCTAGTAATAACTAATTCTCGTTCTTCCTCATACCAGTATAGTCTATTATCGTTATTGCTCATATTAGTATTTATCAAAAGGATAAATATCATTACAAATGAATAATGAATATTTAAATCTAGAGTTCCTAACAGGAATACAGTACGCATCAAAAGAATACGTGGGGATAGTTGTCAACCAGGATAACTATATACTCACATTTTACGATGTAGATGCTATACCTACTGTACAACTAAAACAGGAATTTTTGGAGCTCGGTGAATTGTGGTGGTGGGAAAGTAATAGACAGTTGCCTGTTGATGTATTTCTCCATCATGAGATGCAACTATTTAGACCTTATATCAAAACTTTCTCGATGAAGGATGTTGAAATTTTATTTGGCCCAGTGACAAGTTTACAGAACTTGTTAAAGAAAAGAATAAAAAGAAGAAGTATACAGTTAGTTCGTAGGACTGATTAGTCTTCGCACAACAAATTTAGTTGAACAACGATTGCTGTTGCGAATGCGACAGCGTGAGCTTTCTTAAAATAGTAACTACCGTCTGCGGGTTTTTCCCAAACTGTTTCGGATATTTCTTGCCAGGATTTGCCTTGCAAATGTCTTTTCGCTGGACGTATTATAGCAAGTAAGTATGCTAATTCTAGTATAGACTTAGGCTTGTAGCTAGCAACCAAGTCTGCATAATTAGAAATATGATACAAGTGCTTTACAATGTCTTCGTGCTCTAGTAACTCCCACATAGGTTCAGTGTTAGCTAGCTTTGCTAAGTGTTCCATATCTCGGACTTCACTATATACACTGTTATTAAGAAAGTCCACTTTAAAGTAGCCCAAGTCGGCAGCTTCCTTATGATCAATCGCAGCTATATCCTCAAGGGCAAATTTAGGTAATGCTTGAAAATATACACCAGTGTTGTGTTTGGTGTAGACACCGTCTTTTTTGACTGAGCCGACCACATGCGGGAGTTTTTTTAAAAAAGCATCCCGATCTTTCATGTCTATGTCAACGTCAAAATCAATTTTCATTAAATTATTCCGGTGCTTCGCCAGCATCCAGGATGTCTGTGTCTAGAATTTCTTTGCGAGTATCCACAATTTCTTCGCTAAGATAGTCGCCTGTTTCTATTTTTGCTACTGTGTTTTCTAGTAGACTAATCATACTTTTAGCAGAGTCTGTAGACATATTAAGATGCATGTCGCCTTCACTAGTGAATATCTTGAATGCAACTACGTCTCCGATATTTCCTATATCAACGCTGTCTATTCTAATTTTTTTATTATCAAACATGTTATTAGTCCTTTTGTGTACCGAAGTGTTCTTCTAGTTCCGCAATGGTCCTAGATAAACGGGTTGCTTCAGTTGATGTCATTTCGATTGCACAATCAAGTTTATGCTGCACTAAGTTCTGCACTATACCGCTAACAATAGCTTCGTTATCTTCTAGTTGTTTTATACGAGCATCACGAGTTTCTATCCCCATGTAAAGTGCTTCTCGACTCCATTCGCTGTAATCGTTTGCCATAAGTGTCTCCTTATTTTATTATTTATAGTTCCGATGCAGTTTGATCCCTAGAAGAATGGGCCAGAAGCAACATGCCCCAGCCCACATCAACAAATAATACCACTTGTCATTAAACAGATCTTGCCCGTTATAGAACGTATACGAGGCACATAAGATATAAAAAAACAGCAACACAATCATTATGTTGCTGCCTTATAATCTTTAAAGATTAATGCTTCCAATATCTTGTCTCGCTTGCCTTAGATAAGGTTCCTATATCTTTTTTGTACTCAAGAATCACTTCGTCAAGCCGGAATACTTCTGCTCGTAGTCGGTCCATAGCGCACATTAAACATGATCCCGACGTATACCTAGCATGAGCATTTGGATTTTCACACTGATCTTCCCTATACATTACAAGCTCCTCCGATCAGCATTGCTGCGTATTGCTCGGCGGTACGTTGTAGCATTAGAGCGGACTATTTCTTTGTTCATAAACGCCCGTTCTTCTTGCTTACGCTCGTGTTCTGCAAAGGCGTTCTTCATGTTACGCTCAACTGTAGACATATCCAATTTGGACCAATTAACATCGCTTATTGCTTTGTTGACCTGCTCCCATGACCTCGGGGTAGCCTTAACAGCCTTACGCTCAGCTGCTTCGTTAAGCTGTTTGTGGTATTTGGCGATGCGCATAGTGCCCTTCTTGTTGCGCTTGGTCCAGCGCTCTACTTGCCAATCCAGCAAGGCACCGCGCTTGAGGAATGTTTTGGCTGTGATGCAGCCCGAATGGGCATCAGCGCCTGTGAAACCAATGCCATTATCAACGTTGGTCGTACTAGCAGCCTTCTCGTCTGCTGTTTGATTATTGAAGATAACAACCAAGGCGCGACCAACAAACTGAGCAACTTGCTCTGGAGTCTTGGTTGTACAATAGTTCTCGATATATTCTTTAGTTACGATAGCCATGTTACGCTGCCTCCTGTGCGCGTCGGTATGCTTCTACTGCTTCGCATCCTTCGCTGTAGCTAACCCATACATCGTCGATCATGTACTCGACGCCCTGGGGCTGCAAATTACCATCTTCCATGGCCAGTGTCCTGCGCGAGGCTTGAACAGGCTCATTACAACCGCCAACCTCAGTCTTGCGGAAGATGCCGGTAGCAATGTCATCGCAGACATAAGGCTGGTCCCAGTGCTCGTGGTTGGGCTTGTAGTCGACATCGTCAACTAGTTCTAAACCAACGATGTACTCCTCGAAGTAGTCATCGACTTTATGAATGGTGTTGCGGATGGTATCCCAAAACTGGGTATCCAGGCTTTGAGCAATCGAGACGTTATTGATAACGTAGGTGGAGCCGCCCTTGCACTTCCAGTGCTGTGGGCACTCACCAGTACCGTCCCAATCATGGGCGCCATAGTTCTCGCGGTGTTGCGTCTCAACTACTATCTTCATGTTCTTTACTCCGTTATTTAACCTACATGTATATAATAACACCATAACGGTATGTGTCAACCATGTAAGTTATTGATTTTATTGGAGTTTTAAAATAATTTAGGGTAAAATCGCCAGATTTTGTAAGTCATTGATTTTATTGGATATTTTTTTCCTTATAAATCAATGACTTACGTTATTCCTTGCGATTTTCGCACAATAGGCACCTAATACCAGTCCCGTCCCTATAATCATCGCATATATGTTCATAAGGGCCATAATGTACCAGTAAGTCCTTACAGTTGTTAGGGTCTTTTAGTGCGTTCAAGTTAACTGGGGTATAGCGTACATTTTCGCAAGACACATTGATATAGTTGGTGTCAGGGACAGTTTTGACATGCACGTGGCCATGTACGTTTACCTTGCCATATAACTCGCGCGGGTGCATAGGAGGATGGGTTAACCAAAACCCCGATGCTGTCATCATGCTACCAAACTTGCTAACCATATTGTCCTTGACAATTTTACGCAGTACTTCTTGACGTTCTTTTGTATCAGTGTCGTGGTTGCCTGGAATAAAATGCACTGCTTGGCATCTTTTGTTTATTGCAATTAAATTAACTAGTGCTGCCTCATCAAAGAAACAGTCACCTAATAGCCATAATATGTCGCGCTTGCCCACAGTGCGCAAGATGTTGTCCATGATAAATCCGTCATGCTCTTCGATACTCGTAAATTTAGTACGATAATGACGAATGTTTTGATGCCCCCAATGGGTATCTGAAATGGCGTAAGTATTACTCATTATGATATATTACCCTATACATGTACTGCTATTATATAACAGTACGTGTATTAAGTCAAGTGTTTTACAGGGAAGTTGGTATAACTTTTGTGCTAAAGGTAATATCTGCGCTTTTTGCTGCTTTAAGCATATCAATCAATAGCTTGTGCTTCTCTTGTGGAAGTGCTTTGCAAGAATGCAGTGATTCTTCAATGATCTGACGGTTTGTTTGCCCTTCAACGAACTTGTAGTTAGTAGTCTCAGCAATAAGTGTTGCTAGCTTACGCTGCTTCTTAACCTCTGCTTCAGTAAGCTGGGTCTTTGGTTCTGGACGTGGTGCTGCTTTACTTGCTTTAACAACAACTTGTTCTACTTTAACGCTTTCACGAACTTTAGTTTCCTTTGGCTTAGTAGTAATGTGTACGTTTGGCTCCAGTGTAATAGTGTCTTCGAAAGGAATATATACTTTATCCTCAATTATAACTTCTAGACGTACAGGATATTCACCTGCTTCAAATATGTTATCTAGCTCGCCGACATCAACTTCAATGCCGTCTCCAACTGGGCGGCAAGGGAAAGTAATAGAATACTTTTCACCTTCGATAACAAACCGTGTAATAGGTCTGCTTTCTGCACCTGTGATGGCCACACCAAATTCTAATTTAGTTGACTCGTCTAGTTTCAGCTTAGCAATACTCATTTCTTATAAACCTCAATGTTAGGATCTTCATTTTCCTTTTCTATAACACTATATACTGTTACACTTGGGTCTTCTGGAAGAGGTTTGCCTATTAGTTTGGCTGTTACGCTAGCTGCAATATGGCTAACTACTCTTTCATATTCCCAAACACGAGTCTTATACATAACTCGCATTGTTACTTTATATTTATCTTTTTCAGGTCGACCGCGTGTCCGTACCGCGCCTCCCGCTGTACCAGGGCCTCCGCGTGGTAGTTTCTCTATTATTACTTCAAGTTTGAAGTGGCCTAGGTTAGCCACGCTACGAGTGGTGACTAATCCAGGATAGAGTCCGTGTGTCGCAAAATTTTTGTGATCAAACGCCATGTTAGTTTCTTGTTACTATTGTTCTAGTGTTGTTGGTGTCAATAGTCTGGCTAATGTTGCCTGCGTCTCGTGCAGTCTCAGTTACAACTAGTGGCTTGGTTGGATCTAGACCTAGTAACTCATACATCTCTAACAACATAGTAGCTTGTGTAGGTGTTAAACCTCCTCCACTCGACGAAATAATATTTTCGATGTTAATAATATTTGAATTAATACTATCTATTTCTTGCGATAGTACAGTAATATTCGAATCTATGTTAGTTACATCACCTGCTACTAATGATAATTCTGAACTAATACTATTAACGGTAGTCTCTATATCATTGACATTGGTGTCAATCGTGCTGACTGTATTGTTGATATTATCGACAGTATTATCTACTATAATTAAGTTACTATCTATTCCTTGTACAATAATATTAGTGTCTACGGTTGTTGTGCTAATATTTGCTAACTGAGTACTGTTTTGTTCTATCTCTTGTCTAATTTCTACGGCTGTAGGCGCATTAACTATAATGTTCGCGTTACTCAAGTCAACATTGCTTAGGTCTTGTATAGTAAGGTCTGTGACGGTAGCTGTTGTATCAACTACTGTTCCAGCACTGCTATCAGTAAGTAACACTGTTCCTCGAACACTTGCTGTGCCACCAACATCAGTATTATCTAAAAATATTTTGCCTGCAATAAATTCAAATGTAGCGGACGAATTTCCTGTTAAATTTTGAACTCGTAATCCCCCAGAATATGATCGTATAGAAACATCGTTGTCTCCGTTGAATACAATAAACGGTGTTTCGTTACCACTCTTTAGAGAGTAACTGTTTGTAGATACAAAAGATGCATTTGGAGCTAATAGTATATTGCCAGCATATCCAGTGAATCTAACGTCTCCAGCTATATTACTTACATCAATCAACTTTACTTGATCTGCGTGAATGTTGTAACCGTTTACCTCCCCTTCTAACGACATATTAATAAACGTAGCATCTGTTAGTGTAGAATTTGCCAATAGAGTTACTTTTTGTTCACTGCTGTCTGCGGTAATTTGATAGTAGCTTACGTCAGTGTCAATAGTCAAATCGCCTCTAATTAAGCGTATGTCACTAATGTTGTATTCTTCCGCTAGTATAATTGCATCGTTTATATTGTTAACTGGTTTTGCTCTTGTTCCGAATGGAAAAACAGATCCCGAAAATTCTAGAGTAGTGTCAACTATTATAGTGCCGGAATAGTCAAGTGATTTTTGTAGTTCTGCTGTTACCTCGATTGTTGTTACCAGGTTACTAACTGTTGCAGGGTAAAAAGGTAGTAAGTCGTCCCTTTCTAATATACCGACTGGGTCGAACCAGTACGCAGTATCAAAATCGTCTGACAACAATACTCCGTTGACTCTAGTTTGATTAAAGTCAATTACTAATTTCCAGTCATTAATTAAGAAGTAAATTTCACCAGCTCGTTGTCCAGGGCCTGTGGGGTCACCACCAATTGGTCTAATTGCTGGCGGCGCTTGTCCAGTATAGTCAGATAATTGTATCCATTCTTTCCAGTTAGAATAGATATCTATTTTGATATCTATGTCGGTTACTCCGTCGTTAACAACAATTAGTCGTTGAAGGGGGTCAAAACTTACTTTCTGGTTAAGTTCCCAAAGCTCAAAAAATCCGAAGCCTAATGCAAGCATTCATTATCCTTGCTGGTGTATGGTCGATGTTACACATACCGTAGAATTGCCATTTGTAGTTAACCGTTCTGCTGTTATTGCTAATACGTCAGTCTCAGCTATATTGTAGTGTCTTGTGTAACCTTGTGTGCCTTGGTCAAGTAATAATGATAATTGATGAACTAGAGCATGACCGACGCCAACCACTGTACTAAAAATTACTGAACCACCACTAAGTGTAGTATTACTGTTAGTGTCCCATTCAACACCCAGTGCTGAATTTGGATAAGTAGCATTTACTAAGGTGGGGTTGTGATACACCCTTATTATCATTGCATCTGTTGAGCTTACTATACTTAGGTCTTTGGGTAAGTAGACATCTCTATTTGGTATTCCGTTCCAGGTTTGGCTTGGTCGAGCAGCCCAGATATATGTTTCGTCGCTAGTATTAATTACACGTTGTCCAATAATAGACAACGGCTTAAAAATTTGTTCGGGGTATCCTTCGTTTAATACTGCCGCACAATGTATCCTAAAATCACTGGTGCCTATTGCAGGTCCTACATTTTCGATACGAGCACGGACTGGTAGTTTTGATTTGGCCATGTACGGTGCATTAAGAGTACCGTAGTTAGATATCGTATGTAGCACAATAGCTTTGCCATCAATGTATGTTCCAAATTCTATTGCTCCAGCACTAAGATATTGATACCTAACCCAGAAAATATTTAATTTACTAAAGTCTAAAAGGGCACCACTTCTATTATTGTCGCCTCCTAAACCGTTTAATCTGTCGCCGTTCCAGCTATCTTGTTCTATGCGTGTTTCAGTTGCAGTTGTTGAGTCTCTTACTACCACATTCATCAGTCCGTCAGTAGATTCAAAAAATAATCCGTCGTCGTCGTCGAAAATACCGACTTGTCTGGTTACGTTTATTTTGCCTGGATCATCGGCAGAAACAACAAATAAACTTAGCATACCGCTTCCTGGTTTGTAAGCAAAGTGTTTATGTGACCCTATTTCCGCTGAATGTCCAGTTCCGGCACTAGTACTCATATTGTAACTCAACGAAGATGAGTCAAATGCTACATTTGCTGTGCCAGTTGTATTTGTGTTTACTATCGATGCAATTGAAACTGGTCCATCATAAAATTTGTAAGCACCTAATAATCCTGAATTGGCGGTCATCAATGCACCGAATGCATTGAAATCAGGCATACCAGAAGGAAATTCAACCCAAGCAGCACCATCCGTACTTACTGTTTGAGCAAGATTTGGATCTGTTCGGTCGCCTACATTAATAACCTGGGTATGAAAATCTGTGGCGCCGTCATTATAGACATTAGTGGTAACACGTTTACCTGCGCCGTCCGACGGGATCCTTACATTATCAACCATAAAACCTTTCCTTTATCGTACATACTTATATTATACTATTTATCGATAACGGTAGAATCAATTAAACAGATTGGTTATGGGTTGCTGTAGTTTCGATCAAACTGTTGCGACACAGGGATAGATTGGTTTGTGCTACTCAATGTTAGGTTTTCGATACGCAAATTAACCCAGGTGTTGGCATGTATTTGCGCAAATACAGAAATATCAGCACTATAAACATAAACGTATGAGAACGTATTGTCGTCTGTTGAACCTGAAACAGTCACACCAGTCGTTGTACCAGTCCCTACACCACCCGTCATGGTTTCTAC